GACGCCGACGCACGCGCATCGCTGTGGCCACCAGGACGCCGTCATCGCGATCCTGCACGAGTTCTCGACGCTGAAGAAGTGGTTCCTCGCGCTCGAAGAGCCGCTGCGCACCACGGTCGGCAAGCTGCTCCTCTCGGACGCGGTCTTCCTCATGGTGCGCGAGAACAAGATCGAGCTCAACGTCAACTGCGGGGACACCTTCGCGTTCGCCTGCGCTGACTGCGAGCCGGTCCCTGCCGACCAAGCCGCCACGATCCTCAGCCTGCACGAGCGCTACCAGTACGCGGGCGTCGCGGCCTGGGTGGCCCACCGCCGCATCGCGAAGGGGGAGTTCGAGGCTGCGGCCGAGCCGATCAAGTGCAAGTGCCACGGGTTGAACCCGGACTTCATGACGCGGTATAACGCCGCGATCTCGGAGCTGGCGGGGGCCCGCGTGTGAGCCCCTGGGTGTGGGTCTACTGCCTGCTCTTCGGCTGCGCGGTGCTGTACGTCTGGATCAAGCTCACGGAGCCGGTGCTCAACAGGATCGGCCGCTGGGTACGTTGGCGGATCGCGCTGCGTCTCTCGGGTGGGAATCGCGAGAAGGCCAGGAAGCTGCTGCGTACGGTGTACAAGGAGGAGCCGTGAACAAGGCAAGGATGCAGGAGTGCCTCGACGAGGTCGGAGCGATCCCGCTGGAGCTCGGGAATCTCGCGTCGCCACTAGAGAAAGGCGAGTGGGACCAGATGCGTCAGCGGATCTCCGACCTGGAGCGCTTCTTCGAGATCACCCGGACCAAGGCCGTGATCGAGCGCGTCCTCGACGTCGCTGACGAGTACGATGCCCTCTTGCACAAGCTGGAGGACGAGTCGTGACCCTGAGCCGCGAGACCGTCGTCGCGTCCCTGATCGACCTCATGTCGGAGATCAGCGAGGACCACTACTGCGCCGGCTGGATGAGCGCCCTCGAATACGATCTCTTCGGGATCGTGGTCGGGGACCGGCTCAATCACTACGGTCTCGGCCCGATCGACGTCGAGAAGATCCAGCGACTGCGAGAGCTCGCGGATGAACTCGACGGCTGGGTGCACTGGACCGACGACGGCGAGAAGTTCATCGCGAAGGACGAGTGGCTGAAGCTCTACGCTCCGTACCGCGCCGACCAGCTCAAGATGGGCTGGTGGCCCTGCACGATCGGCTGGTGCGTGAAGCATCACCCCGAGCAGAAGGACAAGCCCTACGTCGTGATGGGCGTCGACATGGGAGTCAACCGGGAGTGCGGGGCGTGAGGGTCTACGTCGTCCTGTTCAACCGTCCCGACGAGAGCGTCGTCCGTGCCGTGTGCACGACGCTGGACCGGGTCACCGAGATGCGCGCCGCGGTCCTGAAGGAGGAGTTCGAGGTCTTCCGGGAAGAGCAGACGCAGCTCGCTGCGGACATCGGCATGGACGTCGACGACTGGGACTGGAGCGAGCGGTTCAACAGCGTGCGCAGCGTGTCGATCGAGGAGTTCGAGACGGACGTGCTGATGGGGGGCGCCGCGTGAACGCCATCGCCTTCTTGGCTCTCGGCGTCGTGCTCCTCGCCGGCTGGATCGCGATCCGGTTCCTGGGCGTGAAGAGGACCGACTACCTTGCGTGCATGGCGGCGCTGCTGGTCGCGGCTCTCGTGGTCGCGATCACCGTCGCAGGCGTCTACCAGCTCGCCTGCCTCGCGACGCAGCGCATCCAGGACGAGCTGAAGGAGAAGCCGCTCAAGGTCGACGCGAAGGTCGAGTTCGGTCCCGACTCCCTGAAGGGCCTGTCGGACTGGGGCAAGAAGTGATCAACCGGCTGCTCATCGCCCGCTTACGAAGCGGACCGCAGGAGTGGGCCTCTCGCTACTTCACTCGCCGTGACGAAGAGCTCCTCGTGCGCGAACTGCTGGACGCGGCGGAGCTTCGTGTCACGTGGCCGCCTCCTTCTACGTGTATGCAGGAAGCGCTCCTTCGACTGCTCCAAGGACGCGTGTGATGATCGAGCGCCTGGACTTCGTACGCCGCCTCGCCTCGTTCCCGAGGGATGACGGCCTGCTGTACCTCCACCGGGGTGAGGACCGCACCTTGATCACCGGCCTGCACCGCGCCGTATCACTCGAAGTCCTGCCCACCTTCCAGAGCTCGATCGTCGACTTGCATGTGCTGCTGACCTTCATCTTGAGGCCCTTACGATGACGCAGCGAGTGCTCTTGGGGCGTCATCTCTCCGCGTTCCCTGCGGATGATGGGCGTCATCTACTCCTCCGCGTCGAGGACCACATCTCGATGCACCTGCTGTGGCGCGCCGTGGAGCTGCTGCAGACCCGGATACCTCTCCGATGACCCGCCCCTGGCGCAGGCGCAATCCGCAACCGCTGTCTCGCATCTCGACTGAGATCCAGTCGAGCTTGGTCGGTGCCTCTTGGCGCACCCTTAGCGCCGTGGACGGCGCTATCTGGAGGATCGCGAGAGTCGTGGACGCTCCGAGGATCGACGGCAATCGCCGTGCGGCCTACTTGGTCCGGCCGACCACGTTCCTCCCGAAGGATGACGGATGACCCGCTGGCCTCCGCTGCCCACCTTCGAGAGCGTGATCCGCGGGGAGATGTCCACCGCGGAGTGGCACCGGTTCACCGACTACGTCAACGTGCTCTACGCCGCAGGGACGGCGCCGCGGTATGACGGCGCGCAGGAGTACCTGCCGCTGGATATCCTTTGGAGCATGTCGCGATACATCGCCGGGCTCTCCGACTTCTGGGGTTCGGTGCGATGATCCGCCCCTGGCATCGTTACTTGCTGGAAGGATCGAGCCGGCGTTTACCGCCGCAGCTTGTGTACTGGGCGGCCGCGGTCCAGGCCGAGGCGTACATGCCGTGCATGCGGTGGATGGCTTTCTTCCCGCTGGCGCTGCTCTCGTGAGGCGCGTCGACGACGTCCCGACCGCGGGCGAGCTGGTCGCCCTCCTGACGAGCACCGTCCGGGCCACGAGCTGGTTCGAGCTCCGTACGCCTGCGTGGATCTTGACCATGGAGGCGATGCACCCGCTGACGCGCTTGAGCGAGACGCCGCTCGCGTATCCTGGTAACGTCCTCGCGGAGCTCCTGGAGGTCGACGGTCGCCAAGGGCAGATGCTGGTATGAAGCCACGTGTGAACGTGCATCCGGTCCTCAACGAGCTGCTGATCGTCCTTTCGCTGGATGACCGGAAAGCGATGCGCCTGCTCCGCTTCGGAAGCGGCGTCCCGATGTGGGGGGACTTCGCCTTCGCGAACTCGCAGGGCCCGCTGTGCGAGCTCGTCAACCACTTCGGGCGACGCTCATGAATCCCTTCCGTGGTGTTTACGGACCGACCTGGATCAACTTCGTGCTCGACGTCTTGAGTCAGGGCGACGCTGTCTCGCCCGCGCTCGTGGACACGGCCGCGGTGCTCATCGCCCTCTGCGCCACGCCGCTGACGAGGCCCGGGGATCTCACGGGCCTGCTGCACTGGCTCCCGTCATGAGGCTCGTACGTGGCGACTACCCGCCGAGCTACAACGGCCTCGTCTACGGGGTCTTGTACCCGACCCAGCTCTACGGCTCCCGTGGCGTCATCGACATCGTCTGGACGATCATGCCCTTCTGCGCCACGCCGCTGCTCCGGCCCAGGCTGACCAGTTGGACGCTGCTGCTGGAGCTCGTGCCGTGACGCTGAACGACTACCGCCACGGGGCGCCCTACATCGGGCTGTTCAGCGCAGTGGGCCCCGCAGCGGAGATCCTGCTCCGTGGCGGTCAGCCGCTCTCCTTCACCTTCCGGATCATCTTCCTGCGGATGATCGACCGATGACGCTGCACGACTACATCAAGGGTCCGCGCTTCGACGATATGCGGGTGAATCCGTGGCTCCCGTGGGACGGGCTGCTGTGGGCGTTCAACGGTCTCGTGCGTCCTCGGCAGGTCCTCTTCCGGCTGCTGCCGCTGTTCAAGGACTGCGATGCGCCTTAACCAGTACATCCAAGGGCCGCACTTCACGGAGCTCGACCCGGTGCCGTACGCCGTTAGCTGGTGGGAGCCGCTGCTGACGTTCTGGACGAACGGGGACGAGTCCGCGTTGGCGCGTGTGATGTGGAGGACGGTGCTCCGCTCGTTCATGGTGGATCCGCCCCGATGACTGCCCACGGGATACTCTTCCTACTCGCGAAGGGCCCCTTCCTCGTAGGGGCGCCGTTCGAGCTCCCGCTTCTGCCGTCCGAGCTCGTGGACCTGTCCGTCTACACGAGCCCGGCGTTCCTTATCGAGCTCGAATGAACATCGACTCGCTGTCCTTCAACCTCGCGAAGGCTCCCTTCCTCTTGAGGGGCAGGTTCGACTTCACCGGCGCGGGCATCTCGACGCCCATGGAGTTCATGCGGCTGTGGGTGCACGTGAGCCCGTCGTTCCTCCTCGACCTGTGGCTCCCGCCGTTCCCGGTGGAACTACGGTGATGGAACTCGCCGCCTTCATCCGCCTCCGACACGGACCGCACTTCGTATGGTCCGCGGTCCTTGCGGACGGCGACGCGTCACTCCTCCACCACGGATTCGGCCCCATGTTCCTCAACATGGGACGGCTCCTGGACCCGCTGCTTCGATGCTGATCTCCGTCAGCTCGTTCTCGTACGCGACCTTCCTGCCGGGCTATGGCACCCCAGTAGCCGCCGTCCCGTTCTTGGACGAACTCTGGTATCTTGAGCTGCTCGAAGAGTTCACCGTGATCCCGCGCTGGCGGCTCCGCCAGTTCGTACCGGTAGAGATCTGACCATGCTCCGGTGGCCGAAGGGACTCGTGCAGGATCCATGGTCGGAGCGACGTCCACACCGGGCGACCATGCTGATCACCCTGATCCCTGACGAGCTCGACCGGATCTTGTCGGACACGTCCTTCGGCGAGCTGGTCGGGTGGGAGGCGCTGGCCAGCGAGGTCGAGGAGCTGCTCGACACGGGACGATCCTGATGCGCATCCTCACGTGGCCAGCCGGCCTGCTTCAAGATCCGTGGGCCTCGGACACGGACAAGAGTCTTGAGCTCCGTCGGTTCGTCGACAGGCTGATCGACGACGACGACTTCGTGGATCTCGAAGGCTCCCTGCCCGAGTTCTTGCTCCAGAGCCTGCTGAACAGTGACAAGGTGCGCTGATGTTCCCGCCCAGCATGTTCGGCAGCGACTCCAACGTGGCAATCGACGAACGCATCCGCGTCGCGTTCGCCCGGATCACCTACGAGCGCCAGCGCCACCCGTTCGAGGTGCTGCACAGCTTCGCCCGCCACCTGACCGGCGTGAGCAGCTTCGGCGGCCGTCCGTGGCGCCCGTCGGCCCACGCTCGGTCGTACCGGTTCCTGTGCGGCCACATGACGTTCCGGGACCTGCGCTGATGTTCCCCGGCGCCCCGTTCACCAAGCTCGCGAACGACGTGGACCGTCGGATCTACGAGGCGCTCACCCTCGTCGGGCCCTGCCCGCTGGATCGGAGTGGTCACGAGGTCCTGGTGCACTTCTGCGAGCTCTTGACCGGCGTGGTAAACACCGGCGGACACCGCTGGCGCATGAACGTGGCGGCGGGGTTCTACGAGTTCGCGTGCGGCAACATGATCGCCAGGATGTTCTACTGATGTTCCACTTCGGGATCGGGACCTACAGTCCGGTAGAAGCGGACCGGCGCATCTACCGCGCGTTCATCCAGGTCGGCGACCTGGGTGGCGACTACGACGGCCACGTGGTCTTGCGCCGCTTCTGGCTGCACTTGACGGGAGCCGCCGGCAGCGGGGCTTACGCGTGGCGAGCGGACGGCGCCTCGCCGCTCTATCCGTTCATGCGCGGGATCACGAGCCGTCGCCCGATCTACGACATCGAGGACGCGCTCGGATGATTCCCCTCCGCAGCCCGTTCGCTCAGCTCCGTGCCCCTCGCGCGACCGAGATCTACGACGAGTTCGGCCGCATCGGGGCCGACATGCCCGAGGGCTACGTGTCCAGCGGCGTCTACTTCCTCTGCGTCTTCTGGATGGAGCTCTACGGCGTCCACGCCTGGGGCTCCTTCCCGTGGCGTCCGGCCGTGATCGCGCCGGTCTACGACTTCTTGATAGGGCCGGTTATGCTCCACGACCTGGGACGCCCATGACGCTGACCTCGCCGTTCAATCCTCACATCCAGCAGGGCCTCTTGAACATCGACCTGCACGATCGGGTTGAAGCCTCGGAGGTCGTGCTGAGCAACTTCTGGTGGCAGATGGCGGGCACGCTGACGGGTGTCTGGGACTGGACCCCGGACGCGCTGGCGGCGCCGTTCCTCACGAGCGACTGGGTCACGGACGTCCTGGAATGAACCGCTTGAAGACGCCGTTCTACTGCAGCGGCGTGTTGCCGCGACTCGCGGACAGCCGGCACCGGGAGCACTACCAGTTCTTCGAGGACATGGTGCTCTACGGCCTCGCCGACGCCGCCGGGAGGGACACCGGGATCGGCATGCTGCTGTGGTTCGAGGAGCAGCTCAGCGGCTTCCTCGGTCCGCGCACGCATGGCTTCCTCACGTACGCGCTGCACATGCCCGAGTCGGATAGCTGGCCACATCTGCAGGACCTGCTGCGATGATCTTCATGCCGACGAGTCCTTTCCCGTTCTTCCGTGCGGTATCCTGGACCCCGAACTTGAACGGTGTGCACCTGCTCATGTGGTTCCAGGGACGCGTCGAAGAAACCCGCTGGCCGAAGTTCAACTGGATCTGGACATGAACATCCCGCGGATGGATCCTCGCCCAGCCTTCCGGGCCGTCCGCTGGAAGAGCTACGCGAGCGGCGTGCACCTGCTCATGTGGTTCGAGCAGTTCCTGGATGGCGACGGTGAGTCGTTGCCGTACGAGGATCGGTTCGTCGCACCGATCATGACGTGCTGGCCGTCCTTGATGGATCTGTTCGAGCCATGAACCGGCTCAGGAGCCCGTTCTTCTACGGCGCGCCGTACAACATGCGGCACGACGGCGACAAGTCCGCTGAGCTGCGGCAGGTCTCCGTCAGTGGGCGGGACTTCGTCTCCTGGGTCGGACAGTTCGAGGACATGTTCGATCACGGCTTCGGCCGCTGGGGTGGGCGGAGCGCGTACGGGATCTACGTGCACGTGCCGACGACCACGGCGTGGCCGGACCTGCTGGGCCTCATCTATGCCTATCCGTGAGTTCGCCTGCGGCTGGTACCACCTGCCGCCGTACCTGTGGCCCATCTCCATGGGCGAGGTGATCGACCTGCTGCTCACCTTCGAGCACATGGTCGACGGAGATCAACACCGGCTCCGCGGCCGCTATGAACTCGTCGCCCCGATCGGCTCGTGCTGGCCGCCGCTGCAGGACTTCCTCTCATGAGCATGCCTTGCCTCTTCGCCCGCGGCTGGTACCAGCATCCGAATTACCCGCAGCCGTTCGAGCATGACGGGTTCTTACGCTTGCTGATCAACTTCGAGCGCGAGTTGAGTGGGGGGTCGCACCGAAACCGCTCGCACGGGCCGATCTTCTGCCCAGCCTTCTCGTGCTGGCCGCCGCTGTGGGACTTCCTCTCATGAAGCGTGCGTGGTCCTACTTCGCGCGACGCATGCAAGGGAGGCTGCTCGCGTCGATCGAGCACACGCTGCTCTACGACATCCGCGTGAACGACGTCGACATCCTCATGCCGGTGCCGCTCCCCTATCTGGCTGACGACGGCGACGACATCCGACGCCTCTTCGACGTCGAGCTCTACGGCTTCAGCGGCGGCTACGCCCCGTTCCTCGGCTCCATGAGTCGCGCGTTCGTGCACGTGCTCTTCGCGGAAAGGTAGCCGTGTCCCTTTACTCCGACATGCAGAACCGGCTGCACCGCCTCAGCCGGCGGCTGGCGAAGATCCGCCTCGGGAAGACCTGCATTCCCGTCAGCACAGAGAACTTCAGTTACGTCGTTGACGACGGTCACGACGTCGCACACTTCTTCGGGACCCTGCTCTACCGTAGCGACCATTGGTACGAGATCGGAAGGGGTCCCGACGATCTTGACATCGCGTCGTACGTCCTGCCTCAATAGCTGACCCGAACCTCGGGTCACTTCGCGTCGAGACGCGGGTCACCCTCCGCCTCCTCTCGGCCCCGATCTACCCTGCTCGGTCGAGGTACCTCAATGAGTGGACCTTCCCAGTTGTCGAAACTTACGGATTCGATGGAGGCGCTGCGTCAGAGCACGGACCAGTCCAAGGACGAACTCCTGCAACTCATCTCGAAGATCCAGGTCACGGTGGCCGAGACGAACGCCAACGTGAACTCGCTCCACGCCCTGATCCACGTCAGCGGCAAGGAGGCCCTTCCGACCCGGGTCTCGCTGCTGGAGTCCGACATGCGCACGATCCAGGTCGACATGGAAAGCACGAAGTCCCGGCGCTGGGCGATCTGGCTCTGCCTCGCCTCTTCCTTCGTGACCCCGTTCGTGCTAAGGAAGATGTTCGGAGCTTGAGCATGTCGCCCTTCCACCGGACGAACTGGACCTTCCAGGTGAACACCCTGCGGTTGTTCCTGCTCGAAAATGCTGACTCCTACCATGATTGGCTGCTCCGGCGCTTCGCCAGCCTCACCCAGCCGAACGACCATGGCTGGATGATGGAACGCTGGCTCCCGGCCGAGCTGCTGGCCGTGTTGAAGGACGTGGGAGCTTGAGCATGAACCGTAAGTACCACGACCTGTGCGACGCCTGCACGACGCAGAGCCTCGGGTTCTTCAGTCTGCGTGACCAGGAGATGACGATCGACGGGTTCTGGAACGGCGAGCCTTGGCAGCTTGTCTACTGGCTCCGCACGTTGCTGGTCATGGCATGAGCAGAGAGCCCGACCGACTCGCGATTCAAGACGCGGATCGCAGGTACCAGTCGCTCAGCTCGGCGATGTACCTGCAGGTCTACCCAAGCCTCGTTCAGGACGAGCCCCTGCTCCTCCCATTCTGGGAGCCGAGCGACGGCGCTTCGACCTTCTTGCTCGATCAAGCCCTGGACATCGTCGCGTGAGGACGAACATGATGACCGCCGCGTGGACGAAGCTGCGCACGGCGATCTACATGCAGACGTTCGCCTACATGCGTCTAGAGGGCCGAGAGAACCTCGACATCTTCTGGGCGTTGGAGCTGCGCGAGTCGCTGCTCGGTGAAGTCCTCGCCGACGACGTGTGGGCACTCTGATGAACCCCTGCAAGCTGCAGCTCCAGATGATGTCGTCGGACGTGGACCTCGTCGTCATGGCGATCGACCTGAAGGGTGACCTCGACATGCGGTACGCCCTCCCCGGCGCCCTGCAGGTAGAGACGACGGTGTTCTTCCTCCTCAACTTGGTCGAGGAGCCGCGATGAACGCGGTCACTCACTACCAGCGCCAGCTCCACGCGCGGACCGACGAGTTCTGCGCGTCGCACGGCCAGCTCGATGGGGCGAGCCGCACAAACCTGCTGGTCACGAGCATGCGCGTCCGTGCCGTCGTGCCAGAGCTGCGGACGATGAGTCTCTTCCACCACGACATCGAGGCGCATCTGCTCTACGTCATGAGCACGGCGGAGACCTTGCGGGACCTGCTGGGCGGCAGCCTCGCTGGAGGCGGCCGATGGTGAAGTGCCAAGTGCTGCTTTACGCCGAGCGCTTGCACCAGCTCCTTCGTAATGGCGTCAGCCACGAGCTCGCCTTCACGCTCGGATTCTTCATCGGGACGCTGAGCGTGCCCAGCCGCACGGTTTACGAGCGCCACGGGCGCGGAGCGAGCGTGTTCGGCTACGACACGAGCACGACGCTCAACGACATCTTCCTGGACGTGCCGCGATGACCTTGCCTCCCTATCGCGAAGCCCGGATCACCGAGGCCACGGTCCACCTGTTCCAGACCGTGCGCGCCGCGGCTCGCGATGCTGGAAGGTCGACCGTTTCGGTCACGCCGTTCCTCCGCTTGCTGGACGGCCCGGGTCGCGCGCAGTCGTACTTCGACGGCTGCCTGCACCGGCGCGTGAGCACGGCTCCGACGCTGCGAGACATCTTCGCGGGACGGCTGCCGTGACGCCCACGACCGAGCAGCAGAAGGACGAGCACCGCTGCCTGTGCGCGCTGCAGACGTTGCTGACGCAGTACCACGCCAACGTCCTCTGGTACGGCCTCTACATCGAGCTGTCGATGCGATCGGACGTGATGTACTTCGACGGGGACTTCCCGCACCGCATGCTCTACGGCGCTCCGACGCTCGGGCACATCTTCGTCGGGGCCATCCCGTGATGACCCGCCAGCACACGCAGCTCCTCCGTGACGCGAACTTCAAGCTGGCCGAGCTCGCGTGCTGCACCGAGATGACGAAGTCTGGACTCTGGCCGGAGAACCTGCTCGCCCTCTTCGTGCAGGACCGCCACGAGATCGACGTCACCGTGTACCGGCTGATCCGTGACACGTGGCTCCGGCTGTGAACACCCACGACCGCAGCTACGCCTCGCTGGTCGAGCGCACCCGGACGGCCGTCATGCGGGAGTTCGAGGTCCCGGGGATCATCGGCGTCTACTGGCTCTTCGGGCACTTCCAGCGTATGGTCGAGCCGCAGCGGCGGCCGTGGCTGCCGCCTGACCTTCAGTGGGAGGGCCCGTGATGCTCGATGATCGACCCGCGTTGCTGCAGATCGAGCCGCAGACCATCCGGTCCTTCGAGCTCGGCGACCTGACGATCTGGCTGCACGGGGATCCCGTGACCAAGATCCAGATCGGCTTCTGCTGCGAGGACCTGGAGGAGGCCCGCGTCGTGAGCCCGGACGAGCTGAAGCGGCTCGCCGAGTTCTTCGACAGGGCCGTGAAGGTCGCCTGCCCGTGAGCGCCTGGACGAAGATGCTGATCCGGCAGGAGGTGCTCATGCGTTGCAACCTCTGGCTCTGGTGGTCGCAACTCATGCCGGCTCCCGAGGGTCTTGGCTTTCGGGAGCTGATGCTCAGCCCGGGCCTGTGGTCCGCCGACTACTTGAAGCAGATCTTCGCATGACCCCGCACGTCACCATGACGTCGCGCATGAACGACGAGCGGCAGATGCGGAACAGCCTCTGGCGCATGTGGTTCAACGTCGTTCCGCTCCCGGTGACTGGCGACGCGATCTTCCAGTTGCTGATGGTGGGCCCGGACGTGTGGCACGGGGCGTACCTCGTCGAGTTCCTCTCGCCGCGGGCTCGCGCATGATCCCGCTCTCTCCGACCGAGAAGACCTACAGACGCATCGCTGGCTACGGCTGGCACATGTGGCGACGCTGCGGCCTCTCGATGTTCGAGAAGGACCTGTTCTGGATGTTTCACAGCACGAACGGCGACGCGCTCGGGTGGGCCTTCCGCCGTCTGTTCGAGGAGCACGCTCATGGTGCGTGAGTTCGAACGGCTGGCCGAGGCGCTCTCAGGAGTCTGGCGGCAGGCGAACGGCCACGTCCTCTTCAGGCCGTTCCCGTGGATCTTTCTGTCGACCCGGTACGCGCACACCTCGCGGGAGCTCTGTGCCCTTCTTGAGATCGTCCATTGACGTTCGACCCGACGAGGCAGACGTTCCAGCGGCTCAGCAGCTCGTTCTGGGTCGACATCTGGCTGCGCATGCCAAGTCCGGTGGTCCACGTCGACCAGCCCTGGAACTTCTGGTACGCGACGAACTACGACGCGTTCGGCATCGCCGTCCGGGACCTGCTAGGACTCTGGACGTGACGAGGCCCCTCATCATGTTTCTGTGGGACATCCGAGAAACGAACCTGTGGCAGCGCTGGGCGTTGCTCGCGACCTGGGCGCGTCTCCCGCTGCAGACATGGTCGTTCTACGTGTTGGCCTCCGACAGCGTGGGCGGCGTCTATCGACAGATCATGCGGCGAGGTTCCGGTGAAGCGACCGCCCACCATCGTCAGCGGTAATCCGATGCGGGTCGTCAACCGAGGCCGCAGCCGCATCGAGGACCGGATGCTCTTCACCTACCAGGAGCTGATGACGCGGATCGCGTCGGCCTACGCCGAGCCGGACGAGAAGCATCGCGACTACCTACACACGGTCTCCGCGCTGCGGACCTTCGGTGACCCGCGCGACTGGATCAGCACGGCGATCGCGGGTACGCTGCTCCAGGTTCGACTGATCGCCCTGGACGAGGCATGAGCACGAACGAAGTCACCATCATGTACCGGGCCTTGAGCATCGTGTACCCGCTCGACGACCCCGGCCGCCGCATCAACGGCACCTACCTCGCGGACCCGAAGGACGCGCACCAGATCGGCGAGATCAGTCCCGCGGCCGCGGACTTCTTGCAGTTCATCGCGCTCGGCACGAACTCCGTGACGCTGTCGCGTGGGGTCTTGAACTCGCTCCGCTCGATGGAGCGGGCGTTCGTCGGGATCGGTGCCTGATGTTGCAGAACCTCGGACATCGGATGCTGGCCGCGGCGCTGGAAGAAGTCTTCGGCCCGCCGCCCCCGCCGACCATCTCCGGCTCCGGCAGCACCCTGCGGGGCGAGCACGGTGAAAACGTGGACGTCACCGCCGCGGCTGCGGACTTCGCCGCGGAGATGTGGCTCGGCACGCGGCAGATCCGCATGGTCCGTGCGAACGAACGGACCTACCTCTACACGGTGATGGCGGATCTCTGGTATGGACTCTGACCCGCTGCTCATGACGCACCGCCACGACCTGCTGCTCAACAAGATGGCGGACGTCTTGCTGCAGGTACCTGAAGCAGACGTTCTCCGTGGACGGATGACGGTGAACCTGCATAACTGGGAGCCGCTCGGCTGGGCGATCCGAGCGCTCGTCCACTCCCTGGATACGGGCCTCGACTACTACCGGTTCGACATGGCCCGATCGAGGTCCGAATGAAACTGCTACGCGGGAAAGAGCTCGGCCTCTTGCTCTGGGCCTTCGACACGATCTGGCCGCCGTTCACGCGCGGCACCTGGAACTACGAGGTGCTCCTGCCCGAGACCGTCTTCCTGTCGGGCACGCCGAGGACCGCGCGTGCCCGCTTCGACGTGCACCGTCAGAGCTACCAGTTGTCGGTGGAAGCGCACTCGTTCGTGTGCGACCTGCTCGGCTCGTACCGATTCGAGGCGCTGGGCCTCGTCCCGCGCGTCCACCTCGACCGGCTGCTGAATCCCTGATGAACATCCACACCAAGCGAGAGCACCTGCAGTACGAGCTCTATCGCCGCGTACGTAATTCGGAGCGCCTGCTGTTCATCTTCGAGAATCCCGGCGCGCCCGACGTCTCGGCGGCGCTGCGCACCGTCGTCGTGGTCGGTGCGCTGCGGTTGCAGTTGAAATCATGGTGGCGGAAGCACTGGAGGAAGTGATGCAGGTCTTCGTGACGCAGACGGCGACGACGCAAGCGCCGGTGATCGCTCAACTGGTCGGCCTGCCGGGCGAGGCGATGCCGGACTACGTGTCCGTCTTCTGGGACGACGTGCAGCTCGTGGACGCGTCCGTCGACACGATCTCGACCTGGGCCGACGGCTCGATCGCGGTCGCACGCGTCTGCGCGAACGTGGCGCACGTGCAGGGCAAGCGCAGCAAGCTCGAAGTCCGTCCCGCGACGATCGCTCAGCCGCCGCACATCTTCATGATCCCGTGGAAGCAGATCTTCCCGCTGCTGCAGTTCGACCTGGAGATCAAGGACCCCACGGGCACGTGGGCCGCGCTGCTCCTGCCGGCGCAGTCGATCCAGATGCTGCAGCTCCTGATGGCCTCGCGCACGGGCATCCGCGTGCACGACGTCACCCTCGTGGGTCCGCCGACGGGCCCGCTCGGCCAGCACCCGCGCCTCCTGATCGAGGTGACGTGGCGGGCCTTCGACGGCTGGCCGGGCGTCCTGGTCGAAGCCGCGGTCGAGAACAGCCGCGTCGATCTGTCGCCCGTCGTCCAGACGATCAACAACGTCCGCTGGCTCACGCGCGCCGCGGACGGCAGGACGATCGAGCTCCCCGTCTGCAAGGGCGGGAAGCTCTACCCGGGCGCCCGCTTCACGACCTGCGTGTGGCTCGGGCAGGCGCTGCCCGAGGTCCAGGTCGACCTCGACCCGACGGTCCTCGCCCACCTCGGGATCATCCCGCCGTGGGACTTCAGCCAGCCGGTCCCCGAGACGGCCTCCCAGACGCTCTGGACGGCCCTCAACCGCGACCCGAAGCGCGGACCGCTCCTGCCTGCCTCCGACCCCAACGGCGCCCCCATGGCCTCTGGGCCGATCTACGAGCAGATGGACGGCACGGCCGACCGCGAGGACATCGGTCACTGGCCCCGCTGGGCGGCCTACGCCTTGAACGGCGGCTCTCCGACCGCCGTCGGCCTCACCCGCCACGCGGACCTGAACGGGTCCGGGAGCTTCTCGACGCACTGGCGAACGCCTTCAAGCACGGTGCTGGGCGTGCATCACGACCACCCGTTCCTGAAGCAGACGGCCACGCCCCAGGACCCGGCGGACAAGAACCCTTCCGTGGTCAACACGGCCCACATGCCTCTGCTCGGACTCTTCACGTGGCTGACGACCGGTAGGAAGTTCGCACTCGACGAGTTCATCTCGTGGTGCCTGCTCGCGATCCGGGACAACTTCCCGAACGACGGCACGCTCCAGAATCTCGGTCAACGCCGAGAGGCGTGGGCGTTCCGGAATCTCTCCCTCGCGTACAGGCTTCTGCCGGACGGCCATCCCCACAAGGACTACCTCCGGACTTGTGTCGACCGGACCCTCACGAAGTGGGAGACGGTCGAGCTACCGCACCCGCTCGGGGCGTACAGCCTCGGCGTCTTCGCGAGCTCGGGCCGGGACACGTCCGTCTTCACCGAGTACGCGAGCCCGTGGATGGAGGCGTGGTTCACGGCGATGCTCATGCAGGGTGAGCAGCTCGTGCAGGCGACCAGCGCGATCGAGCGGCTGATCTACTACAACTGGAACTGGTGGCGCGGCTACGCGAAGTCGACGTCGGACCGCTGGACGGCTCCGGACCTGGAGTCGATCCCGTGGACGCCGGACGTCCTCGTCGCCTACTCCGGCCCGATGAGCACGTACTCGCCGACGATCCTGCTCAATCACTGGACGGAGGTGCCCGGCTCGAAGAAGGCGATCTCGGAGTTCGGGGCGCTGCCGTGGTGGCTGCGCATCCAGACCGACTACTCGGTCACGCAGCAGACGCAGGCGAACCTGCCGGCCGACCCGGACCCGCTGCACGCGAAGCCCAAGTCCGGAACCTGGAGCATGCCGTCGGGCGGGTACTACCACGAGTACGGACCGGGCCGCGTGGCCCTGCACCGACTCGCGCAGTTCCGCGGCCTGCCGGACGCCGAGAAGGTCGCCGCGGTCTTGGAGCCCATCATCGCGGCGGAGTTCAGCAAGCAGGGTTGGCCCGCCGGCATCCGGACGGTTCTCGTCCCGGGCGTGGGAAGGGCCTGGATCGGGAGCTGACATGTCCCTCGTACGCGGCGTCGGCCGCCTGATCGCGGCCGGCTTCTGGAACTTCCTTCACCTCCTCTTCGACGGGTTCGAGAAGCTCCTGAGCCTCCTGCGATGAGGCCGCTTGCAATGATCCTCGTGGTGCTTACCTTGGTAGGGGTGGTACCTGCGTTGTTCCGTGACCTACGCCGCAAGCAGAATCGGAAGAAGCTCCTATGACCGCGCACTTCAGGAGGATGAGCAACGGGTTCTTCTACGAGCGCGTGATCGAGGAGACTCCCATCCTCCGCTGGGTACAAGGCGCGCCCTTCTGGGAACACAGCTTTTACGGCTCGCTGTCGCTGCGCGCCCTGCTGACGGAGTACACCTTGTGAACACGCACTTCATGAAGATGACTCACCAGCTCATCTACACGCACGGGCCGGCGGGCATCATGTTCTCCAAGCAGGACCTGCTCTTCTTTGCCGGCGACCTGTTCTCCGCGCTGTGGCTGCAACCGCTGCTGACGGAGTCGTGCTGATGTATGAGCTTTACGACTACTACTGCATCAACTTCCCGAGCCACCTGCTGTTCTACTTCTGCCAGGGCTTGTCTGGCGCCCCCGTGTTCTGGCGGGACATCGCCGCGGTGCACCCGCTCGCGAGGATCTTCGAGTGAACGTCGGGCGGGTGCTGCGCTCCGAGTATTCTGCGCTCGAAGCCGATGCGCACGACGCGCTGCTTCATGAGGACCTGCGCGTCATCATGCGGGACCTCTTGCCCGCCCTGCGGGCGTTCCTGTGGGGCGACCCGCCCTACGACACGCTCAGGAGCATGTTCGACGAGGAGCCGGCGGAATGACCTCGTGGCTCGACTTGAAGTACCGTAGGCTGGTTCAGCAGCTCTTCGCCGCGGCCGACGCGGATCAGCTCTACTGGTACGGCCAGTCGCGCTTCAACCCGTTCTACTGGCCGAGCACCTTCAACTCGCTGAGCCTCAAGATCTTCCTGTGTCGGATCCCGGATGTCCTGCGATGAATCAAGTCTTCGCCAACCTGTGCGGTGCGCTGAACGAGCATGACGTGACGGGCCGGCTGCTGCCGCGGATGGCGCAGGACGTGTACCTCTTCACGGGGGGCGGGTACTTGCCGGGGATCGTGCTGAACGACATCGCGTGGCCGACCGAGGACCGCATGCAATGAACCGCGTCTACAAGCGCCTGATGCAGGAAGCGGTATCGACCCTCAGATTTTTCGTCTGATGCTTTTCGATACTGGTAGATAGCGGCGTGTGCCGTTGAGCCCTGAGCAAGACCATCGAGGAGAGAATCGTGGCAGGTGAGCTGGCGTTCAAGTCGTGCGACGTGAAGCGGGAGGAGCGCCCGGACATCGTGCTCCCGAAGGGCATGGGCCTTCCGGAGGCGGTGACGTGGCTGCAGCGCAAGCAGCAGGAGGAAGAGCAGGAGACGCAGTTCTCCGAGCTCTTCGACCTCGACCCGTGGGACGGAGCGGTGCTCCTGTTCAACACGCTGCGTGACCGGTTCGGGTTCGTGTCGCAGACGGAGATCCCGCCCCAGGACTTCTTCGACCCCGGCCAGAAGCCGGCGGTGCTGACGGTACGGACGGGTCCGACGACCGAGGTCAAGGTGCCGTGGGGCCGCTTCCTCCTGCCCGGCGTCGAGGGCTTCGTGCAGACCGACGCGACCCGGAAGGTCGAGAACGGTCCGTACTTCTTCCGCTTCGTCGGGATCGTGCGCAAGAAGTCGCTGCCGGCCGTGCAGGAGATCATCGACCAGATGCACGCCCGGATGCGGGCCGGCGAGTCGATCTATCGCGGCAAGGCGATCACGAACGACAAGGAGTTCCTCGACCTGAACAAGGTCACGCCGTCCGACCTGATCCTCCCCAAGGACATCGAGTCGCAGGTCGCGATGAGCCTCTTCGCCCCGATCCTCTACACGGACATCGTCCGGTCGAAGAAGGTTCCGCTGAAGCGCGGCGTGCTGCTGACCGGTCCGTTCGGGGTGGGCAAGAGCCTCACGGCGAACGTGACCGCGAAGCTCTGCGAGGAGAACGGCTGGACGTTCATCCTCGTGAAGAACGTCGGCCAGTTCCTGAACGCGCTCTCGTTCGCGAAGCGCTACCAGCCCGCGGTCGTGTTCACGGAGGACATCGACGAGCTGGTCAAGGGCGAGCGCAGCGCGGGCCTGAACCAGATCCTGGAGCAGATCGACGGCGTCGTCGCGAAGGGCTCCGAGATCATGGTCGTCCTCACGACCAACAGCGTCGAGAAGATCCACCCCGCCATGCTGCGGCCGGGCCGTCTCGACGCGATCGTCGAGTTCACGAAGCCCGACGCGGACGCGGCCATGCGCCTCGTCAAGCGCTACGCGGGTGACCAGCTCGCGGACGACGTCGACCTCGAAGCGGTCGGCCGGGCCTGCGAGGGCATGATCCCGGCGACCATCGCCGAGGTCGGTGCGCGGGCGAAGCTGGCGGCCATCTACCGCCTCGGGCAGGAGGCGGTCGGCAAGCGGCTCAAGCTGACGACGGCGGACCTCGTGACCGCGGCGCGGCAGCTCCAGCACCACCAGAAGATGATCGAGGATCGCAAGGAGGACCCGGTCGGCGAGCTCAAGAACGCAGCCACGAAGCTGCGGCCGATCATGGGCCTGATGCTCGATGCGGAGGAGGCCGAGGTCGTCGAGTCCAACTGACGCAGTAGACGGTTCAGCCGCCTGCTGCTGTCACGGGGCAACATCCTCGCTTCATGATGGCTTGCAGGGCACTCGGTTCTCTCCCTCGGGATGGGGCAGGCGGCTGAACTTTTCGAGGTGGGGCATGGGGCGGAAGATCTTGTCCGGGAACGCGGTGGCCAAGTCCTCCGTGGTCTTCGTGAAGGTGTACTCGCCGCTCCGGCGCTGCTTCACCTGTCGCGAGATGGTCTTCGTTCGAGACGGGACGCCTTACGACCCGGACGAGTCGGGCAAGGGATTCGTCCCGCATCCCTGCGACTGGGGCGAGGGCCCTCGCCTGCAGCTCACGCAGGCGGGGAAGAGCGGCGTCATCTCGGGCCATCGCCGCCGCACCGTTGGCGGCGATGACGACAGCCCGACCCAGACCCTCTCGGTCTGTCGGGTTCCGACGTGCCCCAACAAGCTCTCCACCATGCTCCGAGTCAAGCAGTGGTCCCTGTGTGCGCATCACTTCTGCCAGCTACCCCGGAAGCTGCAGGATGCGGTGACGGGTGCGATCTACAGCCCCCGCCGCGGAATCACGGCGAGGATGATCGACCGCTACCTGCGGAAGCTGAACCCGCGTGAGCAGAAATAGACCCCGGCTGAAAGCGGTCCGCGGCAAGCACAACCGCACGCTGAACGACCGCTTCTTCATCCTCGACCGTCCGACGAACTGGGTGCAAGGTTCCCCGGTCAACGTCCTTGTCGGCATGCTCGGCTTGTTCACCGATCCCTTCTTCAATACGCCTCGGCAGTTTGACGCGAACCCAGGCCCGAGCCCGCTCTCGGAACTCGGCGTCGATCTCTTCGACGCGTAATCGCGCCCGTTCAAGCGCGTTCTTCTTCGTCTTCCAGCATGGAGGTTCCATGCCCACTCCTGCGTTCCCCGGCGCGGAAGGATTCGGTGCGGTCAGCATTGGTGGCCGCGGTGGCGCCGTCCTTCACGTGACGAACTTGAATGACTCGGGTGCGGGCAGCCTGCGTGCCGCCCTATCTACGACTGGGCCGCGCATCATCGTCTTCGACGTGGCCGGCACCATCAACCACACGAGCCCGATCCACCTGACCGAGCCGTACGTGACGATCGCCGGGCAGTCCGCGCCGGGCGAAGGGATCACGCTCAGCGGCGAAGAGGTCCGCATCCAGGCGCACGACGTGATCATGCGCTACCTGCGCATCCGCACGGGTGACGTCGAGAACCCGGACGACGGCTGGGACAATCGCGACGCGCTCAACTTCGGCCAGCCGAGCGACGTCAGCCCGGGTCCGAGTCAGACCTACAACATCATCCTTGATCACCTATCTATGTCGTGGTCGGTCGACGAGTGTTGCACCGTCTGGTACGGCGCGCACGACATCACGATCCAGAACTGTTTGATTTCAGAGCCGCTCGCGTATTCGTTCCATCCGAAGACGCAGCCGCCACCTCCGGAAGGGATTGGCGACGGCTCGTGGCACTCGATGTCGAATCTGTACGGCTCGTCGACGGTCGGTGCGCCCTGCTACAACATCTCGACGCACCACAACGTCATGATCAGTGGCAACCAGCGCAACCCGCAGTTCGCCTACTGCGACATGATCGACTTCCGAAATAACCTCATCTACAACTGGGGCGGCAACACCGGGGACCCGCTGACGCAAGGCGCGGCGATGGAGATCGAGCACCCCGGTCTCAAGCGTCTGAACATCGTGAACAACTACTACCTGCCCGGCCCGAACTCGATCGGCCCCGGCATCACGCCGCTGCACACGTGGATTCGCGTGGCGAACGACGTCGGCACGCTGACCGATCCTGGCGCCCAGATCTACATCGCGGGGAACATCGGCCCGATTGCAGAGACCCTCATCACGGACCCGCTGTTCAACAACTGGCTCTTCCTGCGGTCGGACGGCAACGACCAGATCCCGGAGCTCTACGGCGCTCACCAGTACCGCATGTTCGTGCCGCACACCGTGGCGGCGGTTCGTACGCAGGCGGCGGCGACGTTGCTGACCTGCTTGCCGAAGCGCTGCGGAGCGACGTGGCCGTACCGCGACGAGGTCGACGAGCGCGTCCTCCAGACGCTCTTCTCGAACAACGGTCACATCATCAACTCGCCGTCCGAAGTGGGCGGCTGGGCGACGATGCAGACGGGTACGAACCCGATCGACACGGACAGTGACGGCATGCCGGATGGTTGGGAGCTGAGCCATGGGCTCAATCCGTTGTCGAGCGCGGACGCGGCGACGGACCGAGACGGCGACGGGTACACCAACATCGAGGAGTACCTGAACAGTCTGCCCAAGTAAGGGGCTTTCATGGCTTCACTCACGACGTCTCTCGGCTTGCGCCTGTCGGCCGACGGGACGGCGGCGCAGGTCTACCTCGGCCCGAACGCGGGCCGCTTGAACAACAACATGGCGATCGGCCTCGTCGGGACGCTGATGACGGGGTACTTCCTGCAGCGGACGGATTCCGGGCGCAACGGAACCGTCTGGGACATGAGCTCGCTCGATCTCAAGATCAACTTGGGTGGGGCGCAGGGCGTCGTCACGTGCGCGTACCTCTACTCGGACGAAGAGTTCGACCTGACGGACTCGGCGGACCGGACCGAGCTCGCGAACGTGCTGTCAGCCGACACGACGATCGGCATCCTGCAGACGCTCGCGGCGCAGACCGGACGGTTCCGGTACCTGCGCTTCACCCTCACGAGCACGTCCAGCCTGGACGCGCCGACCGTCACCGAGGTCGGGGAGTCGCAGTCGATCGGGACCTCGGTCGACTGGGCCGAGCTCGTCGTGCTCAGCACCTCGGCGGACGAGGTGAGCCGCAGCATCGTGGTGACGCGCAAGAGCACGCCGACGATGCTCTTCTACTACGCGACCTCGCTGGACGGCCTCCTCCGCTTCGACATCACGGGCGGGGCGGTGACGCTCTCGCTCGCGAAGTCCGTGAACAGCGCGAACCGCCAGGGCTTCCCGATCTGGGGGGACCTTGATGCGACCATCACGGACGGTACTCTTGGCGAGGTCAGCGTTCAGCTCGACACGACCAAGACGAACCTGGAACCGGGCAACTACGTGATGCAGGTCGAGTTCAACCGCGGCTCGACCAGCTTGAGGCACCTGATCGGATGCGAGATCACCGACAGCTTCCTGTAGCCGATAGTCCACGTCTCAGGCCGCCGAGTGCCTCGGAGCTTGCGTTCGTGAGCGGCGTCGAACCGCAGGGGCTCTATGCACTGTGGCATGAGATCGTGGACGCTCGGCCGACCGCCAGCAGCGTGAGCTCGGCGGGGATCGATCGCCTCTTGCGGGAGTTCTTCTTCGATGGATAGCGAGATCCCGAAAGACCCCGAGATCGTGTTCGCTCCGACGGTGAAGCTCGATCAGTTCCCGCTCGATCTGGTCGACGAGTTCGTTGAGCTCGCCATCGGGGTGGATCCCGAAGGGGTCCTGATGACGGACGAGTCCTGCGTCTCGGACTTCGATAGCGACGAGCGCTCGACCGAGGAGATGGTCAAGGCGATCTACGTCGAGTTCGACGTCGACGTCTCGGACATGAAGCCGCTCCGGATCCCGGAGATCCTCTCCCGCATCGAGAAACATCGCGCGAGCCTGGACCGAGGAGACCCCGAGTGCTGAGCAGCCGCGTCGTCGCCCACCGTCTCGGGATGTGCTCGCACTGGCTCCAAGGCCCGTGGCGGAACGCCTTCATGGACCTCCGGCTGCAGCTTCGGCTGTTCCCGCCGCATCGTGCCGACGCGCTCAACCGCGGCGCGCGCCAACTCGAACGCTGTGTGGTCGAGCTCGTCACGCAGCGCGAGCCGACCCCGTGGCGCGACCGGTGGTGGAGGACCGCCCCGTGGCAGTGAGCAAGGTGATCCGCCACCACTGGCGGATCACGCGGCTGTACACGCAGCATCCGCTGTACGGCACGATCCCGGGCGGCATGCTCGGCCGTAGCCCGTACATGCGGAACATGGTCGGAGCGGCTGCCCTCTCGAACTTCATTCGCTTCAGGGTGCTACCGAGCCTTGGACCTCTCCGATGAATTGCCCGCTTCCCTCGCCCGACGGGATGGTGCTGCGCCGTGTCCTGACTTGGATGTGGGATCGTGAGCTCGTCGAGCGCACGTTCCTGCGCCGTGCAAGGCCCCTCGATTTCTGCGATGGACCGTACGCCGTCTTCGTGACGATCGGCAGCGAGATCATCGAGGAAGTCCTGCCGATGGAGTCTTTCAGGAGATCGTTCGGTGCGCGCTGACTTCAGCAAGGTCCTTACAGAGCGTCCGCGTCACCCGGGTTACGGCGGCCTGAAGTACCGGCACGTCCGCTTCAAGCGCAAGCTCGGGGACGACGACGAGGCTGACGAGCGGCACGACCCGCCGACCCGCGAGGGCATGCGCAAGCCGTACAAGGCGGCCGGCGGCGAGAAGGAGCTCTCGGACCACCTGAGTCCGCTGATCCGCTTCCTCCGCACGAACTGCGGCAGGCCGTGGAACAAGGTCCAGGCCGAGATCAGCAAGCACGTGAAGCTCGACAGCACGCAGCAGCGGCACATCCGCGAGCACGTGGACGGCTACGTCGCCGTGAACACGTTCATCGAGAAGCAGACGAAGAAGGTCTGGATCTCGGACAAGCACGCGTTCCGCAGCTTCCGGAGTTCGTCGGGCGCCTCGGGCGCGGAGTATCCGGTCGACGGCAGCCTCTGGCTCTTCTACGTGCACCCCAAGACCGGGGTCCTGACGGAGAACAAGAAGACGGTCTGGGGGAAGACGCTCGGCCGGCCACCACCGGCACGGGTGACCCAGATCGCAGTCGATGCGAAGACGGAGTTCCAGCTCCTGGACGGCATCTGGTACCGCGTCGACTTCCGGCCGTTCCCCAAGCAGCCGAAGCTCGGGCAGCGAAACGTGTACGGCACCCTGCTGGTCGAGATGTGGCTGACGAAGCCGAACCCGTCGAGCGAGTGGGTCTACGACAAGATCGAGCGCCGCTACGTGAACGTCAGCCGGCAGGTCCGGCCGGAGCGCTACGCCGCGAAGAAGACTCAGCTCGGGTGGAAGGACTTGAAGAAGCACGGCCTCCAGAATGGAGCCGTCGCATAAGGAGAAGGCATGCCCAGCAAGCTGCGCGAGAAGTTCCTCGGGATGTCGGGGGAAGTGGAGAGGCGCGACATCGACCTCGCGCGGCTGTTCATCGAGGGCATGAAGCTCGACATCCCCGAGCTGGTGAAAGAACAGGTCGCGCAGGGAGGCAGCCAGGAAGAGATCCTGGCTGCACTCGTTTTGGACGCGATCGTCATCGGCTACGTCGGCGGGCGTCGGGATGAACGGGCGTTCGTGCAGTCGACCATCCTGCACGCGATCCGCAAAGCCAGGGCAGGAGTGACGACATGAGCACCGGCGACCCGGTCTGCAGCATCCACGGCCTGACGCCCTGTCGCTGCGGCGAGTTTCACTTTCGTCGCTACGACGTCGAGCCAACCGGCTGGATCTGCCCCAAGTGCAACGTCATCCACGCGCCGTGGGTCCGTTCGTGTGCGTGTCAAGTCGTCCTCGTCGCGCGGCCCCTCTGGAACTACAACAATGGAACGTCCGTCCCGGACGTTGGCGTTGGTCCTGGGCAGCCCGGACCGTTCGCCGGCCTATCTGGTGCTCCGACAGGTGTGGCCCCTCTTGAGCGTGGCCTACCTGTCGCCGAGTCGTCTGGTCGAGGTGCATGACGAAGGATTCGCCCCGACGCTGCTCACCGCGGCCGTTGAGTGCAACCTCATGTGGCACGTGCCGGGCGCTCGCTCGATCCAGAACTGGCTGCGCATCCGCAACCTTGCTCTCTATGCCGCGGCGGACTGCATCAAACTCGTCACCTGTTACCCGCCGCAATCGATCCTGACGGACGTCTGCAAGGGCCGCTTCCAGCTTGGGACGCCTCCGCAACGTCCGTCCTCGAACTCGCCGTCGACCTAGCGTGCTCGCCGTTTCCCCCGCTGCATCAGCGGGCGCTCGTGTTCACCGGTCACGCTGCGTCGATGTCTTCATCCTCGCGCCTTGGCGCCGTTGGAGCTTGCGTACATGGATAGGGAAGAGATGGAGTTCTTGGAGCTCGATGTCGACTTCGAGACCGACAAGCCGGTCTATCGCATGCCCAAGTCTCCACAGGCCGATTTCAAGTCGGTCAACGGCTTTAAGTTCGGCCAGAAGTGGTCGCAGAACGACGACCTCGTCCACAAGAACCGTCGTCACGTTCTCGATGACTTCCGCAAGTCCCCCGAGTACGAGCGTCTCACCGACAAGCCGAAGGCGGAGTCTTTCACCTCGGTGATGGACTCGGTCGAGGCGATCCGCGTCATGCGGGCGGGGGCTCCACGTCCACTGAGCGAGCGCCTGCAGGCCATCATCAAGCTCTACAGCGAGGACGTCTCGGTCGCGAACATCTCGCGCCTGATGAACGGCGCGCCGGTCCTGAAGGAGGACGTCGACGAGCTCGCGACCTCCGTCATGACGGCGCTGGTCGAGGCGGGCCTCGATGCCAACCTCGTCGACGTCGAGATCGACGACAAGACCGACGACGTCTACGTCTACCTGAACGACCAGATCACCGACGACAAGGTCGAGCAGGCGCTCGCGATGCTCGACCGTCAGGGCGTGGCGGAGCTCTTGAAGCGTCCCAAGGACGACGTCGCGCTCGGCACCTTCCAGATCCGCGTGAAGGAGAAGTCCGAGGACAAGGAGGGCCACGAGCCGGTCCAGGTCCAGGACGTGTCTTGCGACAAGTGCAAGTCCGAAGCGATCATGCTGATGCGCGAGCACCGTGCGCGGCTGGTCTGCAAGGGCTGCCAGAAGATGACGACGCTTTCGCGCGTCGAGGAGCGCCGCGTCTACAGCCGCCTCCTGAACGAGCCCGTGCTGGACGAGGGCGTGCCCGAGAAGCATCAGCTCAAGATCGCGAAGGGCACGCTGCTGATGAACGACGCCGCAGCGAACGTCATGGGCGGCATGAACAAGGAGCAGGCACGGAAGTTCCTGCGCGACCACGGTTGGACCGACCAGCGCATCCAGGAATACGAGCGCTCGGCCGACGCGCCACGGAAGAAGGAAGACCTCACCAACCCCGACGACTTCACGAACGGGGAGATCCTCTCCTACGAGGCGAAGGACGAGAGGAAGTGCGATCAGTGCGGCGGACCGCTGCCTGCGAAGACTGGCTTCTTCATGGGCAAGCGCTACTGCAAGACCTGTCGCGAGAGCCCGAAGCCGTTCGTCAAGTCGGACAAGAAGGAGTCCGACGTCCACGAGGACATCCCGCTCGACCCCAACGCTCCGCCGAAGATCGGCGAGCGGGTCAAGCTGAAGGACGATCCGCAGCAGGACGACTGGATCATCTCGGCGGTGTCGGAGCAGTTGCCGGGCAAGCCGGCCACGATCACCGTCAAGAACGTGAAGACCGGCGCGGTCAAGGCGACGAGCCAGGAGAACTTCGGCCGCTACGAGGCGAAGCCGGGCCTCCTGCAGACGTCGCACACGGACCACCCGCTGAACCCGCTGCACAAGGCGCTGGCGCCGCCGGCTCAGGCCGCGACGAACATCCTGCGTGCGACCGCGGTGAAGCACATCGAGAGCGCGGAGCTCCAGTTCGAGTCACGCTCGAAGGTCTCGCGCGTCGAGGAGTGGTACAAGACCCTGCCGGCGCATCGTCGCCCGAGCGAGAAGCTCGAAGTGCAGCAGGGCGACCCGCGCGTCTACACCGTCAACGTCTCGAAGGGCTACTACGAAACGGCCTGCGAGGTCGTGCGTGGTCGCTTTCAAGGGACGGTCTTGTCCGAGGCTCCCGTCGAAGCGAGCGATGAGCTCACGCGCCTGCCGGACGGCTTCACGTTCCTGATGTTCCCGAACGAGACGGGCGAGCGTGCGGTCGAGATGGCGGAGTCCTTCGGGTACGCGTGGGGCCTCGGCAAGCCCTACTTCGACTCCATGAATCGTCCGGGCTTCGTCCTGCCGGTCGAGAAGGCCGAGCACATGGTCCAGTTCGCCGGCTCCTGGAGCCCGCGGACGGCCGAGGCGCACGGCCCGTTCACGCTGAAGACTGAGTACAAGATCGTCCGGGACTCCGTTCCGACGTCCCGGCCGCGCTGCAAGACCTGCGGCAAACTCAAGCCGGGCGTGAACATCAAGGACCCCTGCAAGTGCTCGGACGAGAGCAGCAAGAAGTGTGAGGCATGCGGCGCTAAGGAACAGAGTGCCGCTGATCTGTGCCAGCGGTGCGACCGCTGTGCGGATGGCTGCTGCAACTGCGACAAGAAGTCCGAGAGTGAAGTTGTCACCGAGGGTTACGGCAAGTGTACGCAGTGCGACTGTGACAAGTTCATGGATGATGACGACGACGGCAGCGGCGATCACACCTGTGACTGCGGACATACGGAATCGCAGCATAAGAAGTCCGAGAGTGAAGTCGTTGAGGAGGCAAAGAAGCGCCGGACTAGGGAGCTCTTCCCGCAGGCGAGGAAGGAAGCAGATGTCGCGGCGCGACAGCGGCGTCGCGCGCTCAACGGATCAACAGACGAGGGGCCGGGTCAGTGTGTTGACGCAGAGTGCCCGGACAGCGGCACGTACCACGACCACCCCGACGATGCTGACGAGAAGGACGAAGCGACGTCCACCGCGTCCGGCGCTTTCGTTGGTCGCGACGAGGCCGACCTGCTGATCAAGATCCACCAGCTCGGGAAGAAGACGGCGAGCGGTGACGCATCGCCGGAAGATCACGAAGAGCTCGCGGACCTTCTTGGCCACGCGAAGAGCAAGGGCCTGGAGAAGGACGCGCAGAACGCGATCGCGAAGTCGCGTGCGAAGCAGACGGCGGGGAAGACCGAGGCGAACGACCTGCTTGGGCAGGAGCCTGCGCAGGACCCCATGGGGGCGATCGACCCGAACGCTCCGCCGGCTCTCGGCGTCGACCACTCCGAGATGCCGCCGGGCGTCTCGCAGGACCTGCGCAACGAGAACACCATCGACGAGATCGTGAGCGAGGTGAAGTCCGGCGTCTACGGTGAGTGGCCGCCGGCTCTTCCGAACGCGGTCGAGGGCCAGGAACCGGACATGTCCCAGGTGCTGCGGCCCTACCTGAGCCGCGCCCTCCTGAAGCACGGGATCAAGCCGGGCGTCCGCGCCACGATCGACATCGAGCACAAGGCGTGGCAGGCGCTGGCGTACTTCGCCAAGGCCGACCAGCCGACCAACGACCCCGCCGTGGCTGAGGGCGCGATCATCACGCCCAAGCAGCGCTTCCAGGCGTTCACGGCCGAGGGCGAGCCGGTCGAGCTCACCGTGCGGCCCTACGTGGTCTTCGGGCTCACGGAAGAGCGAGACGTCATCGCGCTCGCGCACACGAAGCAGGACACCGCTCCGGCCTTCCTGGCGCGTGCCAGGGACCTCGGTCCGGCCCTGATCGACCTCCCGCTCGATCCGCCCGCGGAAGAGCTGGACGAGGCCGGGCAGTACCGGATGCGCGGTAAGGGCTCCTCGGGCGGCTACAAGAGCCCGATGGCGCGGGATCAGAGCGTTCTGAAGGGTGCTGCGGCCATGGCGCAGCAGCGGGCCCGCCAGAAGGGTCAGCCGAGCGGGGATGCCCAGGGCGTCAATTTCTCGTTCGACCCGTCTCAGGGCCAGCCAGCGCCCCAGAAGGGGTCTCCGGAAGAGATGGCGCAGGGGATCGATAAGGCGTTCGGAGGCCCCCCGAAGGGCCCGGTCCCCGTCCGTCCTGGCGGCAACGTCGGCATGGACCCGAACCTTGCGACGGCCAATCAGACAGACCCCGGCATCCCGGCGCCCAAGCCGCCGGGCGCTCACGTCGACGTCGCGCAGGCGGCCAACGCCTTCTCGGCGCCGCCGCGGCCGGGCCTGATCCAGCGCGGCATGGACTGGTTCAAGCAGCGTCGGGCTGCGGCCGCGGATCAGCGCAAGGTGCAGGACCACAACTTCGCGGTCGAGCAGCGCATGAAGCGCGACCAGCGCGTGCTGCAGCTCGCGAAGGACTGGCACCTCGGCAACACCACCGGCCTCGGCATGTACGCGCAGTACGGCCCGAGCAAGATGCAGCCGGACCAGATCCAGCGAATCATGGGTGAGATTCAGGACATGCTCGGCCGCATGAAGCAGGCCGAGCAGAAGCCCGGCGTGAAGATGCGGCCGGAGTTCTACACGTGGAAGCAGGAGCTCGAAGAGCTCTACAGCCACTTCCGTGATCAGGCGGCGCAGGCGGGCCACGGCGGCCCGAAGGCGCTGGCGATGTTCCAGTACCCGCATCCGTCGTACGAGAACAAAGATGCGGCACCGGCCAACGTGGCCGAATCCAACGAAGAGGGGCTCGCAACACGCATGATCAACCGCAAGTTCCGCATGCGCGAAGGGACGCGGCCGAAGAGCATCACCGCGGACCTGTTGCGCGATCCCGACGTGAAGGAAGTGCTGAAGGAGCTGCGCGAGGAAGAGGCGGGCCAGAACCCGAGCCAGGGCGGTGCGCCGCTCGAAGGTCCGGCCGGTTCCGCAGCTCAGGCGACGTCGCGGCTGCGCGCCGCGGGCTACGAGATGGAGTTCTCCGAGCAGGGCTTCGCGGCTCTGCAGGGGATGGGCGAGCAGGGCATCCCTTCGCTCAAGATCGCGCCGTACTTCGGTCTTGACGCGAATGCGATCGACCTCGTGCTCGGTCGCAAGATGTTCGGCACCAAGGACTGATGGTCTCACGGGGCCCCGACCCGTCAAGCTGCTCCTCCGGCTTGGCACCCCGCCGGTCGGGGCCCCGGTCTTTCACAAGGACAACCTCCGCATGTGGAACACGCTCAAGAGTTTCCTCGAAAGCAAGAAGGCGATCGCGGCCATCGTGGGCCTCGTGCTCACCGCCTACGGCCAGAAGCTCGGCATCCCGGCCGAACGTACGGACTCGATCATCAAGCTCGTGCTCGTCTATATGGGCGCACAGGGCATCGCCGACTTCCAGAAGAGCGCGACGCTCGCCAAGATCTCTGCGGACACGGCTGCCGCTCCGAAGAAGCCTTGACGTGCGTGCGCTGAGTCTTATCCCCGTGCTCCTGCTCGGGGGATGTGGCTCGGCTATCCCGGACTCGCTCACGGTCGGCTACGGCCATGACTGGGGCCGGTATGACAGCCCCGCCTGGAAGACCGACGTCAACTCGTCGGGAGAATCGGGCTGGGCTGCGTTGACGTGGAACTTGAGCGCCCCCAAGGCGCAGGCGTACGAGCAGATGTCCCACGTGCACGACGACCTGCAACAGATCAACGCGACGCTCGGGCTCATGCCGAAGACGGAGCCGGCCGCGGAGAGTCCGCCGGTCGAGCCGCCCGAAGGCGACACGCCCGATGACGGGACCGGTGGAATCGCTACGCTGATCATCGTGACCGTCGTGGCGTGGCTGCGCAAGCGCGCGGCCGCCGCGGCTGCTGAGACTGCTGCCGACGCATGAACCCGGAGCCTCGATCCTCCATGCAGACTGCTGCCGCACCGAAACTGAGCCTCGTCCGCCTGCTGGGCATTGGGCTCAAGCTCTCTGGAGCGATCGAGTCGCCCGAGATCTACGAGCTCGCAGGTCGGGTGGCTGTAGAGGGCGTCTTCTACGGCCACCCCGGTCGCAACTCTCGCCAGCTCGCGTACTACTGCGAGCAGTTCTTCGGCAAGGTCGACCGCGCTTGTGCGCAGCGCATCACGGATGCGCTACGTCTGCTGGACGAGCAGAAGTTCCTGCGCTCGGTCGAGGTCGGCTGCACACGGATCTTCGCGAACTTCGCGATGCGCAACGAGAACCGCATTCGGCTGGTCGACGGCATCCGCATGGAAGGCTTGCGGCCGCGGTTTCAACGCGTCGTCTCCTGCAGCGTCGGACGTGTTCTTCATCCCGAGTTCCCGTTCCTCGTGGCGGACGTCCCCAAGGACTACGCCCCAGGTCTCGCTGCCCTGCAAGTCGGGCAGCGCGCCACGCTCCCCCAGATCCCCAAGGGGTTCATCGTGGCCGTCAACAACTTCCCGTGGACGAGCTTCTTGTCCGCGTGGGATGGAGCTCGCAGTGACGCAGAGAACCGCCGATGAGATCCTGAAGCGGGTGAAGGAGATCTTGCTGGAGGGATGGGATCCTGAGTTCGGCTTTCTCGATGATCCAGCCGAGCCCGACGACTTCGCAGCGTACGAGCTGGCTCCGCAAGAGAAAGTCAAGGGCAGAACGGTCGGCGACGACGAGTTCGCAGCATTTGTAGCACGTAAAGGCACTGAGCATGACAGCAACATCCACCGCATCGCGGGATATTGGCACAGCGGCCAGTTCTCCGGCCTCTATGCCGTTGCGAACAACCGGCTAGAAGATCTTGGAGTCGGTGACCTCATTCAGGCGGAGCTAGAAGCCGAGCGACTTCTCAAGGAAGTCTCACAGTGGCCAGACCGCGACGAAGATGTTAAGGAGCTGCAGGCTCTTCTTCACGCGTTACAGGCCGAGCTCGCGACTCGACCTGAAGCGGACTAAGTGGTCAGAATCCGATTCGTCCACATCTCGCAGGATCGAGCCAGTGGCAGTTCCCGCCCGATCTCCATCGCGACCCATCCCTGCATCACGGCGTCGACCCGGGTCGCGAGCTTCTGCCAGATCTGGTTCGGCCGATTCGGCGGGATCGCGGCGAGCTGCTTCGCGAGGCGCTCGCACTGCTTGACCATGTACTCAACCGTGCGGTACTTCGCATCTTCGAACCGCGCCATGTCAGGAAGTCCAGGCACGACGTCACCGGCGTGGCCGGCGTCGAAGCCGAGGGCCCAGCACTTCCTCCGTCCGAATGGGCTCCTCGCGAGGTACTGCGCCCGGCCACGGAACGTGATTCCGCCGTGTGCCTGCAGCTCATCCCCGGTGAGCGTGATGGGCTCAGGGTAGAAAAAGTAGGTCGGATGGACGTAGGCGAGCGGGTGGTCGTCGGGGACGGCAACGTAGCCACAGAGCGAGCGGAGCTCCGCGTTCCGCGTGACGGCGCACGAGAGCCCCGACGACGTGAACGTGACGAGGTCGTCCTCACCCTCCCACGGCTGCTTCGGATTCGCCATGCGCCATCACCCTACAGAACCCGAGCGCCGCTAACAACTCGACGGTCTGCCGGACCATGTCGACCGAGGGCCCGTTGGGGTGAGGCTCCGTCACGTGATGCCCGTCGAGGAACAGCCGCTCCCGGATCTCGTGCAGCGCCCAGCAGATGAACGTCGTCTGGATCGCGCGGAGCACGTGCTGCTCAGACTCCCAGCCGTCGACGGGCGTCGGGACGATCCCCAGCGCGGCTCCCTTGAGCTCCCGTAGTGCGCCGTCGATGAGCTCGATGCTCAGGCTGAAGCGGATCGTCCTGCCGTCCACGTAGAACGCGGCGCCCTTGAACTTGACCCGCTGCACGATCGCCTTGAGCTCGTCGTCGCTGAGGCTCATGACGGGACGTACGGCTTCGTCCTGGCCCGCAGACCTTCGGGCAGGAGCGTCGCATCGTACGGCTGCTCGGGCGGCTTGCCGCAGTGCGCCTGCCAGCACTCGGCGCACATCCGCTTCCCGCGCACCGTCACGATGCTCTCGCGCCGGTCGTGCTTGGGGGTATCGCAGCGGTCTTCAGCGTGAGGCATGGGTCGTCTCCTTCTGGGACGGAAGCTCGTCCCAGTGCTTCCGTACGTGGTCGTTCTGCGCATCCCTGGCCTTACCGTAGCGCAGGCCGAAGTCTACATGAAGGCCGCACTTGCACCGCAGCACGAACGCTCGCTTGAGCTGACGCCCTTGTGTGTCGAGCCCCGGCTCCCGCCGAATCTGCGGGTTGTGCTGGAAGTCGAAACGACGTGGACTTCTTGCGACCTCTGTCGAGAGAAGGGCGCGGAAGGGGACGGCCTGTATCTCCACGGCCACGTCAGCCTGCCTTCCTGACGTAGCGTCGGATGATCGCGAGCATGGAACGCGGCGCGTCCTTCCGACGCCGGTTCACGCGGACGCGGTCCGCACCGATTCCGACCATCACTTCTCCGGTGCCGCGGAGATGCTCGACCGGCACACCGAGGCGCAACGCAGCATCCAGCGCGTCGCGCAGGTTCATGCCGCTGTAGATGTGCGCGTTCACGGCAGGGTCCCCGTGAGGAGCCGGTCGACGAGCTCGGCCAGTTTGGCCTTCACGTCCTCGCGCCCCTTCTGCCGACCGCGGTCCTCCGCGTCGAGCAGCGCCTTCGTGACAGCGCCCATCAGATCGGCCCAAGACGACTTGCTCTTGTCGGTGATGGCCTGCTTGCCATCCATCTGGAGCGACGTTGCAGCGACCACGACCTCGTCTGGGATCTCGGTCGTCCGCGTCGTGCCGTCAGGTTGGGTGATGTAGAACTGCACGGTCAGCTCCAAATCGCCCGGACGATCAGTCCGAGACCGGCCAAGACGCAGAGGTCCGCCGCGGCTGCGAGGACCAGCGTTGCCCGAGGATGTGCCCGATAGAAACGGAAGACGCGATCCATGCTCATCTCCTTCTTCATGCTCCGACGAGCCTCGTCGCGATGCGCTTCAGACGCTTCGTCCGACTGAGCTCGTTGCCCAGGTGGAAGTGTACTCGATCGATCGTCTTGACCCGCCACTCGTAGCGGCTCTTGCGGCGCGTGAACTTCCAAGGGTAGTCCCAGCGCCCGGACGGATCGTACTCCAGGTCCAAGCCGATGCGGTCGGCGTGCTTCCGTAGGACCCGAAGTTCGTTGTTGGAGGGGCTCACGAGAAGCGCCCTGCACGGCGGCCGAAGTGACGACCCAGCAGCGCGCCCGTGAGCGCGAGCCCGGCGTCGGCCCAGGTGAAGTCCCCGAAGATCAGCAGGCTGCACAGCCCGGACAGGATCAGCAGGGCCCCGAAGGTCAGCGCGAATCGGTACATGCTCAGTCTCCTCTTGGGCTCGAAAGGCGGGCCTCAGCATACCTGTAATACAGGTCGTGTCAACGTCCCTCCCGCCCCGGGAGAGGTGTGCGCTACGCGCACGATGGAGGTCTCATGCCCGCTCTCACGCGGAACACGTTCGCGAAGGAGCATAACGCGGTCTCGACCGCGACGACCGGCACGAATACGTACACGCTGTCGGCGGCGGCCCAAGGCGTCGTGATCAAGGTCGAGCTCCAGAACAACGCCGCGACACAGCCGTCCTGCGTGATCCGCGTGCTGTGGATCTCGGGGGACCTGACGACCAAGCAGTTCCAGCAGCAGACCTCGGTCAACCTCGACATCCAGGCCGACACCCAGCAGACCGGTACGCCGCCGCTGTGGCGGCACGGCTCGGAGCTCAACTTCAACTCCTCGGGTGCGCGGGCTCTACGTGTCGACGTCGGCAGCATCGCAGGTTCCGGTGCCGTTTCGGTCTGGGTCGCTGCGCTCTAAGGAGGACACATGGCGCTCGTAGCAATCATCGCCGAGCCCGGCGAGACGATGCACCTCGCGGGCTACACGTGGGAGCGCTTCCACGGACTCAACTCAACCTTCGACACCGGTCGAACGATCGTCGACTACGCTTGGAACTTCGCGGACGGGTCGCCGGTGCTTTACGGCCCGATCGCATCGCACCGCTTCGACACTGCAGGGACCTACAACGTCCAGCTCACGGTGACGGACGATCTCGGTGCGACGAACTCGACGACGTTCCAGGTCGTGGTCAGCAACTGGAACCCGGCCTGGGGCACGATCTACGTCGCGAGCAGCGGCAACGACTCGACCGGCAACGGCTCCCAGAACGCGCCGTACCAGACGCCGCTCAAGGCGTTCCAGGTCGCGTTCAACGGCGTCGGCGGTCTCTACCCGCCGCGAGTTACTGGCCAGCCGAAGAAGATCCTGCTGAACCGGGGCGACACGTTCACCTACTCAAACAACGGCGGGAACGGGGACACCGGCGTCTTCACGCACCCGATGATCGGCGACACCTACGGCTCGGGCGCGAACCCGATCATCTCGATCAGCGAAGGGGTCAGCCTCTACCAGGGGAACAATGGTCACTTCACCGACAACTGGGGCGAGTCGATCCTGATCAAGAACTGGGAATTCCGTTGGCCGACGCCGGGGCAGGGCTGGGTCGGAGCAACGGCCTTCGGCTCGACCTTCGACGGCTGCAAGCAGGTGAACGGGACGTTCGAGGCCACCGACGGCAACGTCGCCTCGAAGAAGGTCACTTGGGCGAACTGCGAAGCCACCGGCCACCTCGGGATCCCGGGCGGTGGCGGCATGGGCTTCAGCAACGGCGGCGGGCGCATCTCGTGGTACGGCGTGATCAACGCCAACTGCTACAACAACTCGCCCGGCCGTGCCACCAACGCCTACTTCCACGGCGACCTCCTCGAAATCCGAGGTGGGACGTACGACGGCTTCAGCAACGGCGTCCAGTCGGCGTTGCTGCTCTCCGGCTGCCAGAAGTACATGCTGTACGGCTGCACGTTCAAGAACGCCAACGAGGGCGCGGGCGTCGGCTCGAACGGAAGCGTCGACGGTAGCTCGGAGGCGCAGGACCTCTGGATGGAGGCGTGCTACTTCCAGAACTGCACCGGTGACGGCATGACGGCCTACTACGTCAACCGGGGCGTGATCAAGAACAACGTCTTCGAGAACTGCCTCTACGGCATTCAGCTTGGCTTCTCGAACCAGAACTTCCCGACCGAGCGCACCCAGAACGTCGGCGTCTACGGCAACACGGTCTATGCCAGCGGCAACGGCGGCATCTACACCAACGGCGTCCGCACGATTCAGATCCGCAACAACATCGTCTTCCGTACGTCGGACGTGGACGTGGCGGACAAGAAGTTCGTGCAGCTCGGCTTCGGGGCGCAGGGCAGCAGCGACGACTACCTGTACGTGAACTGCAACCGGAACTTCTACTACTCGAACTCCGGCGACTCGACGTCCACGAACGGCGCGTTCTCGTTCAACAACGGGAACAAGACCTTCGTGCAGTGGCAGACGGCGGGCTTCGACCCGCTCGGACTCTTCCAGTCGAACAACACCGGCACGGATCCGATCTTCACGAACTCGGCGGGCCACGACTTCAGTCTGGTCTCCGGCAGCGCGGCGAAGAACATCGGCGGCTCGTTGCCGATGCTCTACCGGGACTACCTGGGCTACATTCGCTCGACGGCGGATGCGACGCTGGACGCCGGAGCCTTCGAGCAGGGCGCGACGCCCCCGGCGACGGACTTGACCCCGCCGACGGTCAGCCTGACCAGCCCGGTCGATGAGGCGACGGTCTCAGAGCTGGTCCTGGTGGCTGCGGACGCCGCGGACAACGTGGCGGTGGTCGGCGTGCAGTTCAAGCTCGACGGGAACAACCTCGGCGCCGAGGTCCTGGTGGCGCCGTACACGGTGAGCTGGGACACGACGACGGCCCTGAACGGGGCGCACGCGCTCACGGCGACGGCGCGGGACGCGGCCGGGAATACGACGACGTCCACGACGGTGAACGTCACGGTTGAGAACGACGTCGCGCTGGTGCAGAACTTCTTCCAGAAGGAGTTCGACAAGATCTCCGCGCCGACGGCCGGTACGACGACGTACGTGCTCGGGGCGATGGCGCAAGGGGCTGTGCTGCACGTCGAGTTCGAGAACGACGCCGCGACGCAGCCGTCGTGCACGCTCGACATCGTCTGGTCGGCGCAGGACGGGGACTGCCCGGATCTCACGACGTGGCGAGACACAAAGCTCTGCAAGAACCTGGACATCCGCAGCGACACGTCCGAGACGAACTACCGGCACGGCACCGAGATGATCTTCCCGACGACCGGTGCGCAGAGCCTGCGCGTCGACGTGCGCACGATGAGCGGCACCGGCAAGCTCTCGTTGTGGGTCTCATCGATCTAAGGAGACGGAATGGCCTCTCCCAAGGACTTCTTCCTGCAAGCTCTGCTGGAGGGGCGGAATCCCTTTACCGACATGCGGGAGATCGGCCACGCCGCCATCCGGCGGATCGAGAGGATCTTCACGCCGGAGGTGCTCGCGAAGGCCGATAGCGATCCTAATTATCAACCTCTTACGCAGGCGCTACAAAACGAGCTAGGCGCCTTGCGGCGCTACGTAGACCAGCCGGAGGACGAGGTTGCGTTTCAGCTCTGTAAGCGTCTCGGTTCGTATACGTACGCGATTCAGGCGTGGAGATGGATGCTTGCAATCGTAGTGAATCGTCTTATTCATAACCTATGTGTCCAGCGGGCAGCGAATAGCCATTCTGTGGAATGGGAGGGGTTTTACAATTCCCTGATGGAAGCCGTGGCTGCGATCGTTCGCAGGGTGGATCCGACTCTAGGTAACGGGCCACTGCCTACGGACAGAGTTACTGCAATACTGACGGCGATTCTTGAGATTGCTGAAAAGGTGAACAAGAAGACGACGCAGCCGGTGGACACGATCCTGGCAAAGGGCGGCTTCGTGGTTCCGATGCCAAGTAGTCATCTGCCTTCTGTCTATAAGAAGATCGAAGCGGACTTCCGCGCCGAGCTCATGGGCGACATCACCACCGCGAACAAGCAAGGTGCTGTCGGCGAGGTCGTCGTCAAGTACCCGGACGGAGCAGTCTGGCTGAACTTGAAGTGCACGCAGTCGGATCTCGAAGGCGAGTTGATGCACCACTGCGGCGGCTCGTCGGGCGGGGACCAGCTCTCCTACCGCGAGAAGGCTCCGAGCGGCAAGGGCTGGCAGCCCGTCTACAACGTCGGGCTGACGCACGACCACCGCGTCGCGCAGTTCCGTGGGTCGGCCAACGCCGTGCTCGACGACGACCCGAAAGCCTGGGAGAAGCTCACCGACCTGCTCGCGACCGCCAAGTGGATGCGCGGGACGACGTACGGGGGCGACGTCCAGAAGAGCAACTTCACCCCGGAGCAGGTCGCCAAGATCCAGAGCGAGAACCCCGGCTTTACCTTTACCGACTCTCGCCACGTTTACCCCGGCCACCGCGAGCAAGATGCTGATGACGGCGACAACGAGCCGGAAGAGGACAACCGCGAGAAGTGCGAGGGCTGCGGAGATCGGTTCGACGAGGACGAGCTGAACAAGTGCGAATACTGCGACGAACTCTACTGTAACGATTGTATCGGTGGTCATGAGGAGGACGAGCTCTGGGGCGATACGATCCAAGTCTGGGCCTACGTCGACGGCCAGTTGGTGTGGGACGGACTGCTTCCCACGAAGTGGGGCGACAACGATAATGAGGGCGAGACGCCGGATACCGACGCGTTTCAATACATGGCCGCTAATCCAGACAATAAGTACGACTTTGACTGGAAGGGCGTGGCCCGTAGAGACGTCGAGATGTACTACGGCAAGGACCCGCCGCAGACCATCTTCATCTACTCGAAGCATGATGGACGACTGCTCGGCATCGAGCAGTTCTCTGGTCAAGATGACTGGTATCGGTCGCACGAGCCGGAGGGAGTTCCAGGCCGGCGCTACGTCGCGAACGTCCCGAAGGCAGACATCGACTACTGGGTCTACCAGCAGTACGGCCCGGACGTCGACATCGAGGACGAGTCGCGGCAGGCGAAGCGCGACGCTCCGGTGAAGGCCGGGAAGCAGCCGCTCCTGTACCAGCAAAAGGAGTCCAGTCGAGCGCTCGCGAAGAGGCTCTTCCAGGGAGACCGTTGATGGCTCGGGTCTACGACATCTTCGTGCGCCTGCTGGCCGAGGGTCGTAACCCGCAGGCGGACATGCGCGCCATGTTCGCAACGTACGTGAAGCATGTGCAGAAGATCAAGGCGATGATCGATGCACTGCCGCCTGAGAGTGAGTTCCGTAAGCGACAGGCGAATAACGCGAACATCTTCTCGGATCCTGATCAGCTCTACAAACTCGGCGAAGAGCTGGCCCTGCAATTCAAGCGCTACGACCGCTCGATCTGGGCGTTTCGTTGGATGCTCCTCGGTGCGTGGAACCGGTATCGAGAGATTCTCGGGCACGCGCTGCCTTCCACAAAGGAAAACCGCGAAGATCCCGCAGGGCGGGCGATCGTGAGCGCGACGCAGTATTACTACGCAAAGCTCTGTGTGGCCCTTGGGTGGAACGCGGACTGGATGCCACTTGATTTCTATCAGGTGAAGGACAACCTGCAGGACGGGCTCCGCGGACTGGGCGAGATCGCGGAAAAGACGAAGATCGACATCGACACGCTCCTCGACAACATCAACTTCGACGTAAAGGCGGCCAACCCCGCAAGCCTCATACATCGGGTCGCCGAGCTCCGTGAGAAGTACGCTGCTCAGCTACGCGGCGACATCCGGTCCGCGAACAAGGCGGGTGATCTCGGCGAGATCGTGCTTGAGTACGACGACGGCTCGGCTTGGGTGCACCTAGACTGTCGCGAGTCGGATCTCGAAGGTGAGCTGATGCACCACTGTGGAGCAGGGGAGGGCACGCTCTACTCGTACCGGGCCTTGGACCCGAAGACGAAGATCTGGAGGCCGCTGATCACGGTCGACGTCGACGACAAGAGCGCGGTGCAGATCCGTGGCCCGTCGAACAAGGAACCCAACGACGAAGACTCGTTGGCGAAGTTGGCGGACCTCTTCTGCACCAACCGCGTCAACGGCTTGTCGGACGACAGCGGGCTGGAGTGGGACGACTTCACGTCGGAGCAGCAGCGGCGGATTCAGGATGCGCACGGCGGGAGATTCTGGGTGGATCATGAGACGGAGGAGTGCTCTGGCTGCGGGGACAGCTTTGATCCCGAGGACATCTATAACTGCGAATACTGCGGGCAGAACTATTGTCAAGATTGTGAGCATGAACATCTTTGGGGCGCGGACAACACCTCGACGTACTGGTTCTTCTTGGACGGTCAGCACCCGACGATGGAGAGTATTCCTAACGAGTGGGAAGACAACGATAAGGTGATCAAGGACTTCGCTGCCGAGAACATCTACTGGCACCTGCTGAAGGACCGCGGATCCTATAAAGATAGACGAGGCCACATCGAGTTCTTTAAGCAGGACTCGCAGCCCGAGATCCGCTTCATCTACACCAAGGATGGTCGCTTCCTGGGCCGCGAGGTCTTCGGGGAAGACTTCGAGACGGTCAAGACGCCCGATGGCTACGACTACAACGATCGAGAGATCGAGGACTGGATCCACCAGGAGTACGGGCCGGACGTCGAGATCGATACCGTGGATCGGCAAGCGGCCAAGGACGCGCCCGTGAAGTCCGGCAAGCAGCCGCTGCTGTACAAGGACAAGGAACCGGTCAAGGAGTCCGTCCGCAACATCGCAGCCCGACTCTTCCGGGGTCTGCAGGGAGGTCGACATGAGTGAGATCGGGCCCAAGGCGAACATCGTCCTGAACTTCGTCGAACGTCTCGTCCTGACGGACGCCGTGTCCAACGACGCCAAGAAGGCGAAGGACAAGCCGAACCTGAGCCAGAAGATCGACCAGAACTACTACGGCAAGGGCGACAAGCTCTCGACGCCGGAGAAGGACAAGCGTGCCAACGAGCCGACGCCTCCGCAGGAGTCGCTCCCCGACGCGATCAAGCAGGGCCTGCAGCTCGCCTTCCTGAACGCGGGGCTCGACGGCCAAGCCTTCGTCCAGAACCCGCGCTACGCGTACGGCAAGGCCGTGGCGATCCTGGCGGCGCGTGGCCTCTGCCCGATGGAGGCGCTGCAGGCTGACGCCTTCGAAGCGGACGCCAAGTCCGCGACCTTCGCGGTCGGCAAGAACAACCCCGACTGCACAGGCAACCCCATCCCGACCAACCTTTCGGTTACGATGAGCTGGGAATCCCCGGCCTTCAACCGCTACTCGGTGCACGCCGAGATCAAGTGAGGTCTCATGCCCTCTTCTCGAAAGATTGCGGCTGCGCTCGTCAAGCAGTTCTTCGAGGAGAGCGAGAAGCCTGCGGAGCTCGCGACCTATCACTTGGACCTCGTCATGACCAATGACGTGGACTGGGGCGCGTTGACGCGCGCCTTGCTGCAGGTCTACCCGCAGCTCGGAGGCGGCCGTGGCGCTTCCTGACGATCGTCCCGAACGGGACGTCCTGCCGCCCACCCGTGGTGGCAAGTGGCGCGGGCTGGATCAGCCGGGCAGCGTCTCGCTGCGAGACCTGAAGATCGGCGAGGACCTGATTCACTTCCTCGATTGGCACAAGCAGGTCGGCGGGCACATCTTCACGAATGCGCGGAGCTTCGCATTGACGAAGCGTTACACCGCGGAGCAGAACGACCTCTTTCGTCGACTGCTGGATATGTACCTGCAGAAGTACCCCGAGAAGACACGGGGGCACGAGGAGAGCGCCTAAATGCCCACGCTAAACCTGGGCGCAGACGTATTCATCACTGCATCTCCGCCACTTCTGCGTGGCACATTCCAGAAAGAATTCACAACGTCGGGCGCGGCCCCGGGGATGAACACGTATGTCCTCGACGCGCTCAGCACGGGCATCCTGCTCAAGGTGGAATGTAACAACGCGTCAGGGACGGTCATCCTGCGCTTGCGGTGGTACAGCAGCGATGGCGGCAACTATCAGGTCCAGCAGGGCCTGACCTTCACCTCGACCACCGACACGACCGGGGCCTCGCAGGCGGGTGGAGACCACGACACCTTCCCCGCACTGTTGGCGGGCGCGACCGGGCTGGCGGCCATTCCTTCTTACGGAATGCACCGAGTCCGGATTGACGTGGTCTCATTCACGGGCAGCGTCACCGCCTGTTCAGTCTGGGTCGCGGGGAACTAGTCGTGGACGTCTATCTCAGGAGCTGTAAATGGCCGCACTGAACTTGGCGCGGAACGTCTTCCAGAAAGAGTTCAACGACGCCACCGCCGGCTCGGGCGCGAACACCTACACGCTGGATGCGATCAGCAACGGAATCCTGGTCAAGGTCGAGACCAACGGCGCGTCGGGCACGGTGGTCCTGCGCGTCCGCTGGCTTAGCTCGGACGGCAACAACCATCAGCTCATCCAGGGCCTGACGTTCACCGCCGTGTCTGACACGACTGGCACGTCGCAGGTGGGCACATTTACTGGTGGTGGCGCGGCGAACCACACGTCCTTTCCGTCCGTGCTCTCGGGATGTACCGGGCTTGCGGCGATCGACGGCCAAGGGCTGAAGCAGGTCAAGCTCGACATCGTGTCATTCGGCACGGTGACCCGTGCATCCGTTTGGCTTGCGGGGAAGTAACCATGGACCCACTCGACAAAGCCATCGAGGCCGTGGCGAATGGCGCTGCGCCCGCCAAGGTCCTGCAAGAGAGCGCGGTCTACACGTACTACTACGTGGACTACGACGACCCGCCTCCGAAGCCGCGGCAGCCCTATTCGCTGCGCAGCACGACGGAAGCGAAGTGGATGCAGAAGCTCAAGCTGAAGAAGGGCGCGCTCACGAAGCAGGCCCAGAGCGCAGGCGAGACCGTTTCGCAGTTCTGCGCCGGCAAACATACCGGCACGACTGCTAAGCGCTGCAGTCTCGCGAAGACCTTCAAGAAGGCGAAGCACGAGTCGTACGACGAGTACCTCTCGCGCTACGAAGCGAAAACAAAGTCTGGGGCAGCGGTGGGTCCGCTTCTGAGTTCCCAGGATCACGCGCTCGCGGTGCGTGTCCTCACGCGACTCTCGGAGGCCCATCGTGATCCAGTGCGTGTTCGAGAGTTGCGTGAACGGCTGCTGCTCTCTGAGCGGCAAATGACAGGAGCTTGAGTCACATGGCGGACGTTCTTTCGACGACGACGAACATCCTTGGCCAGCAGTTGGTGCGGATCGTGACGGAAGCGATCGCGAACCGCGGCGGTGCCCAGAAGGCGTCCGCGCTGTACGCGCTGGACCCGAACCGCAAGGTGTTCTTCCAGATCGCGGGCTCGGCGGCGGGTACGGTCCCGACGGGCAAGACGTGGGTGATGATCGAGTTCGACAACGTCACCGCGGCGGCCCTCGCGGACAAGCTCGCGACGTGGCAGCCCCCGACGGGCACGCTGCCGAGCTGAGTTGTTTTCCGGTGTCCCTCCTCCACCTCAGACGTGGGGGAGGGACGTTGAGGAGCCCCAGACATGGCTGCCCCCCAGATCGGTATCGGTACCAGCCACATCGCTGGGACCATCGGTACGAAGTACATCACGGTCGACGCGACCGGGGTCACCGGGTTTAGCACCGCTGCGACGTTCATCGTCGGCATCTCCCCGAATCGCCCAATCATCCTGGAGATGCAGAACATCCTCTCGCGCCTCGGCATCCTCCCCGGCTCAACCGCGTGGGCTGCTGCGACCAACAACAAGGCGAAGATCAAGGTCCGCTTCGACGGCGGCACGGGCACGTACTACGACCTGCCTGACCTCGGCAAGTGCTGGGCGGATTGCGGCGTCACCGAGGGCCAGACGATCAAGCTCGCGGACGCCCCCTGATGCAGTACGAGCCAACCACGGGGCGCTACGGCGACAACGTGGAGAAGATGCTCCACGCGATCGCGATGAAAACCGACGACGCTGCCAAGGTTGGCGACACGAAGACCAACGGCTGGCAGGCGACGTTGCTGGCCTTGGACGACGAGACTCGGAAAGAGCTCGATCAGGCGGGCCACGGCTACGACAACACCGTGGCCGCGATCGTGATCGAGGACAAGGAAGGCTTCGTCACCGTCGAACCGTTCAAGACGGACCAGGAAGCGGGCGACGCATGGGACGAGTACGTCTCCGACGCCGAGAACGGGGACGACGAAGCCAACATGGGCAAGGCGCTCGGCGCTGCCAACAAGAAGAAGTCGGACGACTCCAAGGAGACGGACGTGAAAGAGGCCAGCAAGCTCGACATGGGCCCGAAGTCCGCATCACTGCTCGGCGGCGGGCCTTCGAGCGCGACGACCTCTGTTCCGGCTGTCTCGGGTCGGCTCGTGCGCAAGCCGATGCGTCACCAGGGCCAGTGCTCTGGCTGCTCGCGCGAGGGCAAGGTCTACACCTACGGTCACGAGAATCCGCTCACGCGCAACGTGAGCTGGAAGGACCACAAGGCGTTTTGCAACGCCGACTGTTACAGGAGCCATTACGGCATGACTGAAAGCAAGCACGATCCGACGCTGGCGGGCCGGCGTGTGGGGCTTGGCCTGCGGCTGGTCGAGGCCGGCATGGCTCCCCAGACGGCGCTCGACAAGGTCCTCTCGGGGGACATCCTCACCGAGACGGACGCACTGCTGATGTCGATCCAGTCCGGCGACAACGTCACGGTGAAGGACGCCGCCGGCAACCATAAGACGGGCCTCGCAGTCAAGCGGGGTGCCGACGGCTGGATCCTCGACGTCAACGGCGCATCGATCCCGGCGACCGCGAGCAGCATCGTCTCGGTCGACCCGGTGATGCCGGAGCCTCCGATGGGCATGGAGCCCATGGAGATCGACGGAGACATGGAAACGGCGTCCGAGCTTCCGGACCTGGAGGGGTCCTCCGACGAGGAGGACGAGGAGCCGGAGGAGCTCAAGTCGGACACCGACGAGGAGAAGGACTGATGTTCTATCGGCTCAAGCCGCCGACCAAGGGCTTCGCGACGTTCGAGTTGGACCACCTGCCGGACTCCGACGAGATCGAAGTCAGATTGCTGAACGACAGCTACGTGCTGTCGCACAGCGAGCTCAGCGAGTGGCTCGCGGCGCTCGGGTGCCCGAACGCGTCACGTGTCGTCGACTTCGTCTGGAACCGACGGCGCGTGTCCTACGACTTGCTGCACCACAACATCGTCGTTCCCGACGACCAGCCTGAAGATGTCCGCGCGATGGAGATCGAGGGACTGGCGTCCGCGACCTTCGGGTCGCGTGTCCCGTTCGAGGAACTGCAGTGGCAGAGTCCATTCGACGACCAGCCGCCGCTCCATCGCATCAATCATAGGAGATAAGCAATGGCCAATGAGGCATTCGGCTCTCTGACGACGGTCATGAGCGGCGCGACGTCCGCGTCCCAGAAGTTCTCGACGACCCTGCTCAGCAAGGGCGCGCACTATCTGTACGTCTACAACACGTTCACGTTCTCGACGGATGCGCTGAACGAGTACCACGTCGACGTGAGCGATGACGGCGGGGCCACGTGGTTCATCTGCCCGGACACGATTCGTGGCACGACGAACACCACCGTGGGCGCGGACATCGGCGCCAACGAGAAGTGGCGTGTCGTGGTCAACCTCGGCGCGATTGCTGGCTCGGCGGCCCGTCGGGTTCGCATCACGGCCAAGGCCGCGGGTACGGGTTCAACTCTTGTGGTCCAGGCCCGCTTCGATCGCGCGCCGGTCCCGGTCCTCGTGAGCTAAGGAGCTTTCTACATGGCAACGACCAATGCGGCGATCGGTGCGTATCAGACGCTGCGGGCGGCGGCGATCCTGACGACCGGTGCGGTCCTCAGCTCGGCGCTCGACCTGGAGCACGCGGGCGCGGCGACGTGGGGGGTCAACCCCGGCACGCTGCGCACGACCGGTGCGACGATCCAGATCACGTTCACGCTCGGCTCGCTCACCAACATGATCATTCAGGTGCAGATCAGCAACGACGGTGGCACCACGTACTTCATCGCGCATGAGTACGACCGGACGTGCGATACCTCGGCGGACGACCTGCAGATCCAGGTGGCGCCGCTGTCGGTGCAGGACACGCACATCCAGGTCTCGGTGCAGGGCACCGGCACCGTGACGAGCTCGTCTTGCACGATCAAGGCGCGTCTTACGGGAATCAGCAACATCGTCACCACGTCCTGATGACGTAGGAGATCCAGGATGCTCACAGTCAACCCCGAGAAGGGGCTGCTTGAAATCCTGGGAGATCAACCTGAGTGGATGGGGATCAAGAGCCTCACCTACTCGAAGTCTGATCCGCTCGACGTCGGTGAGTTGATCCTCACCCTCGGCAGCAAGCGTCGCAAGGATTACTGGTTCCCCGTCCACTGGTGGGTCTACGAGAAGTTTGTCCGGTTGGCGCGCCACGTGTCTCGACTCGCTGGTCTGCGCTACCTGCAACGCTACATCCGCGCGAACTTCGGTTACCGCGGACAGTGGCCTGACAACTTCTACTACAAAGCGTTCCACATTGTGCGGGATCCCGTGACCCTTCGGGGCTCTAGGGCGGCAAGTGGGACGTGGCCCGTGCGTCCCAGTCAGGCGTTCCAGAAGTCGATGCAAACGCTGAAGCAGCAGAAGCCCCCGACGCCTGCTCAGAAGAAAAAGCAGGCGGCTGTTGGGAAGGAGCTGATGCGGCGCGATGCCGAATACGCGAAGAGCCGTGGTCGGACACCTCCCAAGGACAGAAAGGAGGCATTCGTGCCTAAGTCTGGGAACGCGCTGCGAGAGGCGTCCCTCGAATACGACCCGCCGATCATGGCCGCTCAGATTGCGGCACGCGTCGGGCTCTCGATCGCCCAGGTCGGACAGGCTTTGGCTTTGTTCCGTTCTGGTCAGACGATCGAGTCGGTGGCGAACACGCTGCAGATCCCGTCCACTCAGGCTGAGTGGACCAAGGACCTGCTCAACGCCTACGGCGGAGAGGTCAAGTTGAACGAGAAGATCGACCGCGCGATCGCGGCGCTGGAGAGCAACGCCTCGCTGGAGCGAGTGCTCGCCGCGCTGGGTGAAGATGCGGACGCTCCGCCGCTGCCGACCGAAGAGCCGGAAGTTGATCCGCCTTCCGACGGACCTCCGGACGTCGAGGAAACGATCACGGCGGCTGCGATCGTCGACGACTACAAGTCGCAGACGGGCGCAGACGACGACTATGCGATGGAGCTGATCACCAAGTTCCTGGACGACCAGGGACTTGCTGAGGACTTCGGGCACTTCCTGGAGGAGCAGCCTCCGCCGCCCGAAGAGGAGCCGGACGGGGACGAGATGGGTGACGAGCCGCCGGAGCCCCAGGCGGAACCGGATGGCGACGAGCCTGAAGAGAAGAAGCCCCCGGCCTTCGAGTCCTACCAGCCGAAGACGGGCAAGCCATGTCACTGCAAGCCGGGCGTGCACCGCGACAACTGCCCTGACTGCGAGGGGACCGGCAAGCAAATCGACTTCAAGGCGATCCGCGATAAGAACAAGCCGAAGAAGGAAGCCCTCTCGAAAAAGGACTTCGAGGAAATCGCGGTTGCTTTGCACACGAGCAAGGCGACGTCGGAAACAATCAACGCGATTTGCGAAGTCATGCGGCGGCAGAACCCGCGCTTCAACGCTGACGTATTCAAGCACTGGGCGGCGAACGGTCCCCCGCGCCGGAAGGCGAACTTCGGCAAGTGGGGAGAATGGGCCGCCCGCATGAACGATCCCCCGGCTACGGGGGTCGAGTCACTGAGGCGCCGCTAATGAGCGGCGACCTCAAGCCTCTCATTGAACATCTTGCTCCCGCCAAGTTCACAGTCCTTCAAGAGAAGGTCGATAACAACAACTGGATGACGGTGCGTGGCCGCTTCCAGATGGGCGGGGTGAAGAACGGCAACGGCCGGGTCTACACCCGGGGTTTGTGGGAGAACCAGCTCAACAACCCCGAGCAGCAGAAGCGGATGGGTAACAACGGCATGACCGGCGTCGTGGAGCATCCCGACAGCGGTCAGACCCACCTGCTCGAAGTTTCACACATTGTCAAGAAGCTGTGGCTGGAGGGAGACGAAGTCCAGGGCGAAGCACTCGTCCTCGACACGGTCCCTGGCATCCACCTTCAGAAGTTGTTCCGCGCCGGAGTTCCCGTGGGGATCTCTTCGCGAGGGCGCGGCACGTCGGTCATGCGCGACGGAGTCGAGTACGTCGAGGAAGCGAGCTTCAAGCTCGACACCTTTGACTTCGTCTCCACCCCGAGCGTGGAAGGCGCGTACCCGCGGCTCGCGGAGAGTCTGAGCGGTCCTTACAAGATGGAGTCCAGCATGGACGCAAAGCAGGCGGAGATCCGGCGCCTTCAGGTCCGGGCCTACGAGATCAAGGAAGCCCTGGCCACCACGGACACGAAGCAGCTCGACAAGTTCGTTCTCGAACTCATTGAGTCTGAGTCGAAGATCCAGACCCTGCTCGGGCAGCAGCCGTCCCTGAAGAAGGACGGTGACGAAGCCCTGGCCGTCATCCAGGCGTCCCGTACGGCCGCGTCTGCGGCACGGGATCGCTCGTACAACGAGACGGCGGCGCCGTTCGCGGCGCGCGTTCAGGCGGCCATTGCTCCGCCGGTCACGACCAGTTCTGCCAACACTGTCACCGTCAACGGCTCGTTCTCGGGCGCGACTACGGCTTCGGCCGGTTCGGAGCTCCTGGCCGAGACGTTTGCACGGCTGTCTATTGCCGACCGCCGGATCGCCGAGCTTGAGCGGCGACTGGTGGAGTCGACCGATTCGGTCCCGAAGGGCAAGTTCGAGGCGGCCAAGAAGCTCGCGGCTGCGCTCATCGACGGGACGCGGAAGGTCGAGCAGAAGCTCGCGGAGAAGTTGAAGGAGCTGCACAAGGTCGGGACGGAGCGCGCTTCGGCGCTGTCTCTGCTCGAAGCCTTCGTGAAGCGCAACGACGAAGCGAAGCTGCTGCGCCGCATTCGTGAAGCTCTTGCGGACAACCCCTCCCTGCGACGGGTGGAGCCACTGCTCCGTAAGCAGAAGACGATCGCTGAACTCGATGAAATGATCGAGATCCAGGTCAAGGCGTTCAACCCTGCCCGATCCAAGCGGGAGAGCGCTGCCACCGACGCCAAGCCGAAGGTTTCGACTCACAAGGTCGCCTGTGCAGGCTGCCACTATGTGACCGAGGCCGAAACCACGGCGCAGGAAATCTCCTGCCCACAGTGTGGTCAGCACAAGCTGGCCCCGCAGCCGCGTGACAACAATGACCCGAGCATTCCGCATCAGCCCGCATTCGAGTCGGCGCTGCCCAATGGTCCCCAGGACCGGAAGCCGCTGACCGAAGACGCGTCTCCGAAGCCGGAGACGAAGCGCGACATGATCAAGGGCCTTTTGCGGCGTGCATGATTGGAGCTTCGGAAACCAATGCTTACTCCCGATCTGAAGGAGTTCAATGAAGAGCAGCACGGCGAGATGATCACCACGGGTGAGCGTCTGGCCGAGTCTGCTCAGTGGTCGCGCTACATGAAGGGCCTCGACGGGCTTTCCCGCCCGTGGACGGCGCTCCTTCTGGAGAACCAGCGACAGCACATGCTCAAGACGCGGCCGAACGTCACGCTGACGGGCGAGCGACCGCTGACTGAGACGACCAAGCTGCTCAACATTGGTTCGTTCGACAAGTTCGCGTTCCCGCTGGTTCGGGCGATCTATCCCGAGCTCATCGCGAACAAGATCGTGTCGATCCAGCCGATGTCCGGGCCGATCTCGCTGGTCTTCTATCTCGACTTCATCCTGAGCCTGACCAAGGGCAACCAGACCGCGGGCTCGACCTTCTTCGACTCGCGGACCGGGCCGGTGAACTCCGAGTATTACAGCTCGGCGACCGTTCCCCAGTTGACGGTGACCTTCGCCGGTACCACGCCTCAGTCCGCGACGTGGGGCTCTGGTCAGCTTCCGATCAAGCCGGGCACGCTGTCCGGCACGATCGTCGGTGCGACCACGGCCACGAGCTTCACGGATGATGGCAACGGCAACCTGATCGGCACGGGCATCACCGCGGGCACGGTCAACTACACGACCGGCGCGATTGCCTCGGTTGGTTGGAGCACCGGCGGTACCGCCACGAGCCTCCTCATCACCTACGACTACGACGCTGAGGCCAACACGGCAATCCCCGGCATCGACCTGCAGCTCACGAGCTCCAGCGTCACGGCCGAGGTCCGCAAGCTCAAGGCGAACTGGTCGCTTGAGGCTTCGCAGAACCTCCAGGCGCTCCACGGCCTGGATGCGGAAGCGGAGCTGGTCGGTGTTCTGGCCGAGGTGATCAAGTACGAGATCGACCGCCAGATCATCAACGACCTCTACAACTTCGCGGGCGCGGGCAACGTCCTTTGGGACAAGGCCACCCCGGCGAACATCAGCTACGCCGAGCACAAGCTGACGCTCGCGGATGCGTTCATCACTGGCAGCCAGCTCATCTACAGCGCGACGAAGCGCGGGCAGGCGAACTTCGTGGTCATGGGTACCTCGGTGGCGAACGTCATCGAGTCCCATCCGCAGTTCAAGCCGGACTCGAATGCGTATGCGACGCACAGCAACACCGGCATCGTCGAGATGGGCAAGTTCCTCGGTCGCTTCGATTGCTTCAAGGACCCGAACTTCCCGGTCGACAAGTGGGTGATGGGCTTCAAGGGCAACTCGTTCATGGACGCGGGCTACGTGTACGCGCCGTACATCCCGCTCCTCACGACCCCGACCGTTGTGCTCGATGACTTCATCGGGCGCAAGGGCGCGATGACGCAGTACGGTGTGAAGGCGATCAACAACAAGATGTATTCGACGGGTCAGGTCCTCAACCCGTAATCGAGCACTGAGTAACGAACCCTGGCAGGGCCACACGGCCCTGCCAGGGCACCGATCGTCATCGAACCCCGGTGACGTCCATCCTCTGTACGGTCCCATTCATGCCACTTCACCGGTGGCGAAGGAGATTTCGTGGCTACCAATGCACTCGCAACGGGCACGTTCACTCCCACGCGGGAGATGCCGCTCTGGATCAATCGCACGAAGCAGGCGAAGGTCCAGGAAGGGAAGACGACGTCCACGTTCACTACGGACGCGCCTGTCGTGCTGTCCATGCCGGACGGGTCGCTGTACGCGCTGCCTGCAGGCGGCATCATCGTCGGCAAGTATTTCGAGAACTGCCGGGACTGGAAGGCGCTGCAGCCGCTGTTCATCACCGTGGAGCGCAGCAAGATCCACGACCCGCTGAACCTGCTGTCCGCCCCGTCGGGCGAGGACGAGTCGCTCACCACCTGGAAGGGCCAGAAGCCGACAGGCGAGCCGACCGTCTACAGCAAGACCGTCGCGGAGTGGCGTCTGTACTTCCGCGATGCTCGCGACGAGCAGATCTCGCAGGAGCTGAACAAGCGGCGTGTCCTGCGTCGCGTGGCCGAGTTCTGCGGCGTCAAGATCGATGACGAGCAGCCGCACGTGGACAACGTGAAGCTGCTGCGCAACTGGGCGCTGAGCAAGTGAGCTCGGACATGGGAACCACCGAAGCCCTGCCCGTGACCCAGGACATCGTGATCCAGGAAACCGATCGTCTCCGGCTGGAGCGTCTCCAGACGCTTCTGGCCTACGCCAACTCGCAGGTCGCGACGGCCGGCGAGCGCCTGAACGAGGTGAACGACGAGATCGAGTGGGTCATGGCCGACTCGAAGCGTCGCCTCAAGGCGTTGGAGGCGGAGCGCACCAAGCTCGATCAGAAGGTCAAGAACGAGCAGGCGACGTCGGCCCAGATGTACCGCGAGTTCCAGAATGCATTCTTCCAGGCTCTGAAGGCCGTGGGCGTCGAGGAGGGGAAGCTGAAGGACTTCAAGGTCGAAACGGATAGCCACCTCAACATCGTTCGCGTCTACGACGCGACGAACCCGGAGAAGTAAGACATGGCTGCAACTGTTCAGTGGGAAAACTCGACGGCGGCGTCTGCGACCTGGAGCTCGGTCACGCAGGCGCGCTTCAAGAACGCGAACGACGCGACCATCGACCTGAATAACCCGATGGTCAAGCCCGGCTCGGGCGTCGATTACTCGTTCGAGAAGGCGATGCGGATCAACTGCACCGTCGCCCCGAGCAACCAGATCAGCAACGTCCGGTACTTCTTCAACGGTACCGAGACGACCGGCGTCGACAGCTACCACAAGTTCAACTCCTCGTATTCGCAGCCGGTCGAGCTGGATGTGGGCTCGATCGCGGCGTACACGAATACGGCGAACAACACGTTCTATTCGTGGACGGGCGTGACGACGTTCACGGGCACGGGGCAGATCGGCAACCTGCTCTACCTCGCGATCACGGTCGGTACGACCGCGGTCTCCGGGCTGCAGAACACGAACTCGTCGGGCAACGTGCAGGCGGTGTGGGACGAGATTTAACCGATCTAGGAGGGTCTGCTGTGGCAGAAGTGACGGAGATCGTCTGCACTGACGCGCAGACCCAAGTCATCATTCGTAACCGCTACAAGTACATTTGGCGGATTACGTATGCGGACGGCACAGTCCTAGATCAGATCTCCCCGACCGGGGAGGAAAGCAAGATCGACTTCCTGCGCCCGATGTCGGAAATCGCATGGCTCCCGACGATGCCGGGCTTGAAGTCGGCTTCCATTCAACTGCGCCCAGGACAGCATCCCATCCTGCTGCGCAGGACATTCTGTCTGTTGCAGGGCGGCAGTACCTTCATCGCGTCTTACTTGATTGGCGTGGAACAGTTGCAGCCGGACCAGACCCTCGGCCGGAGCGTTTGCTTCTTGAGCCCTCCGGCCGAGGGCCTCGTCATTGAAGTCACGACGAAAGACGGCGCAGTGATTCCGACGCAACGGATCGTCAAGTTCGACGGCGCCATCGAACAGACCTCCGATCACATCAACTTCCAATCAGCCGCCGAGAAGTGGTACGCAGAGGTCAAGCCCGTGGTGGCTGCATAGCGAGGAGTGAAAAGTGTCCGACAACACGATTCTGAACGCCGGGTCCGGCGGCGATACCGTCAGCACCGACGACATCGCGGGCGTCAAGGTCCAGCGCGTCAAGATTCAGCAGGGCGCGGATGGCGCCGCGACGGACGTGCACTCGGGCTCCCCGCTCTATGTGCGCCCCAGCGACGGGACGAACGCCGTCGCCGTGACCGGCGCCAACGCCCTCAAGGTCGACGGCTCGGCGGTGACCCAGCCCGTGTCGGGCGGCTCCCAGGTCTTCCACGTCGACGACAACTCCAGCTCGCTCACGGTCGACGGCACGATCACGGCGAACATCGGGACCTCGGGTTCGCTGGCCACGCAGTCGACGCTTGCGGCCGTCTCTTCGGCGCAGACGGACGGCACGCAGAAGACCAAGGTCACGGACGGCACCAACGTCGTCGTCGTCACGAACACGACGCCCGGCGGCTCGGACTACGGCCTCGTCACCCGCGCGACGGGAACTACGACGGTCTCGGGCACGGTCACGGCGAACGCGGGTACGGGACCTTTCCCGGTTTCCGATAACTCCGGCTCTCTCACCGTGGACGCGCCTGCGGCGACGCCGGTCGCCACCGCGATCACGGACACGAGCAACACGCTCGTCAAGCCCGGGGACGCAGGCAACAACGCGATCCGCGTCAACATCGTGGCGGGCGCCGGCTCAGGTGGTACCGCGCAGGCGGACAAGTCGACCTTCACGGAAGGCACGACGACGTTCACTCCTGTCGGGGCTGTGCTGAACGACACGATCTCGGCGGATCCGACCGAGGATCAGGCCGCGGCGCTGCGCATGACGGCGAAGCGCGGCCTGCATGCGAACCTGCGGAGCGCCACCGGAGTCGAGCTGGCCTCGGCCACGTCGACTCCGGGCGGCTCGGAGCAGGCGCTGATCGTCCGCAACATCCCGTCTGGAACCCAGGCGGTTTCGGGAACCGTGACGGCGAATGCCGGTACGGGCCCATTCCCTGTCTCCGACAACTCGGGCTCGCTCACGGTCGATGCTCCGGCTGCGACCCCCGTCGCCGTCGCCATCACCGATACCAGCAACACGCTGGTCAAGCCGGGCGATGCCGGCAACAACGCCATTCGTGTGAACATCGTCGCCGGTGCTGGCTCGGGCGGCACGGCGCAAGCCGACAAGAGCACGTTCACGGAAGGCTCCACGACCTTCACCCCGTCCGGCGGCGTGCTGAACGACACGATCTCCGCCGACCCGACCGAAGATCAGGCAGCCGCAGTCCGCATCACGGCCAAGCGCGCGTTCCATACGAACCTGCGCAAGGCGGACGGGACGGAGCTCGCGACGGCGACCACGACTCCCGGAGGCAGCGACCTCGGGCTTGTCGTGCGCAACATCCCGTCGGGCACGCAGACCATCTCGGGCACGGTCACGGCGAATCCGGGTGCCGGCAACTTCGCGACGAATACGCTGCAGCTCGGCGGCACGAACATCGACACGAACTCCGGCACCAAGAGCGCCGGTACGCAGCGCATCGTCATCGCGACCGATCAGCCGGCGCTCACCAACGCCCTCAAGGTCGATGGCTCTGCGGTCACGCAACCGGTCTCCGGCACGGTGACCGCGAATGCGGGCTCGGGCACCTTCACGATCTCCGGCACGGTCACGGCCAATGCCGGTACTGGCACGCTTGCAGTCGACTCGGAGCTTCCGGCGGCTGCGGCGCTGGCCGATGCCACGGCCAATCCGACTACAACTTCGGTCGGTGCGCTGGCCTTGGGTTGGAACGGTTCCACCTGGGACCGTGAGCGCTCGGGCAACGACACGACGCAGGTCACGCAGTCGCTCAGCATGACCTCGACGGCGAACGCCATCACGGTGTCGTCGCTCGTGGGCTACGGCGGCGTGGGCGTGCGCATCACCTGGGGCACGGGCACCGGCACCCTCGTCTTCGAAGGCTCGGTCGACGGCACGAACTTCCAGCCGGTCAACATGGTGGCCATCTCCGGCACGGCTGGCACCGTCTCGACCGGCGCGGTGGCGAACACGGTCACGCAGGCGGCGGGCGACGTCCAGACCCAGGGCAACATCACCGGGTTCACCGCCTTCCGGGTGCGGGTCTCGACGGCGGGTACGAACTCGTCGACGGTCAGCATCCGTGCGTCGCGTGGCACGAGCACGGTGGCGCTGAGCTCGGCGCTCCCGGCCGGTACGAACACGATTGGCGCGCTGTCGGCCAACCAGTCGGTGAACCAGACGCAGTGGGCCGGTACCGCGGTCGACACGAACTCGGGCAGCAAGAGCGCGGGCACGCTGCGCGTGACGCTCGCGACCGATCAGGTCCAGCTCACGAATGCGCTCAAGGTGGACGGCTCGGCCGTCACCCAGCCGGTCTCCGGCACGGTCACTGCGAATGCGGGTACGGGACCCTTCCCGGTCTCGGACAACGCGGGATCGCTGACCGTCGATGCTCCGGCCTCGTCGCCGCTGGCCGCGGCGATCACGGATACCGGCAACACCCTGGTGAAGCCCGGCGACGCGACCAACAACGCGATCCGGGTCAACCTCGTCGCCGGTAGCACCACGATCTCCAGCGGTGCGGTCACGGTCTCGGGCTCGGTGAACACGACGGAGCAGTTGGCCGTCGCGGACAACGCGCCCTTCACCGATGCGACGACGCCCGTCTTCCCGGCGGGTTACTACTACGACGACAACGTGTCGGGCGCGACGGCGCTTACTGAGAACGACGTCGCGGCAGGGCGCATCGACTCCAAGCGCGCCCAGGTCCTCGTCATCGAAGACGAGACGACCCGCGGACAGCGCCTGACCATCACGGCCAGCAAGGCCATGAAGGTCGACGGCTCGGCCGTCACCCAGCCGATCTCGATCGCTGCGACCGTCACCACGAAGGCCGTGACTTCGGCCACGGCGACCACGAATACTGTGAACGCACTGGCGTCGAGCACGACGCTGCTGACCTCCAACTCCAACCGGCTTGGCTACAGCGTTTACAACGATTCGACCTCCATTCTCTATCTCAAGAATGGAACGACAGCAAGCAATACGAGCTACACGTTGCAGGTTCCTGCGAACGGGTACTACGAGTGTCCCTTCAATTACACCGGCAATGTGGACGGCATCTGGGTGTCGGCCACCGGCGCCGCGCGCGTCGTCGAGTACACGTAACAGGAGGCGCAGATGCCGCTGTATCCTCTCCTTAGCCGCACGCCGACTCTCCCTACGATCGCGAGCGTCGGCGCGGAGTTCCATTCGACCGGGGTGCCGACGGCGACGCTGCCTAGCGTGCACGATGCCGACGACATTCTCGTACTCGTGATCCAGTGCTCGAACGACGCCAACTACGCGGCGCCGGCCGGGTACAAGCAGATCGGTCCGCAGAACGGGATCGGTGCGGCGGCGACTGCCGCCAGCACGAAGCTCTCGATCTTCTGGAAGCGGGACAGCGGCAGCGAGACTGCGCCGACGCTTACCGACGCAGGTGACCACACCTACGGGTTCATGTTCTCGGTCCATGGCTGCCCGAACATCGGGGATCCGTTCCACCTGGGCGGGCAGTCGTGGAAGTTCACTGCGTCGACGTCGGCCTCATCGGCCGTGACGCAGACGTGGATCGACAACACGCTCGTCGTCGACCTCTGGGCGCATGCCATCGACGCCACCGGTGGGCAGGCGTCGGCCGCGACGAACTCCAACCTCACGAGCATCACCGAGCAGTTCGACGGATCGACGACGGACGGCACGGGCGGCGGCCTCGTCATGGTCAGCGGCACGCGGGCCGTGGCGGCAGGGACCGCCGCCACGACGATGACGTGGGCCAGCTCCACGGTCGAGGTGGCGACGCGTATCCACTTCCTCCCGACCATCAGCGGGAACCGCGACTTCCCGGCGCCCCGGCCTAGCGAAACCCAGTTCTTCATCGGTTCCGCTGCAGATCTCGATGACACTTGGCAGCGCCCGGGGCCGGGCGCGCGGAAGTGCTTCGTGCAGATCTGCGATGGCGGTGGCAGCGGATCGGCCGGTCGCAATGCGGTGACAGCGGCGGGCGGCGGTGGTGGCGGTGGTGGCGGGTACGACGAGGCGTGGTTCGACCCGACGGACCTCGGCACGTCGGTGACTGTTCACGCCGGCAAGGGCGGCGCCGCGACCGCGAATACGGACGGCACGAACGGCAATGCGGGCGTGCTCTCGGAGTTTGACAAGGGTGGGCAAGGCCCGCTGACGTCGGCGCGCCGCGTCGCCGGAACGGCCGCGACCGGCGCAGTCTCTGCGGATGGTGGGAACGGCGGATGTGGAGCCGGTCGCGGACTCACGGCGCTCGTCGCCAACACGAGCCGTTCGGATCTCTACACGGTCCCGGCGGCGAACAACATCCCGGCCAGCGGTGGCGGCGGGGGTCGTGGCGGCGCCGGCACGCTGTCCCCGGTCGGTGGCTCACCTGCAGAATGGGGCGGTGGCGGCGGAGAATCCGGCGCGGATGTTGATACTGGGACGACCTCCGCGAACAACGGATGGTCGCTGCGCGGCGGCGGTGGTGGTGCGGGCGGACGCTCGACCACTGGCGTCAACTCCGGTCCCGGCATGGGCGGCGGTGCTTCAGCTCCCGCGGCCGCGGCCGGTGCGAACGGCAATGACTCGACGCGGTTCCCGCATGGCGGCTCCGGTGCGTGCGCGGGAGACTCTGCGACGCACGCTGGTAACGGCGGATTCCCTGGCGGCGGTGGCGGCGGTGGCGGCACCGCGTCTGGGTCGCAGGGTGGAGGCGCGGGCGGTCACGGCATGGTCGTCGTTACGACCTACTTCTAATCCTCTGTGGCGTTCATGCCCATGACATAGCCCCTAGGGGACAACCGTGCTTCTGCCGATCCTGCAGAACAATCTTCTCGGAGGCACGGTTGTCTCCCTGCCGCTGGGTCTTGATCTCGGCGTGCTGGCTCAGACGTCCCTCTTGCTCAGCGAGGACACCGTTGTGGTGATGCCCAACACGACGCTGGACCTCGGCCTCACCAACGCGGTTCAGTTCTCGAATCTGACCCTGAATCTGACGTCACAGGCGGCGGTGCAAACCCCCTTGACCTTGTCGCTGGGGGAGACGACCGCGGTCCAGTTCGCAGACGTCGCGCAGACCTTGCTGGTCGACACGATCGTCGGCACGTACTTCAAGACGCTCGCGACTAGCACGGCCATCTCCGTGGCGAACGTGAACCAGCTCTTGCTGCTGACCTCGGCGGTGCAGGCGTCGCGGTTCTCCGCGGTGCCGACCGGCGTGGCCGTGCAGCAGACGAACCGGACGAAGAACCTCTCGCTCGACACCGCCATCTCGCTCGGGATGACTAGCGGGCAGTCGCTGCTCGGCGCCGACGCCGCGATCAGCGACCCCGACGTGCTCACGTTCCTGTGGACGAACGTCGCGGTGGCGTTCTCGACGTCGTCGACTCTGTCCCTCTCGACCGCCGTGGCGCTGTCGCGCTTCGTGATGATGGCGACGAAGACCGCGGTGCAGGCGCCCATCGCCCTGCAGCTCGGCGCGGACACCCTGGTCGTCTTCCCGCAGTCGGCGTCGCTCGGCCTCACCTCGGCCGTCGCGAGCATGGGGCGTACGCTCGCGCTCACGTCGACGACGTACGTGCAGCCGGTCCTGAGCCTCGGGCTCACGACGCTCGTCTCTCAGAGCTCGCTCACGACGTTCCTGGGCCTCGACACCGTCGTCCAGCTCGCGCCGACCCTCTCGCTCAACCTGTCGACGGCCGTCGCTCAGGGCCTCCAGCTATCGCTGCCGACGATGGCAGCCATTCGCGCACCGAAGACGCTCTCCGTGGCCACCACGGCCGTGGTCAAGGGCGCACCGGTGCTGAACCTGTCGACGTCGACGGGCGTCGCGGAGACGCTCCTGACGACGCTCCTGACCGATCTGGGAGTGGCGGTCGGGCACGCGATCAACCTGTCCTCGGACACCCTGGTCGTCGGGACCGGGAACCGCACGATCAACCTCAGCCTCTCGACCTGGATCGGAACTTCGAGCTTCAAGCAGGTCGTCCTGGACCTCTTCGTGGCCTCGGAGCTCACGGCGGACCTCGCGACCAGCGCGGGGATCGCCGAGACCGACCACGTGTCCCTGGGCCTCACCAGCGTCGTGCGAGCGCAGAGCACGACAGACCTCGCGACGGCGACCGCGGTCAAGGTGCTCGACGCCGTCCTCACGCTCGGCCTCGATCTGGCCGTGATCCAGCGCGGCGGCCTGCAGCTCGGCTGCGACCTGGGCGTCTTCGTGACGGATCGAGCGGCGTCGCTGGGGCTCGACGTCGCGATCCGCGGCCGCGTCCATGGCGACACACGCCTTCGTCTGGCTGGACGGGAGAGATAAGCGATGGCGCTTCCAGTTCTGTTGGACATCCGCTTCGTCAATGACGACACCGGGCTCGGCGACGTGGTCGATCAGGACCTCTCGGTCCAGATCTTCCAGGCGGGCGCCGTGACGGTGACTGAGACCCGGGCACTCGGGACCGACTCCTCGGTCTCGATCGTGCAAGGCTCGGACGCGCAGGGGACGTTCTACTACACGTACATCGACGCCAGCAATTATGTGCAGGGCCGGATCACGGCGAAGTGGTACGCGAACCAGCTCGGCATCCAGGTTGATCCGTTCCCGACCGTGCTGACGGCTGAATACCCGATCGCGAGCGGCGTCAACTCCGACTCGATCCGGCAGTACGTCTTCAACATGCTGGGCTTCCCGTCCGTGGCCGTCGAGCTCACGAGCGGGCAGCTCGCGACGTGCATGAACGAAGCGCTCACGGTGTACAACCGCTGGTGCGCCCGCGAGCTGTCGGACACCGTGGTGCTGAGCGCCGGCATCTTCGCCTACCCGCTGCCGGGCGTCGGCTCACGCGGCGTTGCGGACGTGCAGTTCGTTCGCAAGCAGCAGTTGAACCTGACGTCGTTCCCGTTCTTCGGCCGCGAGTTCCCGATCTGGCCGCAGATCCAGTTCGACGAGTTCGTGCTCTCGCAGTCGCACTGGGAAACAGTGCGTAGGCAGGCGTCGGTCGAGCCCGAGTGGACTTGGCGAGTTGAGAACGGGACGCTCTACATCTCGCTCGGCGGGCCCTCGGGTTCTCAGGACCCGAGCCTCTACGACGTCTCGTACCGCTACTACGCCGACGTCGCGATCGACCAGATCCCGGTCTCGCACCACGCGTGGTTCCGACAATACGCACTTGCCGTCGCGAAGGAGATCCTCGGCCGGACCCGCGGCAAGTGGAGCGGGACGGTCCCGAGCCCCGGTGGAACGCTGACGCTCGACGCAGCGCAGCTTCTAGACGAGAGCCGGCAAGACCGGCAGCGGCTGGAAGATGACCTGCGCTCGCTCGCGCCGGCCGTTCCGCCTGTGTGGGGGTAAGCCGTGGCACAGGGCTGGATTGATCCTGACGGCGAGTTCCACCGCGTACTGAATGGCCACGACGAGTGGGTGATAGACAACAGGCCAGGAGCCCCGGACAACGATCAGATTCTGGTTTGGGTTAACGCTGAGACGGTTCGGATGCTAAAGGCTGGGTGGGTGCGCCAAGCGGGACTGTACGATTATGAGTGTACCGCGGCGTATGAGCAGTGGGTCATTGATTACGTACGTCGAGTACACCCCAATGTGCATCGAATTAATATCGATGTAGTTGACTTTCTTGGCCCTCCGAAAACACTCGTCATCAACATGGACGAGTCTACACGGGCCATCGCCAAGCGTCTGTTCTTGGAGGGGTTGGGATGATCGACCCTCAAGCGGTACGGGCCGTCTGGCGGTGGGTCAGCAGCGACATGGGTACCGTCGAGCTGCACGCCAAGGACGAGCTCGCCGGGGCCCCAGAACCTTCGAGTGCGTCTGGCCGGAAGCTGCGGGCCGAGGCCCGGGCACTGCTGCAGGACCTGAAAGAGAACGGCCAACCAGTTCCTGCGCTCTACCGTGGTGCAGAGGTAGATCCCGCGTCTGAGTCGACTCGCGTGTTCCAGTCCTGGAGCAGCAACGTCACTACGGCGGTGACGTTCGCGCAAAAGCACTGGAAGTCCGGCAAGCTGTATCGCCTTCGTAAAGGCACAGCGATCGGGCTGCCGATCAGCCGCTACCTCTCCAGCGAGGACTCGCTCGAAGAGCAGGAGTGGATCGTGTTGACGTCGTCGATTCGATCTGGCGCCGTCCAGCAGCTCAAGCTCCCGTCGAGCTGGCTTGAAGCCGCGCCATCGCTGGTGCAAGGGTGGATCGACCCGAACGGACAGTTTCACGCCGCTCCGCAAGGACACGCCGGGTGGGTTGCCGACAGTGAGGCGCACGACTCGGACGACGATGACTGGGTCGACAGGAAGATTCAAGCGATGTTTGACGACGGCTGGATCCGTCAAGTGAGTCGCGACCAGTACGAGTGCTACGCTTTGTTTGAACAGTCCGTCGTGGACTATGTCCGGCGTAAGTATCCTCAAGTACGCGCGATCGAGATTGATCTCAGAGATTGGCGCGGCCGCATCAAGTCAGTGGTCGTGCAGCTAGAGTCCACCAAGGCTATCGCGAAGCGTCTGTTCCTGGAGGGCCAGTGATGTCCGACCACATTGGCTGGCTCGACCCGGACATGAACTTCCATCCTCTGGAGCCGCGTTTCGACATGCACGATCAGTTCGCGGCCGAGCTGCTCGGCATGGACGACCCGTACGATCCTGACTTCACGGATGCGGTCATTACGCAGTTGTACGCGAAGGGCTGGATCCGGCAGGCTGGCAAGAAGGACTACGAGTTGAACGTGAAGTATGAGCCTCTCTTGCTCGATTACATCCGCATGAAGTATCCAGGAGTCGAGGCAGCAAATCTCGACCTTCACGGCCGCGTTCCACATCGAGTGGAACCGGTGACCGTGCGCCTGCACGAGTCGCGCAATGTTCGGGCAGGTTGGATTGCTCCCGACGACACGTTCTACCCGCTCGACTCTGACCGGCAGTCTCACGACTCGTGGGCCCGAGTTCACCCTGAACTCTTAGCTGCCTATCAGACGCCGCCACTGACCCCGGGCGACGTCATCATGCGCCACATGTGCATGCACGGCTGGATCCGCAAGGCGGACTGGAACATGTACGAGCTTCGCCGCAAGGATCTGTCCCGCGCGAAGGACTACTTCATCACGAACTACCCCGGCAAGTCGTCGTTCTACGTCGACCCGTACAGCGATGAGGGGCGTCCCGAGCGGCCGTACGAATTGCACGTGAACGAGGCCACCCGCTTCCTCGCCGCTCGTCTGTTCTTGGAGGACCTCCATGTCCGACCTGCTGCCGATCGACGGCAAGGACGCGAATGAGCTCCTGCTCAAGCTGCTGGAGACGTCGGACTACAAGATCCAGGCGAACTTCCAGCGCGAGGCGTTCATCCGCCACCACCCGCAGATCGCGTTGATCCTGCTCAACCGGGGCAACACGAACGTCGACTCGCTCTACAACGAGGCGTCCGACCCGGATTGGGACCACCCGATCATGGTCCACGCCCACATCGACCACAGCCCGAGCAAGTACCGCCTGCAGAAGTACGGCATGGATGAGGAGCGGACGCTGCTCGTGACGTTCTCGACCGTGCTGCTGCTCGACCAGAAGATCCTGCAGCCGAGCACGACGTTCCTGGTCGGCTCGATCGTGCGCTTCGATTCGGACCTCTATGAGATCAAGACGCAGACGCGCAGCAAGGACGGATACTGGGGATCGTCCAACTTCCCGTTCCACATCGTGTGCGCCTGCGACCGGTACCGCCACGGCCGTTAAGCGTCCTTCCACTCCTCGCCTTCGTCGCGATCGCGCAGCCTCTCGACCAGGAACTTGAGCTGCTCACGCTGAGCGAGCAGTCCTCGCGTCGCCTCGAACAGCGCCTTCTCCGCCTTGTCCGCGATGCCGAGCGCATCCTGCGCCCGCTGGTATGCCCGCTTGAGCATGAAGCTCAACAGGAAAGCCTGCGTCGCGGTCAGCAGAGGCGGACACAGCAGGATGAGCGCCAAGCTCTTGAAGTTCTCAAACAGGTCGAACTTGAAGAGCAGCCGGAAGATCCACGCGCCGGTCATGCCGACCACGTAGTAGGTGCATAGGCGCAGTGGAAAGCCCGTGCGCTTGAGCTCGTCCTGTAGCACCGCTCGCATCCGTGCCGAGCACTCTTCGGACCCCTTCTGCAGCTCGTCCAGCGTGGCCATGTTCACCTCCTCCAAGGTGTGGAGACGATACCTTGATCAAGGCCACCGTCAATATGGAAGGGCTACGGCCCGAGGAGTGGCTGCGCAGGGTCGAGGCAGGTCTCCGGAAAGGCTGTGAGGAGTCGCTCCAGCAGCTCGCGGACAAGGTCACACGCGACAGCCTCGTGACCATCCAGTCCAAGGCCGCCCGCGCCGCGGACCGCAGCCTGGAAGAGACCGACTACCTCTCGGACAAGGCGTGGCGCGAGGCGATCTTCGACTACGTGCGCGGCATCCTGCCCGATGTCCACCGCGGGAAGGAGATCACCACCGTCACGATCGCCACCGAGGACCGCATGAGCGCGCTCGGTTGGTCCCTGCCCTACGTGAGCAAGCTCCTGGAGTACGGCGGGGCGGCGGTCATCGGCGGGCAGAGCGTCCGGCTTCCCCCGCATCCTCACTGGCGAGTCGCAGCGACGCTCATCGCGCGCCGCGCTCGGCAGTACGAGAAGTACGCGACCGAAATCGTCAACAAGCACGTGACCGCAGCGCTTCGTCAGTGAGGCGTCGACGTCACGGGAGGTCTTCTTGAATCGGATCCTGTTCAACTATGCCTGTCAGGTCCAGCTCTTCCCGAAGAGCCGGCAGTTCGTCGTCGACGGCAAGACGTTCTTCGGGATGATCGACCAGGGCCTGTGGACGTACCGCGCGGCCCGCATCCAGCTCGTCGGCGTCGACCTCCCGGACACCCGCCCGAAGGCGCAGGGCAAGCCCGACAAGGACGCCGTCGAGAAGTTCAACCGCGCGAGCCAGTGCTTGGCCCTCGCCCTCTGGGGCCCGCAGGCGCTCCTGCCGCCCGAAGAGATCGACTGGACCAAGGTCTACGGCCCGCGCATCATCGTGAGCCCGCTGCGGCCCAACGAGTTCGGCCGCGTCGTGGCGCGCGCCTACCTGCAGGTCGTGCGACTGAACGTCCTCTACCAGAACCTCTGCCACTCCGTGACGGGCTTCAAGTTCCTGGACCTCGGCGCGTTCGTGAACTACCTGAGTAATTATGGGTGGTCGCTGGACAAGGCGCGCGAGATCTACGCCGACTTCCAGCCGATCGACTGCACGCTCGGTTAAGGAGCTGCCTGTGGCCTACGCTGGACGCGCCTGGATCGCCCCGGATGGCTGCGTGTTCCCAATTACCGACCCGGACACTTCGCACAATGACTGGGTCCATGCACACGAAGGCGTACTGCGCGCCACCGGCGTGCAGATTCCATCTCAGGTGGAGTTCACGAACAACACTGAGGCGGCGGAAGACCAGCTTTGGCTGAGCATGTTCAAGCGCGGCTGGATTCGGCAGGCTTGTTCGAATCGCTTCATGTCTGCCCCGCGACTTCGTACGCGCGTACTAGACTATGTGCTCCTTACGTTCCCACGTGTCGACGAGATCGCTATCTCGTATGTCCGCGAGCAGAGTGACATTTCTTCTCCTCGCTATTACGAGGTAATACCTATCCAGCGTCAGCGAGAGTCGTCCATGACGGACCCGCTCGTTCTGTATCACGGCTCGCATCGGTGGTTCGGCCCGCCCGAGATCCGTGGTGCACGACGCGGCGCCGCGGAGCACGGACCCGGCATCTACCTCACCACGAGCTGGACGACCGCCAAGGGCTACGCGAAGGGCGGCGGTGCCGTGCAGCGGGTCGTCCTGGCTCCGGACCTGCGCTGGCTGCAGGACGCTCGCCTCGATCTCGAAGAGACGCTCGCGTGGCTGCGCGACGTCCCACGTCTTCGGCAGCGCCAGGAGCTCGCAGACTCGCTGCGCCGGCTGGCGGCCCGCTCCGGGAACCCGTTCCCTGCCGAGTACCTCGTCAACGTCTTCGTGAACTCGGATCAGGCGTCTGGACAGGCCGGTCCGGCGCTCGCGAAGTTCCTGGTCGACCACGGCGTCGACGTGGCGTACGTGAGGCAGAGCAACGAGGACTGGGTGGTCGTCTTCAACACGGAGAAGATCGCCAAGGTCACGCAGCTCACCCCAAGGGACGTCGACGCGCCGGGCTTCCCCTTCGACACACCGCGCGTGCGAGGAGACGACGTGAAGAAGCACAAGAAGGAATCCACGCGCTCCATGGCGACGCGGCTCTTCAAAGACGGTTGGACCCCCGACGGCTGGGTCGACGACAAGACCGTCGGAGAGCCGATCTTCAAGCCCAACATGCCGACCGAGCTGCCGGGCCGGGAGTATTGGCGTGTGAAGTTCCCGAATGGTCTTCTTCCGTCCCCGCTTGGGAAGGTGCCGCAGCCGGCCGGCTTCGCCGAGGTCGCGGTGCGTGGAACGCGAGAAGAGGCTCAGGCGGAAGCACTCCGCCGTCTAGAGCGCTTGGCCCGCAAAGATCCAGAGTTCGCCAAGATCATCCCCCGCATGAAGTGGCAAGCCATGGAAGACGGATCCATGTTCTTGATCGGCCCGCTCGGGTTCGGGTTCGCGTCGGTCCTGCCCTACGGGGATCCGGGAGAGCATGCCTCATGAACTCGAAGGACCTCAAGCGGAAAGACGAGGTCTACGGCAGCGAGCTGAGCGCGCTCCACTCGTACATGGACCTGCGGCCCCCGGACGTGGCTCAGTATTGGTACGAGTTCACTCACTGGCCAAAGAGCAAGGAGATCGCTCTCGCGGCTGGGATCAAGCCGAAGCAGATCAAGGCTACGTGGGCCTCCGACGTTCCGGACTCTGACGCAGACTGGGCCGTCGTCGCACGCCTCAACGACTGGTTCATCGACCATCGAGAAGAGTGGGACGCCTTTCTAGACAGCGCGGTCGAGAATCACGCAGATCTTCCCACCTACGCGCACGCAGATCTCCGCGGCTCGATCACGCACCGTCAGACGTGGCTGGCCCACTTCACGGACTCCCCGCAAGAAATCGGCGCGGACGGCTTCACCCGCGGGTACCACGACTACCAGCGACTAGGACTCACGAGCTGGCTATCGGACGAGGCCAAGCGGTATGGCGGTTACAACTTCGCCGTGAATGCGCTCGATGCACGCGCGGCCGAGCGCGCTTACGATAGCTACGGTAAGCACGCCGTACTGTTCCAGGCGGCCTCGGTGCCGATTTATCACTACGGGGATAACGAGAACCAGTACATCTTCCTCGGTAACAAGATCCCTCCGAGCTCGATCGCGGTGCTTCAATCCGACGGCTGGGATGTGTGGTGCGTCCTCTCCAAGATTCCCGGTGGCCGGGACTGCCTCTACCGGGGCTCATTCGAGCACGTTGTACACTGGGTGATAAACAATGCGGCGCAGTACCGCCGGCAGATCTTCGGGGAGTCTGTGCCAATGAATTCGAAAGACATCGTCTCTGCCCTGATGCAAGGCATCGGGCAGTCGCCGACCAACTACCTGAACGAGCTGACCGGCACGCTCAACGTCGGGGCCGGCGTCACTCCTCCCCTCGGGCAGGTCCCGGCTTCGAACCACCGCACGAAGAAGCGCAAGTGCGGCAAGTGCAGTGACCCGTCCAAGTGTCACTGCCCGAACGTGAAGGCCGAGGACGCGATCCGCGAGTGGGTGTTGCGCATGAGCCCGGCCCTCGTCGCGCTCACGGCCAACAAGACCGAGCAGCTCGATCCGAATCTCGCCGCGCTCGTGGAGGTCTTCCAGGAGATGCGCGCCACCCTTGAGTGAGGCGTCCATGCGGCCGTCAGCTCGCACGATCGCTAGTGGCCTATTCCTGGAAGTGCAGCGCAACCTCCCGACGAAGTCATTCCGGAAGCTCTGGCACGCGGGAACGCTCGACGCGAAAGACAAGCGGGCTGGAAGCCTGGAGGGCGCGGGACTCTCGGTTTCACAGCATCCACGGGAATGGATCGACATCGCGACCTTGGGCGCTGTCCCCGTGTGGGAGTGTACGCGGGCGGGGAATCGCTTTCTCAATTTTCACAACATCGTGCCCGGGCTGCGTGAAGAGATTGTCGGGTGGGGGCTTGAACATGGCTACATCGTCCGCGGCTCGGTCTGGCGAATCTGTTGGTATGACGATGAATGGGACGATGAGCTGTGTGCGGACTATGCCTCAGAAGACGAGGCCCGCGCAGATGCACATGCCGACGAGAAGTTTAGCCGGGTCACCAAGATTGAAGACCCCCGGCGTGCTGTCCTCGCCACGAAGAAACTCCAGCAGCGCGTGCTTGGAGCCGCTCATCCGACCATCGTATTTGACTGCTTGACGACCGTGTACGTGGAGGACGCCACCTCACTCGACGGCGTCTGGTGGGCGGACCAGCTCGACCTGTCGAGGCTGTCTGCGCCTCGTGGCGTCATCGTTCCGTCGCGCGTGGCGAGCTGGCAATTCCGCCGGGTCGAACTTGAGTGAGGTGCTCATGTCCACCGTCCCTGGCAACCCGACGATGCCGTCGGCGACGGACCAGTTCCGTCTCTACGATCAGGCGGTCCGGGCCTGGGTCCTACGGGCAGGCGAGACGCTCGGCACTCCGACCTTCAACTGCGTGTTCGCGACGCCGGACCGCGCCTTCGCGACCCTGAAGGACCTGCTGAAGAAGAAGTACGGCGACCGGTCCGAGAAGGTCCGCCTGATGCCGTACCCCGTGGCGAGCATCGCACGCGTTGGCCACGCGCTCGACCAGGAGCGCTTCCTGCCGCAGTCCCGCACGTACCGCGGCCGCGTCTACTCGGCCGACCAGAAGGTCTCCTACAACGCGCCCTACCCGTTGCCGTGGGACATGACCTACCAGATCGACTTCTGGGCGAAGAACCGCGACACGATGAACGCCTTCGGGCTCTTCGTGCAGACGGAGTCGACGCCGCTCGGGCGGCTCATGGTCGACTTCTCGCCGGTGTGGCTGCCATGGGGCGAGAAGATCGTCACCTTCGACCTGCGCGAGATCACCGACAACTCGCAGCTCGAACCGGACGAAGAGGACCGGGTCCTGCGCCTGAGCGCCACCATGGTGCTGCACGGCTGGGTCCTGAGCGCGGCGAAGCCGACGCCGACGGTCCTCCAGACGCTGACCGAGGTCAAGTTCTACGAGACGGAAGATCCTCCCGAGGATCCGCTGGTTCCGCCTGCCGACCTTGTCATCAAGGTGCCTTAACCCATGTCACTGCCACTTCTCTTTCAGCAGGACCTGGGCGGAGCTCCTGAAGTCACGCTCGCGCTCGGCTGCACCGCGTACATCGTGCTCTTTGCCCCGCCCGGACAGAGCAATGCACCGATCGCCGTGCAGACGCATCCGTCGATCATGTTCCGCGCCGGTGAGATCTACGCCGACACCACGGAGCATCGCCCGATCAAGGTGACCACGCTCGGCAACAACCTCGTCACGTTCCAGGACGTGACGTTCCCGCAAGCTCCGGGCGACTCCTTCACTTTGCCGCTGCTGCAGGCGCGCGTGCGCCTGATGCAAGCGAAGTACGTCAAGGTTCAAGACCCCTCCTAAAGCAGCCGCTGCAGGAACCCCTGCCTACGCTGCTCCCGTCCGGTCTTCCCGTCTTTCCTCCGTCGCCCCTTCCAAGGTCAAGCGACGTGACCGTCTCCCCCGCTTCGCGGGTGATTGATCACTGTCAGGAGGACTTTCATGGCGTTCGTTTCTCCGGGCGTGTACCTGAATGAGCTCGATCTCAGTCAGTACGCCGCTCGGGTCAGCTCCTCGATCCTCGGGCTCGTCGGCTGGTGCAGCCGCGGCCCGGTGAACAAGCTGACCTATATCACGTCCGAAGCTCAGTTCATCGATACGTTCGGGCCTCCGGTCGCCGGTTCGACCTTCGCCAACTTCCCTGGTGAAGGCACGAGCGATACGTACTACTACCCGGGCAGCTTCCTTGCGCATGCTGCGATCCAGTACCTGCGCAACGGCAATCAGCTCTGGGTGGCACGCATCGAAGCGGCAGCCGGGCCGGCTCAGACGGCTCGTATCCTGATCAAGGACAGCAATAACAACAACGTCGCGATCGCCGACGCGTCGAGCCCGGGCGTCTGGGCAAACGCGGCCAGCACGACGGCGACGTCGGGCCTCCTGATCACGATCAGCACTCCGCGGGATGCGCAGTTCGCGAGCACGCGCTTCCGCCTGACGATCACGTTCAACAACGTCGACGTCGAGGACTACGACAACCTCACGTTCGGCGCGGACAGTGATCCCAACTTCTACACGACGCGGATCAACGGCAACTCGCAGTACGTCAAGATGACGGCGCCGGGCGGTCACTCGACCAACCAGCCGACGTTCACGACGTATAACGCCACGGGCGGCACGAACGGCGAGACGAGCCTCCAGGCCAGCGACTTCATCGGCACCCAGAGCGGTGCAGCGAAGACGGGCCTCCAGCTCTTCGCGGATGCGGACACCGTCGACGTCAACATGATCGCCTGCCCGGGCGCCACCGTCGCGGCCAACTCGCTCAGCGGCAAGACGGTGCACCTCGCCGGCATCGCGCTCTGTGAGGCTCGCGCCGAGTGCCTCTACCTCTACGACCCGCCGTACAACCAGAGCTCGGCGACCGCCGTGCGCGATCTGGTGAACGGCACCAGCGATTCCTCGACCTCGGTCAATTCGAGCTACGCAACCTGCTTCTGGCCGTGGGTCGGGTACTACGACAACTACAACGGCCAGTACGTTCTGACCCCGCCGTGCGGCTGGGTGTCGAGCCAGATCGCCCTCACGGACCGAGTCGCCGAGCCGTGGTTCGCCTTCGCGGGCCTGCAGCGCGGCGTCCTCAAGACGGCGACGGCCATCGAGTACCGCCCCGCGACCGGCCCGGACCAGGGCGAGCGCGAGCTGCTCTACGCGGCCGGCGAGGTCATCAACCCGATCGTCAAGTTCCCCCGCGACGGCATCACCCTCTGGGGCAACAAGACGATGCAGCGGACGTCGTCGGCGCTGGATCGCGTGAACGTGCGCCGGCTGATGAACGTGGCCAAGAAGACCGTGGCCGCGTCGATCCGGTTCCTGGTGTTCGAGCCGGACGATCCGATCACGTGGCGTCGTTTCGTGGGCATCGTCCAGCCGATCTTCGACACGATGAAGGCCCGGCGTGGTCTCGATGCTTTCCAGGTCATTTGCGACGAGTCGACCAACACTGCTGCTCTCAAGGATCAGAACACGATGCGTGGCCTGATCCTCCTCAAGCCGACCAAGGCCGCCGAGATCATCCGTGTCGACTTCGCGCTGCTCAGCTCGGGCGCTTCCTTCTCGGAAGCCCTGTCGGCGACGGCGTAACGAAGGAGAACTGAGACATGGCTATCCCGACCCTTGGTGACTTCCTTGGTCAGGCGCGCGGCCTGTTCGAGCCGCAGCGCAAGTACAACTTCAACCTGGAGCTCTACCTGCCGTCGCCGCGCGACGCGGAGCTGATCTCGCTGGCGGTCGAGAGCTTCTCGCTGCCGGAGGAGTCGCACAACCGCATCGAGCTCAACTACGGCAACATCAAGCGCTACGTGGCCGGCAAGACCAGCTACAGCACCGGCACGCTGGTCTGCAAGGACTTCGTCGACGCCGGCACGATGAAGGCGCTCTCGACGATGTCGCAGCGCGTCTACCTGCCGATCTCCGATCAGGTCAGCTTCGCCAGCGCCTACAAGACGCTCGGCACGCTGGTCATGGCGGGGCCGGACGGTACCGCCGAACGCTTCATCGATCTGGTCGGCGTGTTCGTTGATTCCATCAAGTACGCCGACCTCGATGTGAACGCGAACGAGATCAACAAGATTCAGGTGAACCTGAGCATCGACAAGATCATTCCGCGAGTGACGCCGGCGTTCTCGGTGAGCATCCCGATTCCTACTCCGTAATGGCTGGGGCGGCAACCTAATCGTCGGACGGAGACCAAGGGAGGAAGTGTGATGACATGACCGACGTCCCGATGGGTCAGTTTGAACGACGTCTGTTGAACCTGGAGAGGAAGCAGTTGGAGCAACTGCGCTCCATTGCCGCTTCTCTGTGCTCCGCGGCGGGAAGTTGGTGTCGTATTGCCAACGTCATTGAACGGAGCCAGGTTCGAGTTCCGGTTCGCATCATCGTCCGTGTCAGTCCCCCAACCCAGGAGCATTGATATGCCTTTCGATGTCGTGATGTCCGACCAGCAGAAGGTGGCGATTGGCGCCACCATCCTCGATGCCGACGGTCAGCCCTTCGCGGCGCTGCCCGACGGTGCCACGCTTTCGTTCGATTCCTCGGACCCGGCCGTGGCCGTAGTCACCGTCCGCCCGGACGGCATGAACGCGGACATCGGCTCGGGCAAGGTCGGCACCGCGGTCGTGACGATCACGGCCGGCGGCTCGATCTCTGGTCTGGCCGGTGACGTCGTCAACGTCACCGTCAAGAACTCGGTCCCCGGCAGCCTCAACCTGACGGTCGGCGCGCCCGAGTCTGAGTAAGTAACGATCCCCCGCGTTCCTCCGCGCGGGGGTGTCCTCCACCGGGTGGGACCCTGGCGGCGCCTCCTTCTCGCCGCTGGGGTCCTGCCTTTTGTTCGCCATCTTCCCCGTCGCAGTTCATGGCGGGGCAGCAGCACAGGATCGAAAGGATCCCACCATGACCGCTCCCGCTACTGACAAGCTCGCAGGCCGGACTCTCATCCGCACGGTCCCGCTCCCGTCTCGGGGGTTGCTCTACCCCAATCTGCCAGACGGGCAGGTCCGCGTCGGTGCGATCACGAGTCGCGAGCAGAAGATCTTCGCTGGTTCGGGCTCGGGAGCTCGCTCCAAGATCGACATCATCATCGACAACTGCGTCGACAGCCGTGGGCTTGCATCCGACGACCTGCTCCTGGCAGACCGACTGTTCTGCCTGTTCCAGGTCCGGTCCCTCGCAAGCACGAAGTACGGCTTCAAATATCGCTGCCCGGCGTGTGGTTCAATCAATCCCCGTGTCGAGATCGACCTCCTTCAAGATCTCCACGTCAAGGAGCTGACGCAGCAGTTCCTTGAACCATACCGCATCAAGCTGCCTTTGAGCGGCAAGTCTCTCGGGCTCCGCCATTTCCGTGGAAAAGACGAGCAAGCGGTGGCCGATTGGGCCACGAAGCACGCCGGCACTATGCCCGCCGCGGAAGGCGACATCGCGTACTACTACCGACTTTCGCGCCACGTGACCGAGGTCGACGGCCAGTCGATCCCGCTCGGGGCCGCGACGGTCGTCGACCTCGTCCAGCACCTGGAAGGCCCGGACGTCTTCGCGTTCCTGCAGGCGCTGGACGACATGGCGTTCGGCTTCGTCCTCGACCTCACGATGACCTGCCCGAACTCGCGCTGCCGGAGCGAAGAGGAGGTCGGGATGCCGTTCACGGCCGAGTTCTTTCGCCCTCGGATCAGCAGCGCCGGAACAGGTGCACCTGGAAATCCTGCATAAGGAATTGTTCCTCGTTCACTTCGGCCGTTTCACGTGGGGCGACATCCAGCAGATGAGTGTCGGTGAGCGCGACTGGTTCTACGACCAGCTCGTCGAGGTCAAGAAGAAGCAGGATGCCGCCTTCCAGAAGAAGTGAGACCCATGGCTAACGGCAACTCGAACCAGTTCAACTTCGTCTACCGCATCCAGTACGACAACAGCCAGCACGGCTCCGAGCGCGCGGTCAAGGACACGAAGGCGCTCAGCGAGGCGGCCATTGGCGCGAAGGCCAAGGCGGTCCTCGCCCTGGAAGAGGCCGGCAAGGCTGCGGACAGCATCTCGAAGAAGTCGTCCCTGGCGGCGAACGCGCTCACGGGATCGTTGGGCACGGTGAGTTCGAGTCTGAGCGGCCTCCTGGTTCCGTTGACGGTGATCGGCGAGGCGTACCTGTTCCTGGAGAAGGCGGTCAGCTTCTTCAGCAGCCTCATCTCCGGCACGGTCGCCTACCACGACAACCTGCTCAAGGTCCGCTACGTCAACGACGACCTGACGCTCAGCACGAAGCAGCTCTCCGACGAGGTCGTCGGCCTTGCGATGAACTTCGGCCTGACGACCGAAGAGGCGTTCAAGCTGGAGAAGACCGCCTCGCAGATGAAGATCCCGGTCGAGCTGTACGACAAGTTCGTGCTGAGTTCGGGCCGGGCCGCCAAGGTCCTGGGCGTGAGCGTCGAGGCGGCCTCGCAGTTCAATTACCAGTTGAGCCGTATTCCCGGATTCACGAACAACTTCGAAGCCTTCGATGGCTTGGCGGCCAAGCTCGTAAGCACGTTCAACGTGAAGCCCGAGGACGTCTTCGCTGCGATCGATCCGAGCAACCCCGAAGTCGCGAAGCTCCTGAACGAGACGCCCAAGGCGTACCAGGAAGCCTCGATGGCGGGGCTGGCGACCGCAGAATCGGCCATGAAGCACCTCGGTGCAAGTGGCCAGAAGGCGATGCAGCTCTTCGTCGAGATGCTGAACCAGACGTCGAGTCGTGGGATGATCCTCGCGGCGCAGGTGGCCCGCAGCGGCGGCAAGCAGGTGGCCGACCTGCAGAACATGCTGCGCACCGGCCAGACGAAGCAGGTCTTCGAGGACTTCCTGCGCATGATCGAGCAGGTGCCGCGCGACCGTGCGGGCGCCATGTCCGAGATGTGGGCGCAGGTCTACGGCATCGACCCCGGCACGCTGGCGGTCCTGCGCAACGTCGTCGACGTCGCCGGTGCCAACGTGGACGCCATTGCCAAGAAGATGGCCGGAGCGGCCGGCGATACTCGCGAGGCGTGGGAGAAGCAGACCGACGCGCTCACGAAATACTTCGACGACAAGACCGCGCAGCTCTTCCTGCAGATCCAGCCGAATCTAGACAAGCTGAAGAACGGCGCCATCGCCTTCACCTCCGCGCTGCTGAACGAAAAAGTAAGCCCGATGGTGGATCAGTGGCTCGGGAAGTTCAAGGGGCTGCTATCGGTGATGGACCGGATTGAGGGTATTTGGAAGTCCATCAGCGGCGAGGAAGAGAACGAGCGCAAAGCCTCGCGCGGCATGGCGCTCCGCGCGGTCCACGAGATTCAAGCCCGCCGCGAGCTCGACGAATTCAAGTCTCTGGAAGACGCCCTCCAGCACGGGATGGCGACGCTCCAGGATGCGGACGCGTGGTCCAAGAGCCACGCCGGCATCGACTACACGGCTCTCAAGGCTGCGTTCGCAGATGAAGCGCGTTTGCATGTGCTCGCCGACAAGCTGAAGGCCGGCAAGCTGCTGCGGTGGGGCGAGGTCCAGGAGGGGGACTTCGACGCCCTCGAAGGCGCCTTCCCGGGCGCCCTCAAGAAGGGGATGGCCGCGGGCGGCATCGTCCAGCCGATCCCGGGCGGTTCCCTCGTTCCGATCGCGGAAGCGGGACGGCCCGAAGCGGTCCTGCCGCTCGAAAAGATCCCGAGTCTGATCGGGCACGTCACGCAGGAAGAGGTTGTGGCGGCGATCAAGTGGCTGGGCGCATACCTCGTCCAGAACTTGCAGCCGCGCTCGAACATGCCGATGGCACCTTCGCCCGGCATGTTGCCTGACGTCCAGCGGATGCTGTCTCACCGGAGCTAACCATGGCCGTCGCGGTATTTGATCTTGCCTACCTGTTCTTGGATGCGAAGCCTTCCGAGCGCCTGCACTTCCAGATGATCCCGGACACGCTGACGATCTCGAAGTCGGCGGAGTGGGGTTCCACAGAAGTCGTCGGGCGTGGCGAGCCGTACCGTGCGTACCGTGCGTCGAGCCCGCGCAACATCGCGTTCACGATGCGCTTCTTCGCGTCCGTGGACGCGGGGGACAACGGGAACGCCTTCGACGACGTGAGGCGCAAGGCGGACTGGCTGGAGGCGTTGGTCTATCCGGACAACGCGACGGGCTTCCCGCCGCTGACGCGCCTCTTCTTCGGTAACACGCTGCAGTCGCTGTGTATCGTGAAGTCGGTGAGCATCGTCTTCGACGGGCCTTGGGCCTTCGAGCGCGACGTCGGTCAGCCCGGCGCCAATGAGTTCGTCTCGGACATCCTGCCGATGCACGCGACGGCCACGCTGTCCTTGGACGAGATCAACTCGACCCCGCCGACCGCGACGCTCGTTCGGGACGGCATCCTCACGCGGCGCGGGCTCACGCCCTCACCGTGAGATCCGCCGCGCGATGCACAGCGCGGCGAGGGCACCCGGCTTCTTGATGATCAGCGCGAGCATCCCGGCCAGCCCGAGCAGACCGCCCCAGAGGTAGAGGTACGCGAGCAGCTCGCAGGCAGGACGGAAGTCCGGCTGCGGCGTGTACTCGACGTGCGCGGTCTGCGTGTTCGGATGGTCCTGCATGGCGCTCTCCTTGCCCCAGAGTCTGTATTACAGGTGGGAGCCCGTCAATGGGTAAGCGTGTTCTTCTCCCGAACTCTAGCCGGATGCGGCTCACGCCCCTCCTCCAGGAGCGCGATGCCGACGGGCAGCCCTCGAACGACTACGTCTGGGGCTCCTGGGAGCCGCCCGACATCCCGGCGGACGACACCGACGACGTCTACGTCGTGAAGGCGCACGAGCTCGGGCGGCTCGACCTGATCTCCGCCGCCTTCTACGACGGCGACTCCTCGTTCTGGTGGATCTTGCTCTTCGTGAACGACCTGATCGACCAGTTCACGAACGATCCTGCGCTCGACGGCATTCCGTCCGGAACCGTGCTCCGGATCCCGAAGAAGACGCGCATCAACTCGATCCTGCTCAACCGCAACAAGACCAAGGCGACGACGGGATCGACGCTGGAGTAAGGCATGTCGGACCGAGACCCCTACGCTCCGGGCATGCCCTACCTGGAGGTCGTGATCGGCGACACGAACATCGAGGCGATCCCGCAGTTCCTCGAACACTTCTCGCACAACGTCTTCGCGCAGCAGCTTGCTGGCATGGCGTCGTTCACCTTCTTCGACGCGACGTACGACACGCTCGAAAACTTGATCCTCAAGAACAGCTCCGACGTGAAGTTCCGCTACGGCTGGCGCGATGGTCCGATCTCTCCCTGGCACCAGGGCGTCGTCTACGAGTATCGCTCGCGCTTCTCGGAGCAGGGCCTGCACCTGGACGTGCATGTCGCTGACATGCTCACGTTCTACGGCGCGGTCAAGTACGATACGCTCTGGGCCTACACGCAAGGCGATCCGATCAATCGCATCTCGGACATCGTCGTCCGCCTTGCCGCTCGCATGGGCTTGAAGACGACCGAACAGTCGGTCGTGCGCACGCGGCCAGGGCCGCTCAGCCTCTTCCAGCAGAACATGAGCGACGCGGAGTTCATCACGTACGTCCTGCTGCCGCTCGCAGTCTCGGAAGCGGGCTACGCGAACTACCACTTCTTCGTGGTGGGGGACACGCTCTATTTCCAGCCGCGCCAAGGGCAGACGACTGCACGGACGTTCGTCTTTGGGGCCGGGCAGGACTCAAAGGTCATCAGCTTCGCTTCGCAGTACAACGGGCTCCGCATGCTGCACATGGGTGGCGGCGACCTCACCACGACCGGCTACAACCCGCTGACCGGCAAGCTGCTGCGGCGCCGCATCGACCTGCCCGAGACCGAGCGTCCGGGACTCGTGCCGACGCCGGCTGACTTCATCGCGACCGGCCAGTTCGGAGAGACGACGCCGGATCCGCAGACGCCCTACGTGGGCGGCCGCATCTACCACCTGCCGTTCTCGACGCAGCAGGAGATCGACTCCTGGTGCAACTGGAAGTGGACCCAGTCCCGCGAAGGCGGCTGGGAGGCTGCGCTCTCGATCCTGGGCGACCCGCAGCTCGCTCCGAACGATCTGGTCGAAGTCCAGGTCGTGAAGCGAACGGACCAGACGCTGCACTACACGTCCGGGAACTACTTCGTGCGGGACGTCGAGCAGCAGATCCGCCACGGCAGCTTCATCACGAACCTGAAGCTGATCGCACAGGGCGCGTCGCTCGGCACGACCGAGCTCGGAGGTACCGCGCCTGCTGCCGAGCCGAGCACAGCGACGCCGGCCAACATGGAGTCGGTGCAGAGCAGCCTGATCGACGACATCTGAGGCTAGAAGAGCCTCTTCGGGAAGAGATCACCCCAGGTCCATATCAGCGTCTCGGGCTCGCAGGCAAGTGGGGTATCGGCTACGACTTCGCCGATGTCGTCAAGCACGTCGAGTGCATCGACTTCGTCGATTCCGAAGTTCTCTAGGACCCTCGCCGCGTCGTCTTCCCCTTCATCGAGGTCGAACTCGCAGGATGGGTCCACGAGGGTGTGCAGGATCTTTCGGTTGAACGGGTTTCGGAGCATGATCAGAACCTCGGCGGGAAGAGATCGAACAAGACCGGCTTCAGCGTAGCTGGAATCTCGCCAAGCGGCGTTTGAGCGACAGCTCGCCCGATATCTATAAGCACGGTGACTGCGTCTTTGTAGGCGACGCCGCGCTCAGTTAAGCGCGCAACGTCGCATTGTCTCCCTGACAGGTCGAACCGTTGGGTCGGATCGGACAGAGCGTCCCGTGCATCCCGTACCCACCGTCGGCTTAACGGGTCAACGAGCATGGTCAGAACCTCGGCGGGCAAAGCACGGGCAGGACGAGCCGCATGGTCTCCGGTTCGTTCGACAGCGTCACGGCCGAGCCAATCTTGTCGAGTACGTAGTTTGCTGCGAGGCTCCCGACGCCAAGGGCCTTTAGGTAATCGAGCGCGTCCGCGCCCTTACCCGGCACCGCGTGCGCGAACGGACAGGTTGGGGCATACAAGCAGGCTTGCACCACTCGATTGAACGGGCTGTCGAGCACGGCTCGATTCTCACTCTTCGGCGTCGATGACGAAGGGCTGCACCTTGATCGGGATCGGGTTCACGAAGCAGGAGTTGGCGAGGAAGAGCTTCGCCTCCTCGATTTCGAGGATCGACTCCGCGCGGTCCTCGGGCGTCATGAGGGGACGGATCGCGATCTGCGCACGCTCGCGAACTTCGAGCGCCTCGCTCAGGACTTCGCGTGGGCCCCGCTTCGCCTTGAACGGCGTCTTCATGTCACTTCTCGCTCTGGCGCTCGGCCGAGCGCGTCATGAGCCGCTTGATCGCGGCCGCCTCGACCGGGTTCTGCGAGTGGCACTCGACCGTGACGTCGAGCATCTGGTCCTGGTCCCACATCTCGGAGAGGAAGCGGGCGACGCCGAAGCCGCTGCCGTGGCCCTCGCCCAGGTCGCCGTCGAGGCTGATCAGCGTGACGTCCTGCTCCTGCAGGATCGCGATCGCCTCGTACTCCGTGCACACGCGCACGTCGAAGCCCGCCGGGAGCGGCTTCTCATCGTCCAGCCAGACTCGGATCTTTGCCATGCTCAGTCCTCCACTTGCCTGAAGACTACAGGAGCTGGGGCGGTCCTGCAAGGGACCCCTCTCGGCTCCTCCTTCAGCTCATCGGCAGGTTGCGGCGGAACAGCCACTTCAGCGCGCGCCACGGCCACGTGAGCGGCTCGAAGTACGGCCGTAGGTTTACCACTCTTGCCATGGCGCCTCCTCGTGAAGCTGGAGCATACCCTTCGCGTCTACCTCTGCAAAGAAGAACGCCTTCGGGCGGCCTCGCAGGAGTTTCAGGATATCCGAGGTGACGGGCTGCTCGTGCTGAATCGTTAGCAGCATGTCGTACGCCAGCACGCGCTGGACACGGTCCGAGCTGTAGACCGAGGTCTGCAGCTTCACGATTCTCATGGCCGCCCCCGCATCCGGCAGGGCGACATCTTCACCGGGCACGGGTTCGCGGAGGCGCGCGTGGCGGAGGCCAGCGCGAGCTCCTGCGTGCGGTAGGGCGTCCACCCGCCGCCTCGGCACGTCGCGCAGATGATCCGCCAGTCCCCCGGGCCCCGGCGGATCACCGCCCGAGCACCCACCGTCATCACCACCATGGTCTCGTCCCTCCGTGTGTGCCCCGCATCTTAGAAGGAGTCCGACTTCGATGCCAGCACTTGCTCAAATGACACATAACGAGCTCATGAGGTCGGTCCACGCCGCGCGGGAGTGGCGGACCCGGACACGGCACGAGTGGGGAGAGAAGGTCCGGCTCCTGCAGAAGCAGCTCAAGGAGCTCAAGCGGAGCTTGCAGAGTGCCCGGGAAGGCGCCAAGCGCGCCGCCACCCAGCAGCGACACGAGATCCCGGCCGAGCTGGAGCTCCTCCGTAAAGAGAATCGGACGCTGCGGCAAAAGGCTCGTGTAGGCGGCGGCCTGCAAGACATCGTCCTCGCTACCGCGAAGGACATCCTGCAGAACTGGGACGGCAAGATCGAACTTCCGCCTCCGATCCGCTTCGACGCGACGGAGCGAGAAGAGGTCGTGGCGCTCGCTCACGTGACCGATGTGCAGCTCGGCAAGACGACCGCTTCCTACTCGACCGAGATCGCACAAGGCCGCCTGATGGAGTACGCGCGCAAGGTCGCGTCGTGCTGTCAGGTCCACCACAAGATGCGTGGCATCAAAGAGCTGCGCGTCTACCTCGGCGGCGACATCGTGGAAGGTGAGACGATCTTCCCGCGCCAGGGCTTCTCGATCGACAGCTCCGTGATGGAGCAGGCCGTGATCAACGCGCCGAAGATCATCTCCGCGATGCTCATGTACTGGACGGCGTACTTCGAGAAGATCCACGTCGTGTGCGTCCGTGGTAACCACGGACGGCCGGGGTCACGGCACGACAACTCACATCCTGACACGAACTGGGACTCGGTCTCCTACCTCTGCGCGAAGCAGATGACCGATTCCCTCGTGCAGACGAACAAGCCAAAGTGCAAGATCACCTGGAACATCTCACTTGGCTGGTATGCCGTCGACGAGTTGCTCGGCCATAAGAACCTGTTGATCCACGGCGACCTCGGGATCCGCGGGGGCTTCGCAGGCGTGCCGTTCTATGGCATCACGCGCGCGATGGCCGGCTGGCTCGACACGATCCCGGAGCCGTGGGATCACTGCTTCATCGGCCACTTCCACCAGTTCCTCGGCTGGGATTGGAACGGGCATATGGTCTTCATGGGGGGCACGCCGGAATCTGATAATGAGTACGCGCGAGCGGAGCTGGCTGCAGGCGGACGTCCGAAGCAGCGTATGCAACTCTGGACGCGCAAGAACGGTCCGATCGTCGATCTTCCGATTCAGCTCAACTTCGCGTACGAGCCGCGGGCTCCGTACTCCCAGAAGCGAAGGGTCCCTGAAGGAGCGATCTGATGCGCACCCTGGTCCTGGTCAACGGTCCGCCCGGCTGTGGCAAGGATACGTTCGCGGCCATGGTCGCCGCGAAGCTGCCGCGCACGCGCGTCGACAAGTTCGCGACGTACCTGAAGGAGCTCACGCACCGCGTCTTCGAGCTGAGCGTCCCGTCCAACGCGTTCGAGGGCATCAAGGACACGCCCAACGCGCGGTTCTGGGGCGTGACGCCGCGGCAGGCGTACATCGCGTTGTCGGAGAAGTTCATCAAGCCGCTGCTCGGCGAGGACTTCTTCGGGCGCTACGTGAGCCAGAAGTTCCGGATGGACCGGGGATCGGAGACGTTCGTCATCTCGGACTCGGGGTTCCCGGAAGAGGCGGCGGCCCTGATCGAGGACTTCGGGCTGGAGCACTCGGTGCTCGTCCGCATGTACCGCAAGGGCTGCTCGTTCAAGAACGACTCGCGCTTCTACTGGCCAGCGCCTGCGGGCCTGCGCGTGATGGAAGTCAAGAACGACGGCTCGCTCGCGGACCTGACCAAGACGGTGAGCGAGTTCCTCGAAGAGTGGCGTAAGCCCGTCGAGGTGCGCCGTCGTGTTCGAACGGCCGACGGTTGAGAGGAGGAGCTCCGGTGAAGAAGGAGACCTTCGGGCGCGACGTCGTGACGATGCCGGTCTACCTCTACAAGTTGCTCCCGTTCGGGACCCGGCCGGCGCACTGCCCGGGCTGCGGGAAGGAGGAGAGTGGGTTCGATTCGCCTGCGGCCATGAAGTGGCGCGTCACCTACATGGAAGTCTTCGACGCGGACGACGAGGGGACGGAGCCGGCGCACAGCCACCTGCCCGGCCGCTACTTGCGGGTCCGCTGCAACCGCTGCCGCTTCACGTTCCAGACGCAGGTCTACGAGGACCGCGATACGAAGTGAATCACTCCCGACCGCATGAGTCGAGCCCTCGGTCATCTCGACTAGCGATTTCGTACGACGGCGGCTTCAGTTCCTTGTACTCGTACCGCGTGAACTGGACGTACCGCTTGGCGTAGTCGGAACACTCCGACTCGCTCTCGAACGGGCCGAAGACTTTCGACGCCAGGAAGTCGTCCAGCCGATCGTACGGAGCCGGCGGCTCGCACGTCATCTTCACGATGCTCTCGACGTTCCATGCGACGATGACCCAGGCCATGTTCAGCGCTCCTGCGACAGGTCGACGAGCTCCGGATCGAGCGCGGCCATGTACCAGTCGGGCGTCACGGCGGCCGAGTTCTGCGCGTTGTACCGACGCTGGAACTTCTTCGCCGCGGCGAGCGACTTGAAGTCCTTGTAGCTGTCGACCTTCTGGCCCCAGTCACGCTCGGACTCGATGATCACGACACGGTAGCGTGCTTTCAGCATGGGTGCGCCTCCTGCGTCGTCGGTGGAATCGGGATCCCGTTCTTCTTCATGTACTTCACGGCAGCGGCGAAGTATTCCCCGCCGCTGTTGCCGGCCGTCCACTCCGTCTTGCAGCCGGTGCAGCGGAAGTACGGACGGGGCGGCGTCTTCGCGGTCACGTAGCCGATGATCACGATGCCGTGACCTTGGCAGGTGCCGCAGCGAACCTTCTTCACGATGGTCATAGTTGGCCCTTGGCCTTCGCGTACCCCACGCCGCGGATGAACGCGGCTACCTCCACCGCGTTGCCGCGGAAGATCGCCTCCGGCGCGGCGCGATCGCAGACCATGAAGTGGTCGAACAGCACCCTCTTGCCAACGTCCTTGAACTTCAGGTGGACCGAGTAGTCGGGTCCCAGGATCCCGAGCACGGTCGCTCGGAACTGATCGAGCAGCCGGTGCGCCGCGCCTTTCGAGGTCCGCACGGTCAGCTCCTCCACGCTAGGGCCTGCGTGATCCTCGCCTCGACGTACTGCACGATCGCGGCTTCGAGCTCGCCGCGGGCCTGGGTCTTCTCCTTCTCGGCCTGTCGCACGTAGGAGCAGTCCATCGGGTCGTAGCAGCTTTCGCCGTACTTCTCGATCGCTCGATGGAGCGAGTCCGGCAGGCGGGTGTCCCGCGTTCGCCACTGGGGAGACGTGTTCTCGTGGGCCATGGTCAGCTCTCCTGCTCGACGTACTCGCTCGCGTGGGACTTCAACCACGTTCGCGCGTTGGCCTCGGCGGCTTCCGGGGTCAGAGCGACGCGGCCTTTGTAGGCGATGCTACCGTCGTAGGGCCGCGTGACGATGATCCAGCTCGCTTGCCACCCTTCAGGCCCCTCGTCAGCCCAGCAGGGACGGACGCGCATCTCCACCGTGCGGATCGGGATGGTGATGTCCATGGTCAGCTCCCCTTCTTGGCGTTCAACTTCTCGATGATGAGCGCGACGACATCGTCGCGCACGTGGACGTAGCGGCCGCTGCACATGAGGCGGAGCGGGCGGTCCTCCTCGTCGCGCTTGAACTCGTCTTCGGTGATTCCGAGAGTCGCGGCGAGCAGTTCGAGCGCGTCCTCGCCAATCTTGTTCTTGGCCCGGAGCTCTGCCGACCTCTCCTCCAGAGACTTCCTCTTCGCCACGGTCAGCTCCTCTCCTGGACGCGCTCGAAGCCGCAGGTCGCGACCTCCCACACCTGACGCGAGAGAGCGTTGCGGCCAGTGATCTTGATGCGGTCGCCGACGCTGGTCGAGCGGATCGGCGTCGGCCTCACGGCGTGTACGTCGATGACGCAGGTGCCGTTCACCGGCTGCTTGATGCGTTCCTTCTCGGACTCCGGCAGGTCGAACCACGGGTGATCGACCGAGTTCGTCGCGGCGTAGGCGATCTCACAGAGCTCGGCGGGATCGATGCCGACGGGCGCGTCGATCGTCACGCACGCGGCCCACACGAACTCGGGCGGCAGGTCGCGGGTCGGGCCGAAGGCGTTCTTGTTGTGGAAGACCTGAAGGCAGAACGTGCTCAGCTTCGTCGTGTTCATGGTCAGACTCCCTTCGCGGTTTCGAGCATGTTGATCGCCTTGTCCAGCGCGCAGAACTTCTGCTGCGTCCGGTGCTTCACCAGCGCGTCCGTCTCGGCCTCGTACAGCGACCACAGCCGCTTGCTCTCGGCGCGGAGCTCGACGATGGCCTTGTTGATGGCGCGGGTCGAGGTCGCGCGCATGACCTTGATCTTCGTGTGCCAGTTTTGCGTCTGGTGCATGGTCGTTTCTCCTCAGTCGCACATGCCGGAGTAGCGGATCTCGATGACGTCGCGGCCCCACTTGTCGCCGGGCTCGGACTTGTGGGGGCGGAGCGAGTCGACGTTCGGGACGAGCGTGGAGCTGATCTTGCCAGCGAGGGTGAGCGCCTCGTCCTTCGTGGCCGCGATGACCGTGTTGAAGCCGCCGCCTTCCCACTCGAAGATCCAGCAGACGCGCTGCGCAGGGACCTCAACCGGAGCCGCGCCGGAGAAGACGAGGCCAGCGCGGAAGCCACCGATCCAGCGCGACACGTCGGAGATCGAGCCGGAGCACAGCACCTTGGTGTAGCGGACTTCGACATGGCTGAAGCGCCCGTTGTCGTCGTTGGCCATCGGGACGACGAACATCCGCTTGTTGAACTCGATCCCGGCGTTCAGCTCGTCCCGCATCTGATCGCAGAGCTGCTGGGCCTTGGACATCGCGATTCGCATGGCTCTCTCCTCGGGTTGCTCAGGTCGTCCTCGTCAACGCCCCCGAAGATACCTGTATTACAGGTCTGGTCAACAGGCATTTTCCAGAAATCTCTCCGCGCCCTAAGCGCACCAGGAGCCCCATGGGCACGCTCGACGAAGAGGTCTCCGGCACCCGGCACATCTGGACGGGGCTCTTTTTCGGCACCGTCGAGGACATCCAGGACCCCGAGCGCCTGGGGCGGGTCAAGATCCGGGTCTTTCAGGTCCACCACGAGGACAAGAACCAGGAGCCGACCGAGAGCCTGCCCTGGGCGCCGTACGTGAGCTTCGGCGGGGCCCCGGGCTCCGGGGCCTACTGGGTGCCCCAGGTGGGCGCCCAGGTCGTCGTCGGCTTCTTCCACGGGGACCCGTCCAAGCCGATCTGCCTGGGGACGGTCTACCGGCAGACGGAGAGCCCCGTGGAGGTCCGCGGCCGGGCCGCCGACAGCGCCAGCAACAACGGGCTCGGCACGAACGCCTTCCCGGGCTCGAACGCGTCTCAGACGATCCTGGGCGCGACCCAGGTGCACGAGCTCGCCACCCCGGGTGGGCGGTTTCTGCTCCTGGACGACAGCCCGTCGACGCCCGACGTCGTCCTCGCCTCTCAGCTCCACGTCTTGACCCAAGACGACCACGCCTCGCGCAAGCGCTTCGAGCTGCAGAGCGGCGCCGGCCACAACCTGACCTTCTGGGACGTGGCGCCGACCAAGCTCGTGCTGACGAGCGTCTCGGGCCACCGCACGACCTACAGCGACGACACGGCCGACCCATCCATGAAGTCGGTGACGCACGGCGGCCACTCCTTCTCGATGAGCGACCTCACGAGCAAGCCGGAGATCCGGCTGCAGTCGACCGGCGGCGGCGTGATCAGCATCAACGACAAGGGCTCGGGCACCGTGTCCGAGATCCGCGTCAACACGAAGAAGAACGTCCAGCTCGTGCTGCAGGACAACAACGACAACTTCTCCCTGATCACGAGCGCCTCGAACGGGATCATCGGCAAGGCGGCCGATTACGTGATCGTGCAGGCGGGCACCGGCTCCACGGTTTACCGCGTCGCTTGCTCCGCGCAGACCAGCGAGATCCTGATCGAGACCTCGGCCGCCGCAGCCGGCGCTGCGATCAACATCCACGCCGGCAACGGCCAGATCGTTCTCGAAGCCGTCGGCCAGATCAACATGCACTGCACCGGCGCGATGACCATCTCGTCCGACACGTCGATCACCATGACCGCTCCGACCATCTCGCTCAACCCGTGAGGTCCACATGCCCGGTGCCATTCGAGTTGGCCTCGACAACGTGAACGGCGGTGCCGTGCTGCCAGCGACCGGCGTTCCTACCGTGCTGGTCAACGGTGTCCCCGTGGCCGTCGCGCATGGCGCAGGCGTCGTCGCAGCCGCGGCACACTTTCCGTTTACGGGTACGCACCTTGTGCCGGCGTTCTTCATCGGGTCGCTGACGGTCTTTGCAGGCGGGTTCCCCGTCGTCCGAGCCGGCGACCTCGCCGACTGCTTCGACGCGATCCTGCCGGGCTCGACCAACGTCATCGTGGGGTGAACCATGGCCACGTCCTTCGCTGCTCGCTTTCGCGGGCTGGTCTTGCCGATCCGGAAGTGGTCGGGCGGCTACTTCTCGACGCGCACCACGCGTGACCTGATCCAGAGCAGCATCCGCATGATCCTGATGACCCGGCTCGGTGAGCGCGTGATGCTGCCGGAGTTCGGTAGTCGTCTGCACGAGCTCGTATTCAACCAGATGGACGACGTCCTGAAGCAGCTCGCGCGGACCTACGTGATCGATGCGATCGGGCGCTGGGAAAAGCGGATCACGATCCAGGACGTGAAGATCATCACGCATCCCGATACGCACGAGTTCGACGTGTTCATGTCTTACGTCATCAACGAATCCGCCGACCAGGACTCGCTGGTGCTTGAAGGATTCGGAGGGAGCCTCTAATGGCGAGCTCGTCGACGATCGCACTGCCGACGCCCATCGACTTCACGGCCCGTGAGTTCGATTCGATCAAGGTTGCGCTGACTCAGTACCTGAAGGACAACTTCTCCAGCGACTTCTCGGACATCACCGAGTCGCAGCTCGGGATTGCGATCCTGGAGCTCTTCGCCTACATCGGAGCGTCCCAGGCGTTCTACCTGGACCGGGCCGCGAACGAGGCGTACCTCGCGACGGCACGGCAGCGCCGAAATATCGTGCTCCTCGCCCGCAACGTCGGTTACCAGCCCTACCTTGCCAGCGCCGCATCGGTCGACATGGTCGTCGACACGAGCACGATGGGCGTGAGCACGGGCGACGCGTTCGCCGTGGCGCGTGGCCAGAAGCTCACCTCGACCGGCGGGCAGATCTTCGAGGTCGTGGAAGACCAGAACATCATCTGCACGGACGGCCCCACCAAGCAGTTCTCGGTGAACTCGGGCCTTCCCTCCACCACGCTCGCGATCTCCATGTCGCAGGGCGAGAGCAAGACCTTCACGACGCGCAGCAACGGCCAGCCGTTCCAGACGTTCAAGCTCGACCAGTTCCCGGTCATCGACGGCTCGATCCGCGGCTACGTCGGCGGCACGTCGACGGACTCCAGCGCGGTCCAGTGGACCGGCGTGAATGCGCTGCAGCTCGGGGACCCGACCGACATCGACAACCAGAGCATCTTCCAGGTCCAGATCGACGAGAACGACAAGGCCACGATCAAGTTCGGCGACAACATCACGGGTGCGGTCCCGTCCAACGACACGACGGTCTCCTTTGACTATCGCGTCGGAGGCGGCGCGGCCGGCAACATCGCGGCGAACACGCTCTCCGGCTCGCTCAATGCCGTGAAGAACCTGCTCACGGCCGTGACCTTCAACGTCGTGAACCCGAGCCCCGCGACTGGCGGGCAGGACCGCGAGACGTCGTCGAGCATCAAGTTCTTCGCGCCGCTGTGGGTCAAGACCAACGACCGCGCGATCACGGAGAACGACTACTTCACGCTCTCGAACGGCTTCTCGGACGGCGTCACCGGCTCGATCGCCAAGGCGGCCGCGCTGGCCGATCCGACGGATGGGCTCGCGAACGTCGTCACGGTGTACGTCTGGACCAAGACGTCGGCCAACACGCTGTCGGCCAGCGTCCCGCAAGCGCTGAAGGACGCCCTGCAGAAGTACCTCGACGCGCGCCGGGTCGTCACCGTCTACGTCCAAGTCATGAACGGGACGAACATCCCCGTCGATATCAACTGCCTGCTGCAGATCGACACGCGCTACGTGCGCCAGGACGTGCTCGATGCCGTCAACGCGAAGGTCGCCTCGATCTTCGTGGAAGACCGCGTGCGCTACGGCAACGAACTGCGCATCTCGTGGATCTACGACGAGATCATGTCGGTGCCGGGCGTGCGCTGGTGCCAAGTCACGTCGCCGCAGATCGACATCAATGTCGGGGTCGTGCGTGAGCTCATCAGCGGCACGCTGCCCGACCAGACCGGCGTGTTGATCAACGAGACCAAGCTGCCGTTGACCTTCGATCCAGGGAGCGCGCTGGGCACCGCCATCGTCAGCTCGGACGGCTACTACGCGAACTACCGGATCGAGATCCTGACGGGCCCCGCCGCTGGCCAAACGCGCAAGATCCTGAGCTACGACGGGCCGGCGCACGAGATCACCGTGGACCCGAGCTGGGACATCCCCGCGCCGGTCGCTGGCGCCACGTTCCGCCTCTGGCATCCGCGCCGCGTCGGCCTCGCTACGACCGAGAGCGGCGTCAACAACTTCTTCCTGCACCGCGTGATCGGGATCACGAACGGCGTCGGCAACGGACAGAACCGCGTCGTGCGCTCGTACGACGGCACGACCAAGGTGGTCTCGACTGACAAGAACTGGACGACGGCTCCGACCCTTTCGTCCAGCTACACCGTGTTCGCGGACCTGAAGTGTGGACAGAACGAATCCCTGGTCCTGGGCTCGACGTCGCTGACGGTCATCTCCTCGCTGGATGAATCCTGATGCCGTCCACCGTTCGCATCTTCGATCTCCTGCCCTACACGATCCGAGAAGGCGACCCCGATCTTGCTCTCAAGACCCTGTTCGACGCGGTCCAGCAAGAGTACGAGCGTTGCCGCTCCGAGATCCGTGGGCTCGGTCTGCTCATCGACGTCGACGGCATCAACAGCACGTACGAGTATCAGGGCAATCCGGTCTTCGACTATGTGAACAACCCCGAGAAGCTCCTCATCGGCCAGATCCAGCCGAATACCCTGCTCCAGCTCGTGACGAACATCGCGCCGCTCAACGACTTCTACCTCGGCTATGGCCTGCGCGTCCTGCGCTCGAAGTACGACGCGAACGGGGACGGCGTGTTCGAGGAGGATCAGGCGGCAGGCTTCCCGAAGAGCTTCGAGAACTTCTACACCAAGATCGTCAACTACGAGTACGACGCGACCACAGGAGTCGGCACGGTCTTCGTCTTCCCGCCGTTCCCGCCGGACATGGTCACGCTGCTGGCTGGCGGGATGAACATCGCCTTCGAGATCTCGCAGCCGCGCTTCGTCTACTTGCCGGCCACGGATGCGCAGGGCCGCTCGATCATCCCGACCACGGACTACTACCGCGACTGGTTCGTCCGCATCTACGCGGGTCCGGGCGGCACGCCGATCCAGACCAAGCGCATCACGACCTTCTTCGTGCGTAAGGATCCGGCCGGCAACCCGATCTCCTACATCCTGGGCGTCGACTCGCCCTTCGAGCAGCCGCCGACGGCGACGTCGCTCTTCGGGATCACGCCGCAGTTCACCAGCTTGAACTACATCGCACAGCAGGTGGGCTTCGAGCCGGAAGCAACTGACCCGGAAGACCTGCAGAAGCAGCAGATCCTGAGTGCCGTGCCGGCGTACAAGCTGAAGGGCACCATCGACTCGTTCCGCCTGCTCTTCAAGACCTTCGGCTTCCAGAGCCGTGTCCAGGAACGCTTCTCGAACTACACCCACGCCCCGGTCGACGAGCCGGGCGTTGAAGAGCTCCCGCCCCATGACGACAGCTTCAGTCAGCCAGCAGTCGGAGAGCCGCGCGCGATCGACAACGTGGCGCTGCGAGAGCTCTTCTCCGACGACTTCAGCTCGAACGACACGACGCGTTGGGACGTCACGGGCACGGCCGGCGCCGGCACGATCACCGTCTCGTCGGGCATCTTGAACCTGAAGTCGACCGCGTCGGGCGGTGCCTACATCGGCAAGCACTGCGGCGTCCATGACTTCGTCTTCGAGTTCGACGTGAACTTGGGCGCGATCTCCCTCGCCCCCGGCAACAAGCTCTCGATCTTCGAGATCGCGAACGACACACGTACCTCTCCACAGATGCGTCTCACGGTCAACGACGCTGCCTTGACCCTCAAGGTCGATGCGACGCCGCCGCAGGCGACCACGGCCATCCTGTTCCCGAATACCTGGACCCATTTCAAGGTCCGCATGGCGTCGCAGTCGGTCCAGGTTTGGCAAGACGGGACGCCGGTCTTCGACAACTTCCCGACGGGGTCGACGTTCCTCGGTGGCTATGGCACGTCGAGCCACATGTTCCTGTGCGCGATGCCGATCTTCGGCACGATTCCGACGACCGTGAAGTTCGACAACTTCAAGTCCTCGACGCTGACCGACGTGCTGATCAAGTCCGGGGCTGGCGAAGACGCGGTCACCAACCTCGCGTTCCGCCGGAACAACGGCAACATCGGCTTCCGCAACCCGGACCTGCGCATCCCGGATTCCGACATCACGGTCTTGCTGCGCAAGCTCAACCCCAACGTCCAGTTCTCTGCGGACGTCTTTCAGCGAATTGTAAAGCGCCTGAAGGACATCCGTCCGATCCACGTCGAAGTTGCACTCGTGGCCGCGGCAGTCGATGAACTGTCGGTGGTCGGCTTCGTCGACCAACTGAACCGGCTCTACCGGTTCACCGAAACCGTTGGAATCGCGGACACGCTGGACGTGATCCCCGATCTCCTGCTCTTCCTTGAAACGGTCGGCATCACCGACCGCTTGACCATCCTGGTGGCGGAGCCTCGCTGGGACGTTTCTGCATCGGCGTTCGATGCCGACGACGTCCGCTGGGACACCTAAGAGGGCCTCATGGCTGCTACCGATCTCTTCGCTTTTGACCCGACGCTGCCGGTCTACGGCGGGCGCGTTAAGAGCAGTGAACTTCGTCGAAACCTCGGCATGCTGGCGACGCACCTGCGCAGCCCGACCGAGAACAGAACTCCTGCCCAGCTCGCCGGTGACCGGCGCTGGACCACGGGTGGGACCCAAGATCTGTCGTCCGGGAAGTTCCTCCGCATCACGACGAACACGTCGTCGTCGGTGGTGACGAACCTGACGTTTGACGTCGACTGCTCGACCGGTGGAGCGTCGCCTGCGAACGCTCGCACCCTGGCCGACGTCATTACGACGATCAACACCGCGTACACGGGCGCGGGAGGTAGCGGCACTCTGGCCTATCAGCTCGACGGATTCGTCCTGCTGAAGTCGCCCTACGCCGGGGCGAACTCGATCGTCAAGGTCGATACGTACACGAACAACCTGGACACCCCGACCAACAAGTTCGATGGCTTGGAGCAGATCCTCGCGCTGAGCAAGCGCGAATCTGGCCCGCCGTACACGTACCGGGGCTCGGACCCTCTTGACGGCGCGCTTTGGAACGTGGCGGCGGACGCCGCGACCTTCGAGCAAGAGATCAAGTTCCGCAATCGCGGTCCGGCTCAGATCCTGGGCCCGGTGCTCGCCGCCACGATCGACCTGACCGGCCGCAATGGCCTGCACTTCAAGATCAAGGCGAAGGACACGACGGAGGTCGACGTCCCGATCGCGCTGGTCAACGGCTCGATGGTGCGCAGCGCCATTCCGTCGACCATCAACACCTTCTGCCGCACCGCGTTCACGGTCTCAGGCTTCCCGCAGTACCAGACGGCGACGTTCGCCTCGCTCACCGCCGACAACCGGCTCCTGGTCCAGGTGCCGGGCCCGTCGACCGACCCCTTCGGCGGCACGGCGTACATCTCGATCGCGATGGTCCAGAACGACGCGAGCTCGGTCCTGCTCGGCGTCAACACGGGGCTGATCAACCTCGACGAATACGACCACGCGCTCACCGGCACGATCATGATCGAGGACCATCAGGCGTTCCGCCCCTGGACCCAGGCTGCCCCGGAGTGGGTCCCCCTGCTCCGTGGCGTCGACCGCTGGGCCGGGATTGGCCTCTACGGGCCGCCGGTCGACTCTTCGCAGCTCCTGCCGGCCACGGGCCTTGCGGACGGCGAGGTTCGCTACGCACGCGACACCGGCATCCCGTGGGCGTGGAACGTCCGCCGCACCGGCATCGCTGCGACGCCGGCTTGGAAGCGGGCCATCCCGGACGGCTTCCGGCACATCAAGTACGTGCCGGAGCGTGAGGCGTATCGCCTGCGCACCACGCTCGACTACAACCCGTCCGGCCTCGTGAAGGGCACGACGGGGAGCTACGACCACTACTTCTCGACCTCGGGCCCGAACTCGACCACGGCCGCGCTGCACATCTCCGACATCCCCGAGCTGATCGACGCCAAGGACTCGCGCTTCTTCGGGACGTTCTCTGGCACGTTCAACTCCTTCGGCGTGCACGGCACGGGCGTCCGCGATCTCTACCGCGCGCCGGATCTGAAGGACGACTTCAAGAACCGCGCGTCGACGACGCAGCCGTCGCTTGGCAGCTCGGCCGACAGCGTGGCGTGGACCACGGGCTCCAGCCAGGGCGGCACCTTCGGTGCCCGCGTCAACAACAACCGGATCGAGCTCGCGCCGAGCGACTGCATCAGCGGCGTGGCGGATGCGTTCGCGGCGTACCTCTATCAGAACAACGTCACGTCGGTCGGTGGCTTCCCGACCGCCGCGATGATGGTCGCGATCTCGGCCCGTATGTCGGGCGACAATCAGGTCGGCGACAACGACTCGAATGGCACGCAGCCGCTGCTCTACAAGACGGGCTGCGGCGTCTTGCTGGGCGGCGTGCTGAACGGCACCGAGGTCGACCACGCGATCTTCGTCCTCGTCACGCACGGAAACGGCAAGGTCCCGACGGATCCGACGTACGTGGTCCCGACGGGCCGTTTGATCTGGGGCACGGTGGGTCCCAACGGCTCGGGCGGCCTTGCGCTGAACGTGCTCGGCACGCAGGACACGGAGGCGCTGAACTCGGCGCGCGGGCAGGTCCTGCGTGCAAGCCTCAGCGGCAGCACGACGCCGACGCTCAAGGTCTGGTGGCGCTCCTCGACCGATCCCACGCGCTGGGAGCAGGACGAGACGCCGATCCTCACGACCACGATTGCAGGCACCTGGGGCACGCTCGCGGGCGTGATCCTCGGCAACCACATCACGCAGACGGTGACGTCGATCGTCGACAAGTTCATCGTCCGCGAGCAGGTCAGCGGCACGATGCCCGGCCTGCCGGAAGTCTCAGGTGCGCGTCTGCGCGACCTGATCACGAGCCTGCGGGTTGGCACGACCTGGACGGCGCCTTCCAGTGGCATCGTCAACGACTGCACGCCGGAGTTCCCGTGCGAGTTCGTCGCTGGTCCGGGCATCCTGATCGAACAGGACACCACGAACCGCCGCTTCCGTTGGTCGACGACCGACACGGGCGGTGGCGGGGGTGGCGGCGGCACAGGCGGTGGCCCGGGCGGCGCGGGTGGCGGTGATCCTCCTCCGCCTCCTCCGCCTCCTCCGTTCGATCCTTCGGGCCCGACCTACAACTATGTCTCTTACCCGGGCACGATGATCTGCACGGGCGACCGCAGCTTCACGACGCTCTGGAACGTGAACCTGGGCGACGCGATCAACAAGCGCGATCCCTTCCTGTCGATGAGCCCGATCGACTTCCTGTGGAACACGAACTATCTCGACAACCTGAACCTGCGGCCGACGGACTGGTTGACCCAGCCGCGGCGCAGCCAGATCCTCGACCTCACCACTTACAACTCGGCGGAGTACGGCAAGAGCGGCAAGACAGCGCCGCCGGCCCACTCGACGTTCGGCGGCACGGACTGGGGTGCCACCACCGCGATCAGCTCGATGATTCGGCAGCTCGTCGCGCTCAGCATCGACCCGGTTACCGGCACTAAGCCGTCCTGGCTGAACGGTGTCACTGGGACCAGTCTGGACACCGTCCGCCCCTACACGACAACGGGCTCGGCGCAGTCGCTCGGCCCGACGCCTTACTGGGTCACGCCGGTCGCGACTGCGATCGACCTGCCGCGCGTGGCTCCTGGCTCGGGCTGGTTCGGCCTGCATCCGCCGTCGGGCGTCACCGCGCTCGTCCTGAATGAGAAGCGCGTCTACGTCTACGACGCCGCGACCAACGTTTGGACGCCGGTGAACGCGCAGAACGCGTACAGCTCGCTCTCGCTGCAGGACGCGAACGGCAACAGCTTCACGCTGAACGCTGGTAACCCCGGCAGCTCGTTCACGCTCAAGGGCACGACGACGAACGTGACGTTCTCGTCGGGCGGCTCAGGCATCATCAACATGGCCGTCTCCGGTGGAGGCGGCTCGGGCTTCGACGTCAGCAAGTACCTCGACACGGCGGTGCAGAACGGCACGGCGGTCTCGGGCTCCACAGCGATCAACAACGTCGGCCAGCTCGTGTTCAACGACTCGGCCTTCGCGACCGCGGACGGCGGCCCGTACAGCGCGGACGGGGACCGAGTCCTCCTGGTGGATGGCCCGCTGAAGACGGTGAGCTCGGGCTCGGGGTCGAGCCTCTACGAGCGCACGAAGACCAAAGACCTGACCTGGGGCGGCGCGGGACCCTTCGACGCGTCGACGTCGTTCTCGCACGTGCTCAACCCGTCCCGTTACTTCGGGACGGACACGAATCCGACCACGTGGCTGGGCAAGAACGGCCGCCTCGTGCTGAGCTCGTCGGACGCCGCGAACCCAGCAGGCATCGTCCCTGGATACGCGCGGGTCTACATCGAGCCCTGGCTGCGCTCGACCCACTCGACGCAGCAGGCTGCTGTGGCCATCGCCGCCATCAACAACACCGATCCGACGACGATCAACTTCCTGAACCGAGACTCGGCCAACTCTCTGAAAGAGCGTTGGCAGATCAACGTCTACAACGAACTCTCGACAGGGCGGCAGAGCACCTTCGAGATCACGGATGTCCAGAACAACGCCAGCCCGCTGATCCAGCTCTTCCCCAAGGACTCGACGAGTCCCTTCAAGGGCAGCGCCGTCTTCAGCGGAGGCGGCGTGTTCGCATCCGCCGTGGCGTCGGGCTCGTTCGTGCAGGGCACGCAGCTCGTCGCGACCGGCAATACGATTGGCAACGGGACGGTCACCCGGACCATCTCGGGCCTCTTCGACACGACCACGAACAACGCGGACGCGATTGCGGACGGTACGAACAAGGTCCTGATGCTCTCGACTGAGCGCACCAAGCTCGCGACGGTCGAGGACTGCGCGAACGTCAACCCGCACGTCTCGCTTGGCGGCACGGTCCTCCAGGACGGGAAGACGCTCGACCAGATCAACTTCATCAACACGACTTCGGCCACCTGGACGGTGACGCCGGTCAACATCGGGACGAACTCGTTCCGAGTCGACGTGAGCGTTGCGGCCAGTGGTGGCGGTGGGGGCACTCTGGCCGTCCAGGAAACGGGCGGCGGCTCCTTCTCGAACATCACGACGCTCGAATTCGGGACGCAGGGTCTCAACGTCTCGAACCCGCTGGCCGGCAAGGCGACGGTCAACGTCGACGCGGGCACGGGCCTCACGTTCGCTGCGAACCAGCTCGTCGCCGACGTCGGCTCGACCAGCGGGCAGGTGGCGGCGGGCAGCCACAAGCACAACACGGGCGGGTACACGGCCGTCGACTTCGCGACGGACGTGACGAACAAGTCCCACGCGCTCGACCCGGCCGCTGGCATCCACACCGGCAACCTGCCGGCGAAGCACGTCCTCGTGACGTCTTCGTTCGACTCGGCCACGCAGTATTCGCTCGGTACCGCGACGGGCGGCGGGCCGGTGATCTTCATCGGACGCAACGCTTCCGGCCCGCTCTGCAACGAGTCGGCGTCAAGGATCTTCTCGCACACGCATGCCGGCGTCGGCACGGGCGGGCAGATCAGCTACGCGGACCTCTCGAACAAGCCGCCCTCGTTCAACCCGGATCCCCACGCTGCGAGCCACCTCTCCGGTGGCTCCGACCAGATCAACGGCGAGAGCCTCGCCGTGACGCTGACGCCGGGCGGCTACACGGCCACCGCGGCGACGATGACCGGCCAGCTCACCGGCGTCTCGAACCAGCTTGTCGGCCAGAGCTACTCGTACGTGACCTGCTCGATGCCGGTGTCGCTGTCGACGAGCGACACGGCGCTCTACGTTCTCGGCTCTCCGACGAACGGCACCAACATCCCGTCCGGGGGCAAGCCGGTCCGCCTCGTGGAGGCGACGCTCACCCTGATGGCGGGGCTCACGTCGGGTCAGGCAGTGACCGTGACGTTCCGCAACTTGACCGCGCTCACGACCGCGACGCTGACGTTGGTGGGGGCCGGATCTCCGGTGACCTTCTCGACGGCGGCGTTGAACCTGCTCTTCTCTTCACCGACGGCCAAGCTGGCGGTGAGCGTCTCGAACGACGGATCCGCTGCAACGATTCGAGGCGGCACCATCACGATGAAGTTCCAGGCGCAGCCGTAAAGGAAATCCCATGGCAGACACGCATGAACTTCGTCGCGAGTTCGAAGGCGACGACTTCCACGTCTTCGGCAAGCGCTACCAGGATCTGCTGATCCTGTCGGGCTCGAATGATCGGCTTGGCTTCAAGGGACACCTGTCCGCGAAGCTGGTCTATCCCAACGGCACGATCATCACGCGCGTGCTCGGACGCAACATCGTGGTCAACTCGGGCCTCGACAACATCGTCCGCACGCTCTGCGCACAGTACCCCAGCTCGTCTTCGTATCAGATCGACACGTTCGCGATCGGCAACGCGTCGGTCACCGAGGACCCGGGGCTCACGGCGCTCGGCAACCAGATCTACTCGGCGCCGCCGTCGGTCACCTTCTCGCCGACCGGCAAGCTGCAGCTCGACCTGCTGCTGGCGGCGGGGCCGGGCGGCTGGCCGGGCTCCGGCTCGCAGACGATCAACGAAGCGGGCCTACTTGCGTCGAGCGCGAGCCCGAGCCTCGTGACCTACAAGAAGTTCACGGACCTTACTTTGGACGGGAGCTTCTCTGCCACGCTGCAGTGGGAGATCCAAGCGACGTACGTTGGTTCGTGAGGTTTACCGCCACCGCGCGTTGTAGCCAGCGCGGAGTGTCAGCCGCCACTCCTTCTCTTTCGCCTCTTCCTCCGCATAGCGAGCCTCTGCGCGAGCGAGCTTGAAGATCATGTCATGATTAGGGTTCAGTACGTACCACGTCTCCTTGGGCAGGCTGCTGCCCCGCCGCTTCAGGTCTCCGTACATCTTCTTGACGCCGGCCGGCAGGTAGTGCGCCGTGTACGGCTTAGCGGGGCCCCAGGAATTCTCGACGCGTCCCCGCTTGCAGAAGTGCGTGCGGATCAACTCGCCGAGCATCTTGTCGCCCTTGCTGCTGTAGCGCTGCAGGTTCCAGTACGTAGGGCTCATGGGTCACCAGTTCATGCTGAAGGAGAAGTTGTTGGGAAGGAAGAAGCCGCGCGCTGGCGTCGCCTCTAGGTCCGATCGAGGCGGGCGCTCCTTCGTCAGGATGCGGGCGAGGCGCCGCTGAGTCATGAGCGCGAAGCCGATGCGATCGAGCTCGGCCCGCATCGTGCCCAGGCCGGCGGGGAGCTCTCGCCTGCGGCGTCGTTCGCGCGTGCAGTCGCCGCAGGCGCAGCCCGCCCCTAGCTTCCGTCTCCGCCCGACGCGGCGGCGGAGGTGGGCCCAGAGGAGGTCGTTGCCGTACCGGCCGTAGCGGTAGTGGATGAGTGCGCGCTTGGTCATGGTCAGTTCTTGATGAAGTCGAGCAGGGCCTGCAGGGCGTGCACGGCGGTGGCACGGATCGCGTCGACGTGGAGCACGGCTTCGCGGAACAGGCCGACGACGGCCAGCAGCGTCAGGACCATCGGCGTCGCGTGAACCAGCTTCGGCAGCACGCTCGGCTTGCGCTTCAGCCCGATGCAGACCTTCTCGTGCGGGGTGCCGTCGTGCTCGAAGGCGATCTTCGGAGAGACCCGACTCGGGCTGTCGGGCTGGTAGAAGAACCAGAAGAATCCGCTCAGCTTCGAACTGAGCGCACGGACGTCGTTGTGACACTTCTTACAGGGGAGCTGGTGGGTCATGTCTTCCAGCAAGGAAGACATGGCGTCCTTGGGCGACCGGCTCGGGCGCTCTCCCCAGACCCGCCGCTGGACCCCGCGCGGCTCGCAGCGCTCGATCGTGTGCGTCGTCCCGTCCGCGGAGAAGGCGACGCCGTAGTGCGTGACGAGCTTCTCCGTCTTCTGGAACATCATCGCGCCGCAGCGGGTGCAGGCGATCTTGGGCACCTTGCTCTGCGTCGCGAGGTTCACGAGGAACGGCACGACCGCGTCCCACTCCGGACCGCACGGATCAGACATGCTCATCTCCTTCCCAGGATCGAAGCTAGTGCAGATGCGGTAACCACCGTGTTCAGGCGGGAGAACTGGTGCAGGAGGATCCAGGTGTCTCCCCGCATCGGTTGAGAGGGGAAATACTCGATGAGTTCGTGGACGAAGCGGTAGTCGGGTCGAGCGAGGCGACGGCTCTGCAGCGCTCGATCGCGCGGATGCTCCTCGTGAGCTTCCGGATCGCGTTCTCGGCCCGCCGCTTCTTCGCCTCCCACCGCACGAGCCTCCCCTTCAGACGCTCCAGCCGATCCACCGGCGTCTTCTCGGGCTTCACCGACGGCTTCAGCTTGCCGTCGAGCCAGCCGCGTTGCAAGACCGTACGGATCATCCGAGCCTCGACGTTCGCGTGCTTCCAGTGATGCGGCCGGAGCCGGGTGTGCGTCCGCATGAACACGTAGTGCGAGAGGACATGGACGAGGTCGAGCCAGCCTCGGCTCGGGTTGATGTACCAGACGCCGTGCCGCCGCCACGTGTACCGTCGTCCCGACGTGCGCTTGAACTCCTGCGGCTTGATCTTGAGCTCGGCGCGGAGCAGCTTCTTCGTGGCCCGCACCGCCTCCTCGTACGAGAGCGGCGGGACGACCGCCGGCCACTCCGCGTTCAACGCCTGATGCCGTGCACGCGTTCCCATGCTCATCCTCCTTTGCGAGAAGAGATGCAACACGGCATCATCATACCATATCTGGATTACAGGTCAAGCCTCTTGTATTACAGGTCCCGCCCCGTACGATCCCGTTCCATGAGGACGCTCGAAGAGTCCGAGGTCAGAGAGCTGCGCGAGCTGCGAGCTCGTGGCCACGCCGCCAAGCTGCTCGCCTTACGCTTTCGCGTGACGCCGTCCGCCGTCCACAAGCTCTGCCGCGGGATCACGCGCCGGGGGTGGGGCGGACCGATCCTGCCCTCGATGCGAGGGGCGCGCCTCTCCTGGTCGCGGCCGAGCGAGCGCGGCGCTCACGGACGGGCCCTGAGCCCGGACTCGGTCGAGGAGATCCGCCGCCTGCGCGAGACGCAGCGCCTGCCCTACCGGGCCCTGGCGGAGGCGTACCGCGTCTCGATCGACACGATCGCCCGCGTGGTCACTCAGGCGACGTATCGCTCTCAACCCCCAGCACCGTCCCCATGCACTCCCGCAGGTCGACGTCAACGCGCGGCAGGTTGAGCTCCAGCAGCGGCGTCATCACGTCCCACCGCGACCAGTTGCCGCAGAAGCACAGCGACTTCGACTCCATCTCCACGATGAGGTCGACCCGCAGCCCGTGGTTGTACATGGGCGAGCTCGCGTGAATCGAGAGCGTGGTCATGGCTTGAACAGGTCCACGAGGGTGTAAGGAACGCTCCCTTCGGGAGCGAAGAGATCGTAGAGGGGACGCAACTCCGTAATCGTCGCGATCTGCTCGCGGCAGACCCAGCAGATGCACGTCGACCATATCACTCCGGCCACGCCAACCGTGACTCGGGACAGCTCGTTGCTGCGCGCCGCCGTCAGGCGCAGCGGCTTTGCTTCGCCGAAGACCTCATCCGTGATCCACATCACGGTTCCCCGAACAGAGCACCCGCCGCGTCGGAGAGGGCGAGCCGGAAGGAGAGGGTGACTCCCTCCAGCTCGTCGCGCAGGTCGATGAACGCGAACCAGCTCTTCTTGTCGAGTGCGATCCCCTCGATCCGACGACCCCCGCAGTAGAAGTAGAGCGCGGCAGCCGGGCCGTTCGTCGGCCAGACGGCCTCCCAGCGGACCTGCGTGAGTTGCGGGAAGGTCACCAGAGGCTCCGGAGCAGGTCGCTCAGCTCGTTGCAGCCCGCCTCGCCGCTGTGCTCGACCGAGCAGTGCCCGAGGTCGCCGCAGCAGGACCCTCGACGGTCGCGAAGCTGGAGCATCGCGTCAGCGAGGGCGGCGGTGACCGCGATGGCGCAGACCTGCATGCCGCCGCGGTAGAAATACACCGCGAGGTCACCCGCACTCAGGCTGTCCAAGTTCCAGTGGCACTCGGTCGCGGCACGGGTACGCATGCTCATGTTCATGCCGCCTTGAACAGGGTCCTCAGCGCGTCGTCCTTGAATACGTTGAGCCAGTGCGAGCAGAGGTCGACGCGGTGCCGCATGAACGTGAGCTGCACCCAGTCGTGGGTCGCCATATACCACGTGGTCGGCGTACGGCCCCAGCCATCGAAGTAAAGGCGTGTGTCACCCCCTTCGCTGACGTTCACGTAGAGCGTACACAGCGTGGCGCGGGCCATGTTCATGATGCACCGAGCAAGAGGTCCAGGCTCACGGCGACGCTGCGCTCGCCGAGGCTGTCCATCGCGAGCAGGTCCGAGACAGACGTAGCGTCTTGCCACGAGAATACCATCTCGTCGCTGCATGGGCCGAGCGTCAGGACGTAGTGAACTTTCGGCGACTTGCCGCCTCGCCACCCTCGCTGCGTGTGCCACTGCGCGTAGTAGCGGCCGTGCGGGTTCATGACCGATCCCGGAAGAGTTCTTGCAGGTGCGCGGTGAAACCCTCGCCGCGGGGGTTGTGGTTCACGCTGAAGATGAGGTCCCCGATGCTGCCGGCGTCCTGCTCCGTGAAGACCATCGTCCCGATGCCGGGGCCGATCGACAGCGCGCACTCGACCTCTCCCGGCACGCGACCGAACCACTCTCGCTGCGGCTGCCACCAGAACTCGTAGCGCTTCTTGAAGTTCATGAACGGTCCCTGAACAAGCCGCTGAGGTTCATCGCGAACACGTTCTCGGCGCCGTGGTTCGCCTCGAACATCATGTCCTCGATGCGGTTGACGTCCAGCATCGAGAAGGTCAGCTCGTCTTCCGGACCGACCCGCAACGTCCAGGTGGGCATGATGGAGCTCGGCCACGGCGCGTTGCGCCACCGAAGATCGAAGCGGTGCTTGAAGTTCATCTACGTGCCCCGAGCAGCCGGTCGACCTCTTGCGCGACGCGCGTGGTGCCCTGGTTCCACAGCATCAGGAAGAGGACCTGCCCGTTGCCGCCGGTGACCGGCAGCGTCGTCGTGTTCCTGGAGGCCCGCATCGCGAGTCCGACGTACCCGGCAGCACCGACCCGGGTCCACCGCATGCGGTAGCGGTCCTTGAACATCCTCGATCCCCCTCGTAAGCCGTGACAGAAGTGTCCATTCCTGGGGGTGATACTAGGAGAAGTCCGAAGGCAAGAGGGGTCAAACGCCCACCCCCTTCCCCCTCCCGCCTTACGGCTGAAGAGGGCGGCCCCCGCGCGATCAGCGGGAGCTCAGAGGATTGGGCACGCCTCCCTCGGCTTTTAAGGCCCCCGAGGGAATCGCCCCGGAGCTGTGCGCCGGGACACCCGAGGCCGATCCCCGTAGAGTTCGCCGTTTGGCGGGGTACAGGTGGGACCCCAGGCTCATCGTTCACGGGACGACGCCCTTGACCCGGCGTAGTTGGCGGGTACTCTCTGAGCCCGACTCTTACGCACCGGTCAGCATGCCGTCGCGCGGACCGCGAGTCAACCACCTCCCCAAGGTAGACGGACAACGACCCCTGCAGGTCCTCCTGCAGGGGTCGCGTTGTTTCCAGGCCCGGGGGCGGACGACCGGGCAGGCCCGCAGCATGAAAACGCCCCGGGCGCCTGAGCGGGCACCCGGGGCTCGAACAGCGAAGTAGAGGAGCTCGCAGCGGCGGTGCGGAGGACTTCCGCAGGAGGAGATGAGCACGGACAGCCGAGCGAACCCCTCGCACTTGTCGAACCTAGGTTAACGTGGGTTTCCAGGAGGTTCAAGGTTCACTCGTCCGAACGACTGAACCTGGGTGCAGCGCGCCTGAACGGCCATAAGACCTTCCCTACCAGCGACTTGTAGCGAGCGAAGATTTTCGAATCTCCGTTTTCGATACTGACAGGTAGGGCTTGCTGTCGGCTGAAATGGGGGTTCGGGTGGGGAAGCCTCTCGTCCGGGACCTGCACGTCGGGGAACGCGTTGAGATCGTCCACGGGCCGCTCGCGCCGCGGGTGGGCCTGCTGCACGAAATCCGCGAGCGGACGCTCCTGATCCGCCTCACGGCGCTCCAGCGACGCGACGTCGTGGTCGAGGTCCCGATCCCGTTCTGCGCCGAGGTGGGCGAGGACTGGCTCAAGGCGGAGCTCGCGAAGAAGCCCGACCCCGGTGACCCGTACGCGTACCTGACGCGCCAGATCCAGAAGCTCAGGAACGAGGGCGTCGACTACTTCCGCTGCCGCGACCCCTACGAGTGGGACGTGCAGATCGCGAAGAACTGGATCTGGTTCTCGGGGCAGGCGGAGCAGGACCGGATCGAGCAGGCCGGCAGCTCGGTGCACTTCGCCGCGAACGTCTTCGCGATCAAGACGCCGGTCTTGCTGGTGCACCGCGCGACGCTCTTCGGCCGCATCCTCGTGCCCTCGAAGAACCCGAACATCGCGTACGCCGAGGGCTGGCTGGAGGGCTTGCCCAAGCGCATCAAGAAGCAGGTCAGCAAGCCGCAGACTTGCTACCGCGGATACGTCTACAGGCCGTCGGACATCTGGCAGCCGGCCCGGAACCCTCGCCGCGGCATGAACTACTATCGCTTCGCGCGTGGTAGACTCATGCCCGGCAACGTCCAGTTCGTGGCGGTGCCGGAGCTCGGTGTGACGGTGGAGCATCGGCTGGCGAAGCGGAAGGGCCTGCAGCTTGTGATGAGGCCGGTCTGCTACGCGCTCCCGCTGCTGCCGGTCTCGATCCTGAAGCTGGTCCGTCTCACGCGCTGGGGGATCTTCAGCACGGCGACGCCGACGTCAGGTCGACGCATCGATACCCCGTTCGACATCAGTCCCGACGTGACGGAGCAGGTCTCTTCGCTGTCGGGAGGAGAGTGATCGTGAAAACCCTTCCCGCTGACGACTACCTTCCTGGCGTGTTCGTGACGATCGAGCAGGCGTGGTTCATGGACTTCGAGTCGAAGGCGTTCATCCAGCGCGGCTGGGGGCAGGCGTGGATCGGTCCCGATCCCGACCTGCGCAACCACCTGTTCAAGATCATCCGCTACGAGCACCCGATGCTGCTCCTGGAGTGGCTCGCGACCGCCAGCGGCGACCTCGCGAAGCAGCCGAAGCGCGTCGTGTTCGACACGCGCTACGTCAAGCTGCGCAAGATCTCCGAGGAGTTCGCGCAGGACATGCTGGCCGCGCAGCCGGCGCCGCGGCAGGCCGACCCCGTCGCCCCCGGCGGCTTCCTCCACTCGCTGTTCGAGATGGCAGCCGGCCAGGGCAAGGTCGAGATCCAGAAGATGGAAGTACCGAACATGACCCGGCAGGACTCGCCGAGCGTTCCGAAGCGGCCACGGCGGAAGAAGCCGCCGACCGAGGAGGGGCCGAAGAGTCCTGTGAGTTGAGCACTCCGCTCGGAGGAGCGGACTTACCAGAAGGAGCACGAGCGATGCCTGGGACGTTGCAGATGTTGGAGGAGAGCGCGGCTTCGAAGGAGCCGCACGTACTCCGCTACATGGATCCGAGCGCCGGTGACGTGAAGGTCATCTGGGATCCGGAGAACCAGGACGAGACCGAGACGGCGCGCCGCACGTTCGACGACTGCGTGAAGCGCGGCATGGTCGGCTACGCCGTGAAGAAGAGCGGCGAGAAGGCCGAGGTCATGCGCAAGTTCGACCCCGAGGCGAAGGCGGTCATCATGGCCGCGGCGGTCGTTGGCGGCTGAGCGATGCCGTACTACGCGGCAACCAGCGGGGGCACGGGATACAACACGGACTCCGACACGTCCGTCACGTCCGTCACGGGCGGCATCACGTACACCAACGCGGTCTGGAACAACTGGAACTACGTGACCGGCAGCGCGACGACGATCAGCGCGCCCATCGTCTGGAAGACCTGGACGAACGCTACGTACGGGGAGAGCGGGGCGTCCACGGTCACCGTCACGAACGCCGGGATCATCTGGTCGAACTGGACCGGGCAGATCCGGTACACGCAGCACTGGAACCATCAGCAGGTCAACCAGCAGGTGTACGTCCCGCCGACGGCGGAGGAGCAGCGCCGGGCGAAGGTCCAGCGTCGGTGGAAGCGCCGCAAGCAGCGGCAGACCGCCGAGCAGATGCTGTCGCTCATCCTCTCCGAGGAGCAGATGCGCGACTGGCGGACGAAGAAGATCGTCCGCTACCGCGGCAAGGCGGGGATCTTCGAGATCAACCCCGGCTTCGGCGGCGAGCTCTACCTGCTCGACCACGACGGCAAGCCGAAGGACAAGTTCTGCATGCACGCGAGCTTCCAGTACCCGGTCGAGGACCGGGTCGGCGCGCTGGCGCTGGCTCTCATGCACGACGAGGACGACGTCTTGAAGCGGGCGAACCGGCCGGCGTGGAACCAGGGCGAGAAAGAGCGCCTGGAACGCGGCGAGATCCGGTGGGTCGACCGCGAGTACGACAAGCAGGTCGTGATGAACTAAACCAGCCGAGTCTGAGACGGTTGGTGGAGGCCCGGAATGGGCCCGTAGGGTCGAAAGACTCTGCGGGCCCATGTTCTTTGGGAGGGACTATGACCGACGACGAGCTCGATCTCGTATCGACGGAGGATCTCGCGAAGGCGTTGGCGCGACGTTCCGAGGCGATCGTGCTGCACCTGACGCTGAACCACGACGCCGAGTCCGACGCGAGCTGGCCGTTCATCTACGGCAACGTGTTCACCTGCTACGGCCTGTCGATGCAGCTCGCGCGGTACTGCGAGGCCCAGCTCGACGAACCGGGGGAGAGTCACGATGACAACGGACTACCTGACGCCGGATGAGCAACGGCTGATGCTCAAGCTCGAAATCGTGAAGCGTGAGGCCGAGCTGCAGTTGCTTCGTGCTGAGCTCAAACGAGTAACTCCGAAACGGAGACTCTGGAGGCGCTGAGTGCATTTCATTCAGGGTGCGACCGACGTTCGCGTGCAGGCGACGCCGATTGAATGGGAAGCACTCTGCCGCATCCTGACGATCGACGACCCCGACAAGTTCAAGTCCCGCGCGTATCAGGAGGGGCGCTGGGACGGCGTCCACCGCTACTACGACGCCGGCAACCGCAGCTTCCCGTCCGGCCTGTTGCCGCTGATCGAGGAGCGGCTCGACGACCTGCACTACCCCTACACGTCGAGCCACGACATCCCGACGCTGACGCGGCCGATCCCGCCGGACCTCCTGCACGGCATCACGCTGCGTGATTACCAGCTCGCCGCCATCGAGCGCATGCTGGCTCGCGGCCGCGGTGTGGTTCGCTCGCCGCCGCGGTCGGGCAAGAGCGCTTACGCCGCCGCGCTGATCAAGCTGCTGGACGTTCCGTCGCTGCTGGTCGTCGACCGCCTGCGTCTCCTGAACCAGCACTTCAAGACGTTCTCGGCCTGGGGCGTCCCGGACCTCTGCACGATTGGAGATGGCGTGCGCGAGGTGAAGGGCCGTCACGTGATCGCGACCGTCCAGACGCTCTACGGGGCGCTCGGCCGGCGCGAGGAGTGGGCGTGCGAGCTGGTCGGATCGCGGGAGCTGCTGATCTTCGACGAGGTGCATCACCTCAGCTCGGATAGCTGGCTCGCGACCGCACGAGCGTGCGCGGCTCCTTGGCGCTTCGGCCTCTCCGGCACGCCGTTCCACGACCGTGGCACGCGCATGAAGCCGATCGACCTTTACATGGTCGGCGCCACCGGCCCGCTGATCTACGACATCTCGTCGAGCTACTTGCGGGACAAGGGCTTCCTCGCCAACCCGAAGCTCTACATGGCGAAGATCACGCAGCCCAAGTTCTCGGGCGATCACTTTCCTACGGTGTACCGCCTCGGGATCGTGGTCAATCGGGCCCGCAACAAGATCATCGTCGATGCAGCTTGTCGATTGGCCAAAGAGGGGCGGCACGTGCTCTTGCTGGTCTCGCGGATCGAGCACGGCGAGAGCCTGCTGAAGAGCATCCACACGGCCGGTGCCTCGGCGGCATTCACGTGGTCGGCGGATACGCTCTCGACGATCAGCCCGCTCGGCAAACTACGCCGATCTAACATGGATCATGATGGTGTAGTGGAGTCTCTCCGCACCGGCAAGATCGAAGTGTTGATCGCGTCGCAAGTGCTGGACGAAGGGATTGATATTCCCCATCTTGATGCCGTGATCTTAGCGGGAGGATTGAAGAGTCCGATCAAAACCATACAGCGCGCGTTCCGTGGCATGACTTCACACGAGGGAAAGACGGACACGATCATCATCGACTTCGATGACTTGACGCATCACTACCTGCGCAACCACTCGCGTGAGCGCATCCAGAGTTACCTGGAAGAGGAAATCGACGTCGAGATGGACCTGCCGGCTCGCTACGTCGCCTAGGAGGAATTGTGGAAACGATCGATGTACCTGATGCCGAAGCTGAACCGTCGAAGATCGTGATCCGTCCGGATCACATCCAGATCACGGTAGGGATGACCATTCCGACCGGCGACTTCGGGTCCATGCGCCCGGAATTCTCCGTCGGCTTTCCTGTCCCCGAAGGCGTGAACTTCACCAAGTTCATCCGCGCCTGCGATCGCTGGACGCGCTGGAACTTCCATTGGTTGGTTCTGCGGCAGTTGAAGGACCACACCGGCCTGAAGGAAAACATCAGTGGCTGGTTGGCGAGTTTCTTCCGCCGTTACCCCGAAGCTCCACCGCTCCGCGTGCGTCTGAAGAAGATCGTGAAGAGCGCGCTGCAGAAGTTGTCCGGAGCGGAGCCGGTCGCTCCGCCCGAGGAGGGCGACGATGACTGATTCTGGTAACGGCGTTGCGGTCAACCGCTTGCCGAGCCTGAACGGTAACGGCCACACGAATGGCCATGCAACGACGAACGGTGTCGCGAAGTATCACTATCCATTTGCACAAGGTTTCCAGCGCAGCGTCGTCTCTCTGATGCTGCGTGACCCGACGTTCCTGTTCGAGCTGACCGACGTCCTGGACGCGTCGTACTTCGAGTACGAATACATCGCCTTGGTCGCAGGCATCGCCCTGCGGCATGCGAAGAAGCACCACGAGATCCCGTCGCAGGCGACCGTCACGGAGAAGTGCAACCGCTTCATCGAGCGGCACGGACTCGACCCCGGCCTTGCGGATCAGGTGCGACAGTACGTCGCCGAGATCTACAAGTACGACCTGCCGTCGGACCGCAAGTACGTCCAGGAGAAGGTCGCGGACTTCGGCCGGATGCGGGCACTCACCCAAGGCTTGCAGGAGTCGATCGAGATCCTGCGCGACCACGCGGACGACTCGGAGAAGCACTTCGAGATCCTCCCGCTGATCCAGCGGGCCCTGCTCAAGGGCTCCGGAGTTGGGACCGGCATCGAGGTGTTCACGAACGCGGACAACCCGTCCCGCTGCCGCTCCACGATCGCGGATCCGAAACGGAGAGTGGCGACGACCTTCAGCAAGATCGACAGCGCGCTCCGCGGCGGATTGGGCGGCGGCCAGCTCGGACTGGTGCTCGGTCGCACCGGGCTCGGCAAGTCGAGCTTCCTGGTGAACATGGCGGCGGCGTCCTCGATGCAGGGCCAGCGCGTCGTCTACATCACGAACGAGCTGCCGGCCTACGACGTCTTCGTGCGTTGTCTCGCACGCCTGACTGGGCAAGCAATCTCGGACGTCGAGACGGAGACCGACGACTACAAGGCCGGCGCCCGCCACCTGCGCAGCCTTGGCGGCGGCACGATTCACATCTGGTACGTGAACCCCGGAGCTCCCGTCTCTTCCGTCCGAGCCGTCGTGGCTCGCTCGGCGCTGGATGATGGCCGCGGTCCCGACGTCTTGTTCGTGGACTACGCCGACGAGCTCTCGCCGACGCGCCAACACGGAACCTCGCAGAAGAACGACACGACCTACATGGTATTCGGCGACGTCTACGCCGAGCTGATCTCCCTCGCGCATGACTGGTCCTGCCCGGTCTGGACGGCGAGTCAGATCCAGCGCTCGCGCTACGACCGCCAGGATTCGGTGGGGATGGACGCCGTCTCGGACTCAGTGAAGAAGATCCAGAAGGCGCACATCGTGATGTCGCTGTCGCAGACGGACATCGAACGCGAGCAGGGACGCATGACGCTCTTCGTCGAGAAGGTGCGCTCGGGTCCTGACCGCTTCAAGATCCCGCTGCAAGTTGACCTGAGTCGGTGTCTCATCCGCCAACGCGGACCCGAGGAGGAACGCAGTGGAGCAGCCCCAAGTCCCGCAGCCGCCGGTGGTGGTCAAGGCTGAGTCCCAGATCGCCTGCCCGAAATGCAACCGCCCGTCGCTCTCGATCCACAACGTGACCGAGGGCACCAGCAAGCAGTTCTGCACGCACTGCAGCCACGAGTTCAAGTTGCTGGAGAGCTGACATGCGGCCCGACCGGATGCCGCTGCCGTCGGTGCTCGGACAGGTCGTCGACGTGCTCGGCGAACCGCGTCGCATGGGGGACCAAGAACTCGCGTGGTGCTGCCCCTTCTGCGTGCAGCGTGGCCATGCACGTGATGACACGCGCTACCGCCTGATGGTCAATCCGTTCAAGCGCGAGAGCCGGGGCAAGTTCAGCCGCACCGGCTGGTTCATCTGCTACAACTGCGAAGCGAAGGGCACGGTCGCGACGCTGCTGCGCAAGCTCGGCATTGGCGTCGAGACGCACGCGACGTCGTGGGATGAGATGCTGACGGCGCTGGTCGAGCTCGGAACCGAGAGTGCTCCCGCGCAAGCAGAAGACGTCCTCGCCGAGTTCCCGTGTCCCGTCTTCAAGATCATCGAGGGCATGGAGAGCCACCGCTACTTGGTCGAGGAGCGCGGCATCACGCCGGACGTGATCGAGTCGCACGAGCTGCAGGTCGGGTCGCGCCGCTACATGCAGCGGATCTTCTTCCCGAACTACAACGCGAGCGGTGAGCTCGACTTCTGGTCGGCGCGTTCCTTCGCGAAGGACGAGACGGGACCGAAGTACCTCTCGTCGCCGGGCTGTCCGCGCAAGCTCCGGCTCTACCGCTACCACGACGTGCTGCGTGCACTGCGTCGACGCGAGATCGATTCCGTGACGATCACGGAGGGCGTGATCTCGGCCGTTCGTGCGGGGCCGGATGCGCTCGCGAGCTTCGGCAAGTTCGTGTCGCCGGAGCAGGTCGAGATGCTGGCCGCGATGCCGCGGTTGGCGGGCCGCGATCTCCGCTTCTTCGTGGCGCTCGACGGAGACGCGCAGCCCTACGCGTTTCGCCTGTGCCGCCAGCTCCACGCACGAGGGTTCGACGTCTCGTTCGTGAACCTGCCGCAGGAGCACGACCCGGCGTCCCTGCCTCCCGAGGAGTGGGTAGCGCTCCGGGAGGCGGCCCTTCCATATCAAGGGGCGCTGACCGAGGCGGCGCTGGGGCTCGCGCGTGTAAAGGTTCCCCACGCACCGATGGAGTAAGATTTCCGCTTGACCTGTAATCCAGGTCTGATACCTTCTCCGCCGTACTGAGGACCTTGAGCAGGGAGCGAGCGATGCCGAAGTTGGAGCCACCGAAGTTCGTGCAGAGTGCCGAGCAGCAGACGCCGTGCGAGCTGGTCGACGAGGTGTGCGCGCAGATCGACGCGTACGCGGAAGAGATCGACGCGCGGCGGAAGTGGCTCACGGACTTCCTGCAGAAGAACGGCGTCCCGCAGAAGGGGTCGACCGCGCGTCGGCTCGGACGCGCGATGACCTTCTGGAAGGGCCTCAAGCCGTCGCTCGACGCCGAGAAGACGCTGCGCTACCTCGCGCGGTTCAAGCCGGACCTCTTGGCGGAGGTCACGGCCCGCAAGATCGTGCCGGAGAAGTGGAACGACGCCGTGAAGAACGGCCGCGTGCCGTCCACGATGCTCGCGAAGCTGCAGAAGCCGTCCGACCCGCAACTGATCCTGCAGATCGATCCGCAGGAGTGACCGTTCAACCTCTCTCGCAAAGGGGATGACCATGTCCGAGAAGTCGAAGCCTGAGAAGCCGGAACCCGAGAAGCCCAAGTTCGAGTTCCCGCCTGAGTGTCCGAAGTGCACGCAGGGCCCGATGCCGGGTGTGTCGCCGACCTCGCTCGTCGGCAACTGGTTCAAGCCCACCTACCAGAAGGCGCTCGCGGCCGAGTTCGAGCAGCCGCCGTTCGTGCAGGACGAGAAGTCCGGCAGCGCGGACTGGCTGCAGCTCCAGTGCCGCAACTGCGGCTACACCGAGCTCGCGGCTCACTGCGCCGACGACAAGAACGGGCCCGGCACCGCCGGTGGCGCGCAGGGCGGCTCGTCCGGCGGACCGCCGGGCGGGGACGGCAACCAGCCCGCCGGCTACGGACCGAAGAACCGGGTGAAGTCGTACATCGCCCACGACTTGGACAAGAGGAACTGAGGACTTCGTCAAGGAGGAGAGAACCGTGAAGCTGAACATGCGCATCCTGAAGGAGGAGATCGGGAAGCGGCGCCCCGACCTCGGCTGCTACGAGTCGCTGTCGCTCGTGGGCACGCTCGTGTTCGAGCCGGTCGAGCGCGATCCCGAGAGCGAGGACCCGACCCCCCAGGTCCTCGTCGAGCTCCGAGAAACGACCAGGGCGGACACGCAGCAGGTGATCGTCAAGACGAACCACGGCTACTGCCACCACAGCCAGTGGTTTCCGGTGCGGGCCGGAAAGGCGAACTTCGACGGCATCGTCGCGAAGCTCGGCGAGTTCAGCGAGAAGGTCCGCGCCGCGGTCAAGACCCGCAAGGACCACCTCGCGGAGAAGAAGGCCAAGGCGGCGCGCGAAGCCGAGCTGTGCCTGAAGCTCGAAGAGCTGGTCGGACTCCCGCCGCGTTCCCTCTTCAACGGTCCGCTGCAGGTGGCGCCCGAGCTCCGCCTGGAGGTGCAGGATGGGGTCTTGGAGGTCCACTATCGCACGTCGATCGACCCGGTCGAGCGCGCGGCGGGCTTCCTGGGGCTCCTTCGTGCCGCGCTGATGCAGAGTCGGGACCTCGACGCGCAGGCGCTGGAGGAGCTCGCTCGAACCAGCGAGCTCGGGCTCCTCGTCGGCACGGAGGATGAGCAGCGGCGCCAAGGCGCCGGCCCGGGTGCGAACCACGCCGCGGCGGCCGTCAACGGCCTCTTCGACGCGTCGGCCATGGCCGAGCTGGACAAGATCGTGGAAAACAAGACGGCCTGACGAAGGCCCTCTCCCTTTGCGAGGCCGCCCGGGGTCACCGCCATGCTGTACGGCCCCGGGCGGTTCTTTTTCATGGGGCGGATACCGCCTAGAGAGATTTTTCAGGAATACCTCTTGACCTGTAATACAGGTCTGGTAGCTTCCTCCTCGTTGAGCACGGCCCCGGGATAGTCCGGAGCCGAACCCGAGGAGAGACCTGTGAGCAAGCCCAGCAAGAAGTCCGAGATCGTCCGCGACGGCAACGCGATCCGCTCCGAGTACAGCCAGAGCGCCTTCAAGGGGCGCGGCTCCCTGACCCAGATCGTCCGGGAGCTGGAGCGCCAGCTCGCCGCCCGCGTCGACTTCACGGCCGACACGCGCGACGTCAAGTTCACGGTCGCCGACAAGGGAGGCATCCGCCTCGTCCCGGCGAACCAGAACCTCCACGACAGCGGCTGGGTCCCGGAAGGCGGCTACGGCATCCTGGATCAGGCCCTGCTGCAGATCGGCGCCAAGTCGACCCCGACCGTCCCTGGCGACTTCCTGCGCCTCCTGACCAGCATGCGGCCCGCCCGCGCCGCGGACCTCCTGACGGGCCTCCTGCACGACGGCCCGGCCGTCCGGACCTTCCGGGCCCTCGACGGCAACCTGCGCGCGTTCCTCTCGAACAGCTTCCGCATGATCGACAGCTACGACAGCACGAAGACGCTGCTCTCCGAGGCCAAGCGCCTGAACCTCATGCCCATCGAGGGCACGCTCTCGGACTCGAACGTCCGCATCAAGCTGATCTCCAAGGAGCTCTGGGACGTGATCGAAGAGAAGCGCACGCAGGACGGCGGCAAGGGCGGCTGGTACGCCGGTGGCCTCGGCAACCAGGAGTGGCTGAGCAAGGTCGCGGCCCGGACGATGGGCGACCTCCCCGGCGGCCCCGGCACGATCCACCCGAGCCTCAGCTTCCGGAACAGCGAGACGGGCCACGGCGGCTTCGAGCTCGACGGTGGGATCATGAAGGGCATCTGCTTCAACCTCGCGACGGTCGAGGAGCTCTTCGCCAAGATCCACCTCGGCGCGCGGCAGGCCGCGAACCAGATCTTCTCGCAGCAGACGAACGACAAGGAGGCCGAGCTGATCCACGCGCAGATCCGCGAGATCGTCACGGCCTTCTTCACGAAGGAGCACTTCGAGGGGCTCGTCGCGTCGATCAAGGGCACGCAGCAGGACAAGATCGTCAAGCCGACCGGCGCGGTGAACCTCCTGGTCCAGCGCAACCCCGACGTCCTCACCGAGGAGAACGTCGACGACCTGCTCAACTTCTTCGTCGCGGAGCAGAACCCGACGGTGATGGGCCTCGCCCAGGCGGTCGCGCGCTACAGCCAGGAGACGCAGGACGTCGAGAAGGTCGCGGGCCTGGAGTGGCTCGCGGGCTCGCTCATGAGCGGCAAGCAGAGCAAGGAGCTGGTCGCCGCCGGAGCCTGACAGAAATCACTAGCCACACGCTCGCGCGTGTGGCACAATTCTGGAGTCGTACGCGGCTGGGAGGGGATGACCCTCCCAGCCCTTTTTCATGCGCCAACCGGCGCGGTGGAGGAGGGGGGTATGGCACGTCCGAGGGGGGCGAGTCCGAAGGCGGCGACGGCAGCAGTACCAGCCAAGAAGCCTACGAAGCTCGAAGAGCTGGTGGGAACCGGGATCACCCTGGTGCCCCACGGAACGAGTCAGGCGGACGTCAAGATCCAGGGAACCGTCCTCTCGGTGACAGAGAACGAGCTCTGTATCGAGCGCGAGAGTCGACATCGGAAGATCGTCGAGTTCTACTCGCGGATCAACGGCTACCGGTGCATCCAGACGCACTACAGCAAGAACGACGTCCCGCTCGATGTCGATGAGGACGAGCCGGACGAAACGTCCCCGGCGCACGGCGCCAGCATGGGGACGTCGGTCGTGGTCGCGACTCCGCCGGGCACCAGCACGCCCGACGACGATGACGACGACCCGCCTCGCCTCGCACAGTCGCCCGTGATCGCGGACGACGACGAGGAAGAGGACGAGGACGAAGAGGAAGACGACGGACCCTCGAACAGCGACGACGACTGAGGGCTGAGCTACCAAGGGGAGGTGAGCGATGGATGCGTTCTCGGTACAGGTCTGCACGTCACTGCGCAAGTTCGCCGCGGGCCGCGTTCGCGGACACCCGCTGGATATCGAAGACCTGCTCCAGGAAGCGTATCTCGGGATCGTGAAACGGGCCGTGAAGGCCGGTCCCCCTCCACCCGCCCTGGCCGTCGCCGTCGGCCGTCGCCGTATCCTCGACACCGTACGGTCGCTCTACCAGCAGCGGCGCGACCTGCGCCGTGAGGAGGGGCTGCCGCAGGCGACGGCGGAGGATCTCCACGAGGCCGACTGTATCTGTCTCACGTGCGTCTACGACAGCACGCACTACTACCCGAGCACGCTCGACGTCGTGCTCGCTCGCGAGAGCCTCGGTCCACTCGGCGAGTGGGTCTGACCGTGCCTCACCCAGTCTGGAACCACTCATGTCACTTCCGGCCTACCTCGCTCGCGACTGCGAGCGGTGTGAGCTCTGCGTCAAAGCCAATGCACTGATACACCCACGGGGCTCGGACCGGCCCCAGCTCCTGATCGTCGGCGAAGCGCCGGGTCCTCAAGAGAACGAAGCGAAGACGCCGTTCATCGGCCCCTCCGGCCAGCTCCTCGACGAGATGCTGAAGGAAGCGGGCATACCCGAGGCGGACGTTCGGTGGACCAACGCGGTCCGCTGCTGGCCGAGCGACGACCACGGCAAGACGATTCGTCCGTCCGATAACGCTCTCACGAAGTGCCGACCGTATTTGGACGAAGAGATCGAGCACGTCCGCCCCAAGGCGATCGTCTGTCTCGGCGCGGTCGCGACGAAGTCCCTGCTCGGGCTGCGTGCGGCGATGGGGACGCTGCACGGGCAGATCACGCAGTACAAGGGCATTCCGGTCATCCCGACGTATCACCCCGCCTTCGTCTTGCGGGGCAATCTCGAAGCCCGTGCGGCGATTGTGGGCGACCTCCAGATCGCCCGCATGCAGTACCACCGCACGGTCAACGCGCCCGTCGACTACCGCTTGATCACGAAGAAGCGCGACCTGCATGAGCTGGTCGATCGCTTGATCGCGGACTGCCGTGACAAGCGCCTGCAACATGGCGCGATCGCCGTCGACCTGGAGACGACCGGACTCCACGCCTTCGACCCGAAGGCGGCGATTGTCTCGATCCAGATCGCCTGGGGCACAGGGCAGGCGGCCCTGATCCCGCTGTTCCATAATGACCTGATGGGTCGGGCATTCACCACCGTGGACGGCGCGGCCTCGTTCCAACGCAACATCAAGTTCCTTCTGGAATCCGGCATTCCGGTCGTTGGACATAACTACTCGTTCGATCACAAGTGGCTGTATTCCAAGCTGGGCATCGAAACGAGGAACGTCCGTTTCGACACGATGTATGCGCAGCACTGCCTCACAGGGGGCTCGCGCCCGGCCAGCCTGGGTTATCTGTCCTCGGCCTACCTTGGATTCCCGCCGTACAAGCGGCAGATGAAAGGTGCGCTGAAGGGGCAGACCATGGCGAGCACCGCCATGGACGAGCTCGTGGAATACGGCTGTCGAGACGCAGACGCCACGCTGCGCCTCTACCCGATGCTGAAAGAGAAGCTGAAGCAGGCGGACCGGCTGTCGACCTTCAAGCGCTTCTACATGGGGACGTGGCGGACGCTCGCGGCGATGGAGAGCGACGGGATCTTGCTCGACCCCAAGCGCCTCGCCGAGCTGGAGCCGCTGTACCTGGATGTGATGGCGGCGACGGCGAAGACGATTCGCGCCCTGCCGCAGCACACCTCCTGGATGGCAGAGGTCGCGCCCAAGAACAAGAAGGGCTTGGCCCCGACGCTGAACCCGGTGTCGGCTCGCCACGTCTCGTCGTTCCTCTATCGGACGTTGGGCTGCCCCACCGTGAACGAGGCGGGCGAGGAGTCGGTGAGCAGCAAGGAGAAGCGGCTGATCGAGCTCGGCCGCTGGGCGTACCGCCACGACCGTGGCGACGTCTACACGACGGTGATCAACGTGATCCGGCACCGGCACGCGAAGACCCGGCTCACGCGATACGTGAAGAAGCTCCTGGAAGAGATTCAGAATCGCGGGGAGGAGTCGCGATGGGCGACGAGGTGCTTCGAGCCGCCGCAGTTGCCCTGGCTGATTCACAGCAACTTCGGCTTGACGAAGACCGTCACGGGACGGCTCTCCAGCAACGATCCGAACCTGCAGAACTTCCCGCGTGGCTCCGTGATCCGGTCGGCCGGCATCTCGCGCTTCACGTTCGGCTCGTTCCTCAAGGCCGACTTCAGCCAGAATGAGCTGCGTGTGCTGGCGGCCTTGGCGGGCGACGAGAACCTGCTCGCCGTGCTCTCGGGTACCGACCCGCGCTTCAAGGAGTTCGGCGGGGACGTGCACCTGTACACGGCCTCCGTGATCCTGCGTAAGCCGCGGGAGCAGGTAACGAAGGAGGAGCGGCACCGGGCGAAGGCGGTGAGCTTCGGGATCATCTACGGCCGCGGTGCCCGCGCGATCGCGTTGGAGTACGGCATCTCGAAGGAGGACGCGCAGGCGCTGGTCGACGCGTACTTCCGGACCTTCCCGAAGGTGAAGGCGTTCATCGACGCCTGCCACACGCAGGTGCACAGGCACGGCTACTTGATCGGCCCGACGGGGCGCTACTACCCGCTCCCCGACGGGAAGCTGCACTCGATCCGCTATCACGACCGGAGCCAGGACGAGAAGCGCCGCCTGGGTGAAGCGGAGCGCGCGGCGGTCAACTACCCGATCCAGGGCCCTGCATCCGACATTGGACTCGCGGCCCTGGTCGACTTCCGCCGCGAGCTCGTGGAGATGAGCCTCAAGAGTCGGCCGTTCGCGTTCATCCACGACTCGATCGAGTGCGACCTGAACACGCCCGAGCTGTTCCAGGTCTACGACCTGCTCCAGACGTCGATGTTGGGCGATCGCGGCAAGGGCTTCGAGTGGCTGACCGCGAGCCTCAAGGTCGAGTTCGAGTGGGGCCGGGACTGGCAGGCGACCATGGCCTGCGAACTCGCGGGCAACGAAGTCACGTTGTCGGGCAATCGCGATCACTACGTACGCCTGCGCCCGTGCATCGAACACTGGTTCGACATCGAGCGCGAAGACATCGTCAGTGAAGGCATCCGGGACGACCGGACGAAGGAGGGACCGGCACTCAAGACGGAAGACATCGAGGATGTTCAGCCTTACGAGAAGATCTCCGTGACGTTGAAGTTGAAGGAGAAAACACTTGGAGCAAGAAGCACCGGTCGCGTCGAAGTCGACGCGTCACCTGCAGTATGTAATCAGTGAACTGAGTCGCTACGACGATATTCTCTCGGCGCCGGATCTTGCGGAAGCCACCGCACTACTGACTCGTCTGTCGATCGACCCGGCCAGTGACCTTGAAGGTCACCTGATCCTGCTCACGCGGCAATACGTTGCCTCCAACGGACTGCATGCCCTCTACAAGGGCGCAGCCGAGGCGGCCGAGGTAGACGCCGACGTGGTGGAGGCTCGCGCGGACGTTGCGATCCGTGGAATCCCAACCCAGGACAAGTTGACCGAGGCCAAGATCGCGCAGCAGGTGAAGCTGGACCCTGGTGTCCAGAACGCCAAGAAGCGCGCGATCCGGGTCCAAGAACTCGCGGACATTTTTTACGGACTGCGTGAAGCGTTGCGCATGCGGTTCACTGCGGTCGAGCACATGTCGAACAATCGTCGTGCTCAGATGAAGGTGGAGAGCTGAAATGTCTTTTGGTTTCAAGGTCACGCGTGAAGAGATCCAGAAGGTTGCGAAGAACCTCCAGGAGGAGGGCACCAAGCGTGGCTATCGCAGCTACGAGAACTTCCCGGATGGCCAGTCGCGCTGGCGCATCTTTCCGGCATGGTCGGCCGCGGCCGCTGAGGCTGGACAGGTTTGTGTTCGCGTACGGAAGCACTTCTTCCGGGGCATGATCGGCCCGATCAAGGTGGCGAAGTGCCTGATCCAGCAGGATGACGCGTCGGCGTGCCCGCTGTGCGACGTCGTCGAGAAGTACACGCCGCCGTTCGACCCGGCTCGCAAGGAGCGGGACAACAGCCGCGCGGCTCCGTGGAACTTCCGCGCCGCGGACACCTATTACTTCAACGCCATCAAGCGCGCCACGGCGGAAGGCGACAAGGTCTGCGTGCTGCAGACGGGCCTCGACTTCGTGAAGTACCTCTACACGCTGATGCGGGTCAGTGACTTCGACATCCTGGACTCCGACAGCGGCTGCGATATCACGGCCGATATCAGCCAGAAGGGCAACAGCACCCAGAAGAACCGCATCTTCGTCGCGACCGCGCCGACGCCGGCCTTCCCGGCCGGCAATCCTCCGGCGGAGATCTACGATCTCTTCCGCGAGCATCGGCTGAGCGACGAGGATCGTGGCCGGGCACGCGAAGCCGCGGACCGACTGGAGAAGCTGTTCAAGGCGCAGCGGCAGGAGAAGAAGGAAGCCGAGGTGACCCCGCTTCCTCCGGCCCCCACGATGATGACCGCGCCCGCGCAGCAGTTGGCGCAGGTGACGACGCTTCCGCCGCCGGTTGCGACGGCCTCGATGACGGTGGCACAGGCCCTCGCGCCGGAGACCCCGGCGATCCGTGGCTGGCGGACGAAGGACGGCGCCGTCCGGCCGCCGAAGGTCAGTGACGACACCGGCAAGCCGATCTGCTACGGCGACTGGCTCGTGCCTGCGCGTGGCAACGACCCGGCGCAACAGCGCGCCACGAACGAGCAGTGCAAGATCTGTCCGAGCGACCTCGCCTGCCGGACGCGGGCCGAGAAGCGCGCCGCGAAGGCGGCGCCGGTGGATGAGGATTGAGCATGAAGGTCGCGACCGACTTCGCGGCGGCGTTGCTGGATGCCATGAACAAGGGCCAGCGCGCCGCCGTGACCCGGCGCGGGACGGAGCAGTCGGTCAGCGACATCGCTGGCTTCCTGCATACGGGCTGCACGGCGCTCGACTACTACCTGACACCCAGTCTGGGACGTGGTCAGTTCCGCGGCGGCTACCCGCTGGGTCGAGTGATCGAGGTATTCGGACCGGAAGGCGCGGGCAAGTCGACGCTTGCCACGCACGCGCTGCTCGCGGCGCAGCGGGGCGAAGCCACGCTGGTGAACTGGGAGAAGCAGAAGGACGGCAGCTACGTGCCGAAGGTCACGGCGGATCAGACCGCCCCTGGCGTCGCGGCGCTGATCGATAGCGAGACGGCGTTCGACAAGTACCGAGCGGCTGCGATGGGGCTCGACTGCGAACGTCTCTTGATGCCGGACGAAGACGAAGTGACGACCATGGAGCAGGAGCTCGACTGGATCGTGAACCTGCTGGAGCAGGCCGCGGCGCAGAAGACGAAGGACCGCGGACCGGTCGTCGTTGTGTGGGATTCGGTGGCGGCCTCGCAGCCGAAGGACTTGAAGGAAGCCGCATTCGGCGAGGGCAAGGTTGCCGCGCGAGCGCGGTTGCTGCAGCAGGCGATGCGGCGGATCCCGTTCCCGCTGGCGCAGGCGGGCGGCACGCTGATCTGCGTGAATCAGGTGCAGGACAAGATCGGCGGCATGCCGCACATGGGCCCGATGGAGGTCGTGCCGGGCGGCCGCGCTCTCAAGTTCCGCTCGACCGTCCGGCTGCGGGTCTCGCACCAGGGTTCTCTGAAAGAAGGCGACAGCATCGTTGGCAAGGACTCGTGGGTGAAGGTGATCCGGTCGAAGTTCGGGCCGGAGACCGAGAACTTCCCGATGCCGATCCACGGTGCGCTTGGAATCGACGACGACCTCGGCATGGTGCTGTACCTGATCGAGAACAAGTCACCGGTCGTCTCGATCGACAAGGGCAAGGTTCACATCAAGGTGGAGGAGGGTAAGGAGATCTCTGCGCCGCTACGTGGGGGTGGATTCACCGCTCTCATGCGCGAGCAGAAGGGTCTGCGTGTTCGACTGCGGAGCGCCATCGCGGCTTTGCAGGCGAACTGACCGAGGAAGGTCATGCCGTCTTCCAACCCGCCTCAAACGAACGATCCTTATGTGCCGTCGGGCTCGGTGAACGGGCTGCCCGGCATTGTCTCTGCATCGAATGGCTCGACGCCGGACACACAGCAGCAGTACGTCATCTCGATGGGGTGGCTCTCGACGTTGCGCATGGCGGCGTTGTCGATGATCGGGACGCCGCGCCTGCGCAGCTCGGGCTACGAGCTTCTCGGTCGGCTCGACACGATCATTGGGACGGCGATGACCACGGCCATCGGAGACCGCGTCACCCTGCCGGCGGACATCGAGGAGCTCGTGCGGCGGAGCGCCGCGAAGCACATCAGCGCCAATGCGTGGCTCCGTACGCGGTGTGTCGTGCGGGAACTTGGACGTCCGCTCCCGCTGAGGATGGACCTCTACGTCTCGACGCCGGTGATGCTCAACCTTTCCCTGAGTGTGGGCCTTGCGGCGACCAAGACGAAGTCGCTGTCGCTCAGTACGTACATCCTCAAGCCGGCGGCGTCGCCGTTCGGCCGCAGCTCGGGCCTCTTGAATCGAGTTGCGGTGCAGACGGCGGGACGGACGAAGAACCTCGCCCTGAGCGTCGTGGTCTCTCAGCCGAAGACGTTGAATCTGAGCCTGAGCTCGGCGGTCCAAGTGCCCGTCGCCCTCACCTTGGCGGCGGCGACGGTCGTGATGCAGACGCGCACGCTCTCGCTTTCGCTTGAGGCCGCGGTGGCGACGACCTCGACGCTGAACCTCTCGCTCGCGGAGGCGGTCCAGTGTCTGGACCGGGCCCTTGGGCTCGGCTTGTCGACGCTGATCCAGGCGACGGAGAGCACGGACCTCGGAACGAACGTGGCGATCGCGAATCTCCTGGACGCGGAGCTGGGCCTCGACACCGTGGTCCTGCAGCCCGAGGTCGATCGCATGATCTCGGTCCTGTTCGATTCTGCGATTCAAGCGCCGGACTTGACGGTGGAGCTTGGCTGCGATTGCTCGGTGGTTGAGTCGGAGCAGATCTTCAACGAGGCCGCGTCTCTGGGCTTGGACACGCTCATCTTCGAGCGGGGGCAGTTGGACCTGACGACGTACGTTGTGCCGATCCCGCGGTCGTGCTGGGTCAACGTGAACACGGTGATCAGTGTGCCGCTCACGTTGGCATTGAGCACCTCGGCCATGGTGGTGTAACGGAGAAGCCATTGCTGGCGATCTTGGACGGCTCGTTCCTGCTGCACCGCGCGCTGCATGTTCATACCGGGCCCGAAGCGCTGGTCTTCATGCAGCAGCTCAGTGTCGCGTTGCACAAGGTGAGCCCGACGCAGGCGTTCTGCGCATGGGACGGAGTTCGATCGAAGCACCGCCGGGAGATCTTCCCGGGCTACAAGCAGCATGGACCGCGCAAGGATACGAGTGATCCGAACTATCCGGTCCGCTTCGACGAGTGTCGCGCGCTGGTGCACCGACTGCTGCCGGCCTTGGGCGTCCGCTCGTTGATCCTGGGGCGATGTGAAGGTGACGACGTCATGTACCGGGCCCGCCGAGCATTTCGGAAGCTCCATCCGTACGAGTCCGCCGTGATCGTCAGCGAGGATCGAGATCTCTGGCAGTTGGTCACGCCTCGCACGGCGGTCTATCGCCCGATCCACAAGGAGTGGATCACGCACGAGAACCGTGCGGAGAAGTCGGGCTGCGTGAATCGAGAAGAGTTCCTGCTGATGAAGAGCCTGATGGGCGATTCGTCCGACGCGATCCCGGGCGTAGGCGGGGTCGGAGACAAGCGAGCGCTGACCTTGGTGCAGCAGTCTCGTTCCTTGACGGAGTCGGCGGGCTTGTCGGTGTTCGACGCGGCCGCGAAGACCGCGGCGGAGATGAAAGAGACCTGGGCGAAGAGCATCGTCGACGGGTGGAAGACGGTCGAGCGCAACTACCGTCTGATGGACCTGCGCGCGGAGCCGATGCGAGGTTCTGACAAGCAACAGATCCGGGCGTCGTTGCGTGCCCCGTGCCGTATGCGCGATCTCCGGCAGATCACAGACCTGTTGACCGAGGCGTCGCTGCGTTCCCTGTTGTCGAAGCCGGATTGGCTCGACCCGTTTCGCCGACTTCTCTAGGAGGGTGTCATGAGTACGGTGCGCGGCTCCCTGATCGAGATCGAGTGCAAGCTCTTGCTCATTGAAGAGACCGGCATCGAAGTCCTGGTGATGCCGCAGGCGAAGCGAATCAGGATCCCGGTCATCGAGGAGGCGACAGGCACATGGAAGCACGCCGGGCTTGGCGCGATGCTGACCTTGCGGATCAGCCAGGACCTCGCGCAGCGCGCGGGACTCTTCCAGGGCAACGTGATGTCGAACCGTCCACTCGGGGGCGGGGGAGCCCTGCACGGATGAGGTGTTTGATCTTCAGCGACCTGCACTTCTTCTCGGCGCCGTCGGAGCTGCCGCAGTACAAGAACCGGCTCGACTACCAGCGTGCGACCTGCTCGTGGCTTGCCGGTGAGATCGCGGCGCGCGAGCCGGACCTCGTGGTGAACCTGGGTGACAGCGCGCACCGCCATGCGTCGATCACGATGGACGCGCTGCAGGCGTTCGGCCAGTCGATGAACGAGATCGCGGAGGCGTGCAAGGTGGCGGGCGATGTCCCGTTCATCATCGTGGCGGGGAACCACGATCAGGCGACCGTCGACGGCAGCGTGACGTTCCTGAACGGCCTCATGGCGAAGGACGCCTGGATCGTCGCGCACGAGTGGCGCCGCTTCACGACCCCGGCCGGCGGCACCATGGCCGTCCTTCCGCACACGACGGACACGAAGAAGCTCGACGGCTGGCTGGCCGAGCACGCCTCGGCTGACTTGACCCTGATTCATCAGGACGTTAAGGATGTGTTGTGGTCGCCGGGGCGACCCTCGCCGACGGGAGTTGATCTCTCGTGTTTAGCACGGCGCGGGTGGACCATCGGCGGCCACTACCATCACCCCCAGCTCTTCGAGGAGAAGCGGCTCGCGATCGTCGGCTCGCCGTTCTACGCGAGCTGGTCGGACTCGATCGTGGCGCGCCCCCGCGGCTACCTGTGGTTCGACTCGGAGGAAGGACCGAGCTGGGTCGAGAACCAGCTCACCCCGATCCGCCACACGCTGCGCGTCGGCAAGTCCGAGGAGGCCGTTGAGTGGGTCGAGGAGTTTCCGGTGGCATCGCGCGGCCGCCTGATGCTGCGCGTCTTGACGAAGACGGAGAAGGGTGCGCGCAACGTGGAGCGCAAGCTCGCCGAGATGGGCCTCTTGAAGGTGCTCGCGCGGTGCGAGGACCTGCCGGAGATCGCGATCTCGGCACCGACCGCGATGGACCTTCCGGAGAAGGCGGTCGAGGACTTTGCACGACAGGCGATCGCAGCGAGCGCCGAGCTCGCTAAACTCGTGTCGTTCCAGGAACTGGTGGACCTGGGGTTGGAGGGACTTCGTGGGACAGCAGCTCAGCCTGTTTGACGGTCAACCGATTCGGGAGCTCCCGCTCAAGCACTATGTCGTGGAGGGCAAGACCCGCTTCGAGGCACGCGGACTGTACGACGCGTTCTCGAAACTGGCGGCGCACTTCACCTCACTCGCAGTCGGCCGCGCGACGACACTCGCCGCGGACGACTACCTCACCATCAAGGAAGAAGCATGACACGCAAGAAGAACATCGGCTTCGTTGTGGATCGGTCCGACTCGATGGCAAGGATCGCGCGCCAGACCATCTCGGGCTTCAACGAACAGCTCGACCTCGCGCAGAGCGACGTGAAGCAGGGCCACGACACCAGGGTCTGGTTCACGCTGTTCAACCATGACGTCGTCTCGCTCGCCACGGCCGCGCACCCTGGTGCGATCGCTCGCCTGAACAACGAGAGTTATGTCCCGAAGGGCACGACGGCGCTGCAGGACGCGATTGGCTTCACCGTCGATCAGATGCGCAAGGACACGGTGGAGGAGACGGACTCGCTCTACCTGCTCATCATCCTGACCGACGGCGAAGAGAACGCCTCGCAGAACTTCAAGGGCGAGGTCGGCTTCACGCGCATCCGAGCGTTGCTGCAGGAGTGCGAGGCGAGCCAGCGCTGGACGGTCGTGTTCATCGGCACGCCGGGCCTCGAAGCCTTCGCGACGAACATGGGCGTCCGCAAGTCGAACCAGATCATCTACTCACCGACCCCGGAAGGTGTCGGCGCGATGGCGAACTTCACCCGCAGCTCGACGGCGCAGTACATGTCGCTGGCGAACGCTGGCGTCGATGGTGCGATCATCTCGTCCAACTACGCGTCCCCGACCGAGCAGCCGGTCGACCTGACGGGTGTGGTCCTGCCTGTTCCGGAGCTGACCCAGTTCCGGGTGCTGACCAAGACGACGACCGCGGGGGAGGCGAAGGATGGAGATTCAGAGGGGAAGGCTCCGTAACTTCGGAGCATTCGAGTCGGCCGAGTTCGAGGCGAAGAACCTCGGGCTTGTGCTGATCGAAGGTGAGAATCACGACGCACCTGGAGCATCGAGTAACGGCGCGGGGAAGAGCACGCTGTGGGACGCGATCTCGTGGTGCTTGTTCGGCAAGACGCTGCGGGACACGTCGCACGACGCGGTGGTCCGCATCGGGGCGAAGGGCGGCACCTCGGTCGTGACGGAGGTCACGAGCTTCGGCCGTTCACTGACGATCACACGGTACCGAGCCCACCCCGAGCACAAGAACGGCTGCACGATTTTCGAGGGGCAGAACGACATCACCCCAACGACGGGAGTCGACGCCATGGTGGCGAAGCTCCTCGGCGTGTCCTTCGAGATCTGGCAGTACACGACGTGCTTGGGGCAAGGGCTCGCGTACCGCTTTTCCGACTTGAGCGACGCGGAGCGGGTTCGCCTGCTCGAAGATGTGTTGCGGCTCCAGGTGTTCGAGCCGGCGCGTGCGTACGCTCGGACCGAACAGCAGGTCTCCGTGCTGGACGTCACGGTCGCGCAGACCAACGAGGAGAACCTGCGTCAGAAGGTCGCGCAGATGGAGGAGACCGAGCTCCCGCAAGCGCGCCGCGTGCTCGCGTCCCTGCCGGGCATGGACCCCGCGACGCTCGCACTGCATGAGGCGGCACGACGCGACGTCGCGTCGACGCTTGCCCAGGTCACTGCGGACCAGGGCACGCAGGCGCAGCTTCAGGCGGAGCGCGAGGCGTTGGCCGCGGAGCTGCGCACGGCCTCGGTGGCGGCTGCCAAGCAGCATGCGACGGCGAAGGCCCGTTCGACCACGGCGAGAGAGGCCCGGGAGGTGATCGCGACCTTGAGCCTCGGCCGCTGCGACCGCTGCGGCCAGGGCATGGACAAGGTCGAGCAGATGCGGGTCACGACGAACCAGATGGACAAGGCCCGCCGGGCCCAGGAAGAGGCGGATACCGCCCTGGCCGAGGCATCGAAGTTCGACCTGCAGGCCAAGGCCATCGCCAGCCGCGCTGAGGACGCCCAGGAAGCGCTCCGAGTCGTCGGGACGCGTCTGGCGGCCTCCCAGCAGCGCCTCGCGGCCCTGAACCGCGAGGTGGCCCGGACGGCACCGCCGGCTGCGGACGCGGGTCAGCTCGCGCAGGCCCAGGTGGCGGCGATCGAGAAGCGCCTGCAGGTGACCCGGGAGAAGCTCCAGGCCGAGGTGGCCCAGGGCGTGGCCGCCCGCCGGAAGCAGCGCCTGTGGACCTTCTGGATCGACGGATTCCAGACCCTGCGGCGGATCGCGCTGGAGCGAGGGATCACCGCCCTCTCCACCGCCTTCTCGGGCTACGTCCAGCAGCTCTTCGGGAAGCCGATCGAGGCGAGCGTCGCCTTGGTCGACAAGAACACCGGAGCCGGCGCGGGTACGAGGATCGAGATCCGGGTCGCGACGCCGGGCGGCACCTACAAGTCAGCCTCGGGTGGCGAGAAGAACCGGATCGATCTGGCGATGGCGTTCGCCCTGCATGATCTGGTCACGGCCAGCACGGGCTTTCGGTCGAACATCCTGCTCGCGGACGAGGTGTGTACGTTCGTCGACGAGGACGGGGTGGCCCGGGTCGTCGACGTGCTTCGCAAGAAGGCCGAGCAGATCGGGACCGTCTTCGTGATGAGCCAGAGCCCGGTATGGAAGAATCTGATCGAAGATACCTGGACCGTTCGCAAGCAGGGCGGTATCTCTGAGCTCGTTCGTCACAAGTGATGGGGGATCGCGATGGAGATGACGACCCAGGCCCGGCGCGAGAATCTGTTCGCGTTCCTGTTGAAGGACGCATGGGCGTTCTTCATGTGCGTCTCGATCGCGTCTGCGCTTGGCTATGCGTGGGGGTACCACTCCTACGTGCCGAGGATCCCGTCGACGCCGCCGGGCATGACGGAGACAGAAGCGACGTCTGCCTACTGCGTTGCGCCGGGCGACACGTTGTACTCGATCGCGGCGCGGACCTTGGGCAGCGGTGGACGTTGGCGTGAGATCGCCGCGATCAACGAGATCCCGGACCCCGGCCGCTTGGCGGTCGGCCAGAAGCTGAGGCTCCCACCCCGATGACGAAGCGAGAATTGCTGAGCTGGGTGAGGTGGTCTATCGTCCCCGTGGTGCAGATCATCCTGTTCACCGCCCTCGCGGCGACGGGCGGCGTGCCAGTAGTATGTGCATACTTCATCGGCGTGTTCGCTATCCTGAGCCTCGGGACCTGGATCCGGAACCTGGAGAAGGCCGCAAGAGTAGACCGAGGAGATGACGCAACATGAGTGAGCAGGGCAGTGACAAGCGGTCCGTGTCGACGGACGCGCTGGAGACGCTGGGTACGATCATCGACAAGACGCAGAAGCGCGATGCGATTCACCTCGCCGTCGAGCCGGTCAAGGCAGGCGAGCGGCTGCTCCCCGGCGATCACATCACGGTGAAGGACGGGATCGCGACTTCGACCAATCCGGGTGCAGGACTCGGTATCGTCGACCCGTTCCTTGAAGCACCCGTGCTGAAGAACCAGTATTTCTGGTTCGTGATGTACCCGCGCAAGGTCAAGAGCCTGCGCCACGTTTGGACACACCCCGCCTTCCCCGACGAGCCGATGGTTGCCGCTGCTCCGACGCCCGTCCTGTCCGAGCGCTCGAAGGCAGAGCGGTGGATCCGCGACTACGCCGAGGGCCTCAACGTCGGCTATGTCGACCTCCTGCAAGGTGCGCAGGAATTCCTCGACCACGGCGAGTACCTCGTTCGAGGCGGACTGCTGGAAGGCATCAGCACCTCCTCCGAGTTCTGGCAGCACTTCGAGACCGTCACTGGCCGGAAGGTCGACGAGGACCAGCGCGAGAACTTCTTCTCGTGTAGCTGCTGACGCCCCGACCGTTCAATCGAGACTGAGCACCCCGCAGAGCCTGATGGGTTCTGCGGGGTGTTCTGTTTTAGGAGGACGCATGAAGGGCAACAGCCCGACGTCGCGGTCGTTGAAGGAGATGCGCGACCGCGGCTATCTCGTCCAGGTCGTCGAGCACTGGAATCAGTGGGCTCGGATCCGGCAAGACCTCTTCGGAATCATCGACATCCTCGGCATCCGCGACGGCGAGACGATCGGCGTGCAGGCGTGTGCAGGATCGAGCGCCTCGGCGCGCTGCGAGAAGATCCAGCTCTCGCCGCATCTCGATACGATCCTCGCCGCCGGCTGGAAGATCGTCGTGCATGCGTGGCGGAAGACTGGTGAGCGCGGTAAAAGGAAGCTGTGGAGCTTGCGCGAGATCACGATCACAGGGAGGGGTGAGCATGACCGGGTCGAAGCCGATCCCGTTCGAGAGGCCGGCGGAGGACTTCTCGACCATCCGGATCGACCCCGTCGAAGACGCCAACGCCGCAGCGAACCTGACGGACAAGGAGGAGCTGGCGCGCTTCACGCAGCGGATGCGCAATCATCGGATCGCGTGGGTCTGCCACTACCGAAGCCGCCCCGTCGAGTTCGTGCAGCCGAAGCTGCAGGACCCCCTCCACCTGTGGGATGCGTGGCGGAGGAAGTCCGAGGCGGGGACCGTCCCCCCTCTGCCGGAGTTCCTGAAGGATCGGGCGTGGATGTACCATCTCCTCTTCGAGGAGAGCCGCCCGCAGACGCTGGCGCGAACGACTATCGCCCGCCGCCTTGCAGCTAGTCTCGGGCTGCACAAGAAGGTCCTGCTCGTCGGCGCGGGCGTGGGCACCTATCTCTACCCGTTCGCGGAGCAGGAGCACGAGATCACCGCGGTGGAGCAGGAGAGCTCCGGCCTGCTGAAGACGCTCCGCTACCGTGCTCGACAGGACTACCTCGACGTGCGCTGGTGTCCCGTCGCGAACTTCAACGCCGTGCCGGCGCTGGCGCCGTCCTACGACCTTGTCGTGATGCTCGACTTCGTCGAGCGCGGAGCGGCAGGCCCGAAGTTCATCCAGGAGGTGGCGTCGCGTGCGCCGCTCCTCCTCTTCGGCCATACGACCCAGGCGCCCTGGTCGGACCTGCACATCTATCGCCCCTGGTGCCAGGGCGAGGACCCGCGCGAGAAGGCGAAGGTCGCGTTGGCTGGATACGAACCGGTGGAGGGGAGTTGGGAGGACCGAACGATCCTCTTGCGGAGACCCTGACGGTGTCACTGTCCGAGCTGATCCGGCAACGCTTCGATCGCGATGCCGCCTGGAAGGCGCAGTCTCGCCTACTGAAAGGATCTGGGACCCTCGAAGCCGCATTCAATGCGACTGTCCCGCTGATCCGATTGTGTCGCACGAACATTCAGTTGTGGTCGGTCGATCAGGAAGACGTCGACGCATATATGGCGTCGAGCTTGTGGTTCAAGCTGAAGAAACGACGGTATGCGTTGACGGAGAACGCCAACCTTGCGATGGGATACTGGCGAACCGTGCTGCGCAACTTCGCCTACGCCTTTCGGCGCATCCATCTCAGCAAGAAGTTTCTACCGGACGGTAGCACCGACCGGGTGATGGCCGAGCGCAACATGTCCTGTCCGCGCGACGGCGGAGCGATCGCGACGGAGAACAAGATCTTCGTCGAGGAGCTGCCCGAGGCGATCTGGAAGGCCGAGGTGCGCTGCGGCGCACGGATCTCGGAAGCCGAGGCACCTGCGTTCCGCTACATCATCGAGCGCATGTTCCATGGGGAACGGCCGACGCAGGAACGTCTTCACCTGCGCTTCAAGCTGGAATACCCGCGCGGCAACTTCCTGCTCGACTACGCGGTGCTGGCGATCCGTCGTCAGTTGAACGAGATGTACGAGGACTTCCCCGAGGTCCTCCTGCGCCATCCGGTGGTGTTTCTTCTTCAAGAGGACGAGGACGCCGACGATGGGACTGATGAGCAGGGCAGTCTCTTCGCGCCATGAATCGCAAGGCTTGCCGACCCTGTTGGATCGGCGGGCCCTGAAGCACGTTGATCTGTTCATGCTCATCCTGATCGACGCCGTCTCCGACACGCTCATTCCGGAGATCGCCTCGACGTTCGGCAACGAGGCCGCGTACAAGTTCCTCGACCAGTTCGCCGGCCTGACCATCAAGGTTCCGACGCGCCACGTGCTGGAGCGCGCCGTGCGTGACACGAAGCTCTACCACGAGCTCAGCCGCATCGACCGCACAGACCCGTCGGCCGTGAACCGCGTGGCGGAGTCGTACGGGCTGAAGGGCCCCGGCGCGATGGAGACCTTTCGGCGACTGCACGCGTCGATCGAGAAGGTCGCACGCATGCACCGGAGGAAGACATGAAGAAGCCGTCCCCGTCTGGTTTGGCTTTCGTTCACCCCGCTGCGGATGGGACCGACCCCGACCAGCTCCTGTCCGACGTCGCGCACTGGGTCGCGTGGCACAGCCAGTTCCCACCCGAGCTCGCGGAGCGGGTGAAGGACGTGATGAAGGGCAGCAGCCAGCGGCTCGACGTCTTTCTCAACGTGATGGCGATCCAGCGCACGCGCGCCGTGCAGGCGATGTTCCAGAACGCGAACAACGTCCAGGCCGAGCTCTTCTCGCCGGGCCGGATCAAGCGCGCGACGACCGACGAGCTGATCCGGATCTGGGACGCGTTGCAGAAGCACATGGAGACCGCCCTCAACTTCATCAAGGGCATGGTCGAGCACGACGCCACCAAGTTCGTACAGGAGGTGGAAGTCCAGCTCCGGGACATGACCGTCGGCATGCGGACGATCTCGTCCGAGACGCCGGAGCGCCGAGAAGAGCTCCGCTCGATGATGCTGGAGCTCGCACAGTTCGTGGGGCAGACCAATGGACAGCAAAGTAACAGCCCTACTGGGGAAGCTGAGTCCGCATCACCAGCGGACGTTCGGGAACTTGAGTCCGGACGAGCGAGCGCTCGTAATGGCCTCCCTGAGCGAGATGGCGAAGGGCGGACCGTCGAAAACGCTGAATGATCTGTACCTGCTGGACTACCTCCGCATTCCGGTCAGCCCCGACGAGTTCTTCACGAACGAATACTTCATCGGCAAGCAGGGCAAGAGCCTCTACAAGGTCTGGCGGGACGAGCTGCGCTACGTCTTGACCACCCCGGGCGTCTACGAGTTCGCCCTCACCGGCTCGATCGGCTCCGGAAAGACCTACGCCGCGGACTGCGCGATCGCCTACAAGCTCTACTGCCTCTCGTGTCTGCGTAACCCGCAGCAGTTCTATGACCTCGCCGAAGGCTCGATGATCGCCTTCGGGATGTTCTCACTCTTCAAGTACAAGGTCGCGACGACTTCGTTCCACGGTCTGAACGAGATGGTGCGCGACTCGGCGTACTTCAAGAAGAACTTCCCCGCCGATCCGAAGCGTACGAAGGACCTGATCTTCCCGCACAACGTCTACGTCGCGACGGGAGCCAACGAGCTCCAGGCGATCGGCGAGAACCTCTTCTCGGTGCTGATCGACGAGGCTGACTTCATGAAGGAAGCCGGCACGGCCACGGAACGTGGACAGGCCGAGGCCCTGCATCAGGCGGTGCGCCGCCGCGTTGAGTCCCGCTTCGGGAAGAAGTACACGCTGCCGCCGGGCATCATCATCCTGGTCAGCTCGAAGAAGACGACGGACAGCTACATCGAGCGGTACGTGAAGTCGCACCGCAACGACAAGTCGGTCCGCGTCGCGGACTACGCGATCTGGGATGCCAAGCCCGACAAGTACCCGAAGGAGCGCTTCCGGGTCTGGCTCGGCGACCAGATGCAGGAAGGGCGCATTCTCCTTCCGCAGGAGGAGATCCCGCTCACGGGACAGGTCATCTACGCGCCCGACGCTCCGAACGTCCGCCGCGCCTTCGAGGAAGACCCGATCGCCGCGGCCCGCGACCTCGCAGGCATCTCGTCGGAGCGCTCGTACCGGTTCATCATGAACTCGGAGCTGGTCCGCCGTGCTGTGGACCCGGCCCGCAAGCACCCGTTCGAGGGTGAGCACGTCATCATCGACTACAAGACGAACGACGCGGTCGAGGACTTCCTGGTCCACTCCGACCTGCTCACCATTCAGGGCGGTCGGTACTCGCCGCGCTACGACCCGGCTGAGCCTCGGTACCTCCACGTTGACCTTGGCGCCGTCCGCGACGCGACCGGCGTCGCGATGGTGCACGCAGGCCCGGCGCTCAACGTCCAGCGCTTCAACAAGGACGGCAGCGGCTACGAGGCGCTCGCGCCGACCATCGTCGTCGACCTGATGCTGCGCATCAAACCGCCGCGTGGAAGTCAGGTGGACTTCTCGAAGGTCCGGCAGTTGATCTCGATGCTCTCGGAGTATGGCTTCCCGATCAAGCTGGTGAGCTTCGACGGCTGGCAGTCGATCGACGCGTCGCAGATCCTGACGAAGCAGGGCTTCAACGTCGAACTCCTATCGGTCGATAAGACGCCGAACCCCTACTACAACCTGCGGCAGGCTTTGCAGGAGAGCCGCTTCAAGTTCTACCGTTACGAGCCTTTCATCCAGGAGGTCCTCGCCCTGCTAGAGGACCCCTCGACGCACAAGATCGACCATCCCGTCCACGGCAGCAAGGACGTTGCAGATGCCGTGGCCGCCTGTTGTCACCACGTCATGTCCGATGAAGGTCTGCTGCACGCCCCGATGGGCGAGCCGCCCAAGGCGCCCGCGCCGGATTGGCGGCCGGTCGATCCGCAGGACCACAGTTGGATTATCGACAAGAAGAGCGGCGACCATCGCATTGTGGGGATTCGCTGAACATGGCCCACCCGACCCTGTTCTCCAGCCTGACTCCGGATGACTTCAAGCGCCTGAGCCCGGAGCAGCGCGAAGTGCTTGGCGTACCAGCACCGCCTCCGGGCCTGCTGCGGCGGTTCGTGGAGGGATCGGACTTCCTCGCGAACCGGAAACTACTGCGCAGTCTGTTCGGACTCGACCGAACGGAAACGGCGGAACCTAGTCCGTTCGAGGTCGACCAGCTCAAGAATGGGCGGACACTCTCGTGGTACGAGCAGCAGCTCTCCTTTGAGAACTCTCGCCTTGCCTCCTACCGTCTCGTGCAGGAGATCTCGCAGTTCGGGCTGTGCGCCACGGCCCTGAGTCTCTTCGCGGAAGACGCGACGCAGTACGACGTCGAGCACGGCCGCTCGGTCTGGATCGAGTCCCCGAGCGCCGACGTCAAGCGCATGCTGACGTCCATGCTCGACCGCTGCCAGATCGAGGACCGCATCTACGCGTTCGCGTACTCGTCGGCGATCTTCGGCGACAACTTCGAGAACGTGATCTACTCGCGGAACGAGGGCGTGCTGGGGCTGCGCTACACGCACCCGGCCAACGTCACCCGCATCGAGGACCCGCGCGGCGTGCTGCTCGGCTTCGTGCCGGAACTTCTCGAAGACGAGGAGGTTCGGCGCCTGAAGATGGACGAGCTCCGCAAGCGCTTCGAGGGACGGTTCGCAGAGCCGTGGGACTTCATCCACTTCCGCCTGATGGGCGGTCGTCGGACGGGATCGCACGGCATGTCGCTCATCTTGGACGCTCGCCGGACGTGGCGCATCGTCAAGATGCTGCAGGATGCCATCGTCCTCTATCGCCTCAATCGTGCGCCGACGCGGCTCGTGTTCAAGATCGACACGGGGTCGCAGAACACCGAGGAGCAGCGCCGCACGCTGAACACGTGGCGGCAGTATTACCGCAAGCGAACCTTCCTCAGCACGAGCACGGGCATCTTCCGGCAGGAGTACAACCCGCTCGGCGTCGACGAAGACATCTTCATGTCGGTGGCCAAGGACAAGGCGACCGACATCACGAAGCTCGATGGCTCGCCGAACGCGAACGACATCGGAGACCTGGAGCACTTCGTCACGATGCTCGCGGGCGATCTCGGCGTGCCGAAGGCGTTCCTGACGGGCGACACGACGGACCTGAACGCGCGTGCGACGCTCGTCGCTCTCGACGTCCGCTATGCCCGGCGCGTGAAGCGCCTGCAGCGCGCTCTGATCTACGGCCTCACGCAGCTTTGCCGCATCCACCTCGCGCTTCTGGGCAAGAACCCGCTCGACCAGAAGAACATGTTCGAGGTGCACATGGCGCCGATCTCGCAGCTCGACGAGTTGCAGCGGATCGAGACCTACAGCAACCGTGTGCAGCTCGCGCAGAACATGCTGAGCATCGCGACGGACGACTTCGATAAGCAGGCATGGGCGCGCTTCGTCCTGCGTGACTTCGTGAAGCTCAGCGACGCACAGGTCGCGGACTACGTCCCGTACATGAACCTGTCCCGTGCCGGCATGCCGCCCGGTGAACCGGGCATGCCCGGTATGCCAGCGGACGTCGGAGGCCCGCCGGGAGAAGGCCCCGGAGCGGGGCTGGGGGGTCCTGATGACCTGGGCGGCGGACCGACCGTTCCGCGCAACGTGGCCCTCGACCGCGAGCCGGCCGGCGGCAGCATGGAGCCCGGCATGGAGGCCGAGCCCAACGCGGCGGAGCAGACGATCACGACTGGGCTTACCCCGCCGCAGTCGGACCGCGTGATCCTGACCGAGGCGGACGGCAAGCTGCCGACGTTTCAGCAGGAGCGGGTGTTCGACCTCGACGCCGAGAAGGTGTTGTACGCGCAGCAGCAGAAGTTGGAGGAACGCATGAGCACTTGCCCCGCGTGCAAGTCGAAGGATGTCGTGGTGGTCCTTCGGGAGGATCGCGGAACCAAGACGATGCTCTGTCATGCCTGTCCGTTCGTGGCCGAACTGGAGCCATGATTCCGGAGACCTCCCATGATCGACGCGTTGCAGGAGATCCTCCGTGAGGATCCACGTGCGCTTCGGCTCTATGGAGAACTGCATGCCTTGTATGCAGTGGATGTGACCGCGACTCAGATCCGTCAACTTCGTCCAGACCCCGTCTGGGAGAGACACTGGTGGCGAGAGCTCTATCCCAAGATCTCTCGCATGGCGTCGGCTTACCTTGTCTTGCACGGTGCGATGCGTGAGTCGAGCATCCTCGACTACAAGCGCCGCAATCTCTTCGTCGAGTTCGTCCGCGACGTGCGTCGCCGCTGGCGTAACTCGATCCTGTCGTGGGATCGCTGCAGCGTCGAGACGTTCTTCTCGTTGACGCATCGAGACCTTGACGGCCTCGTGAAGCAGTTCATGGGTGACCCGAATGAACAGCCCGATTCCGGTGGCGTACGTCGACCCGCTGCTCGACCGCAGGGCGGGTTGGGTTGGATTGGGGATCCAAGGGAATCAGCTCTTGGCGACCCGCTACGCCGGGGACGGCGCCATCTATTCTCATCTCGTGCTCGACATCGAGACGGCCCTCAAGGTCGTCGCAGCTTGGACCGCTCTGAGTGAGCGAGCGCTCGGCGGCGAGATGGTTCGGCAACAGGTGGAGGAGCACCTCACTCGTGCTCGTCAAGGAGTCCTTGTCCATGAGAAGTCTCAGGAGTTGCGCGCTGCTGATGCTCCTGCCGAGCTGCACGCTGTTCCACCCGTCGGAGCAGACGCAGGCGATGGTGGAAGCCTCGGCGACGCTGGCGCAGTTGCACGCCGAGCTCTATTCGGCCATGACCGCCACGCTCAACCTGCTGGAGGCCAAGAACCCCGGCAACGCGGAGATCACCAAGGTCCGCGTCCAGCTTGAGGTGAACCGGACGAATGCCCAGCACGTGGAGCAGGACCTCGTCCGCTTGATCAAGTCCTCGTCGCTCGACCCGGCGCTCGCGCAGCAGTTGATCACCACGATCGCCGGCTTCCTGCCTGGAGCTAAGCCGTGACCATCGATGTCAGCGGGCTCGGCAACCTGCCGGACCTGACGCTCACGCCGGAACAGGTGAAGCAGATCACGGCCAAGCTCGGCACGCTCCCGCAGGCCCAGATCGACGCGCTGCGTGCGAAGCTCCGCCAGATGGCGGACGACCACGACCTCGCGAACGCGATCGTGCGGAACAGCGTGACGATCCTGCAGCTCGCGGCGCTTCTCGCGTAAGGAGAACCCATGGCGGTCCGGGTTACTGCATCGCACGACGTCGTCGACGTCTCGACGGGACTGGTCGTCGTCCCCAAAGGCACGGCGGGACAGATCGTGCAGACGTTCGGCGTGCCGGCCGTGCGCACGTACAACGTGACGTTCACGCTGCACGACGGCTCGACCGTCACGCGCTTCGTCTCCCCGAGCGAGATCGACTTCGACGACGGCGAGCTCGGCCCGGTGCGCGCGTACTACGAAGGCTCGGCGCTGACGATCACCAGCGTGGCGTACACCGACGACATCGCCGACTTCGAGCAGAAGCTGTCGCCCGCGCCGGTGTCGTCCGTCACGTCCGTGGATATCCGCTTTTCGGACGGGACTGGACTTCGGGTAGTCTCCGACCGCAACTCAGGCGAGATCTCCTTCGAGTTGATCTAAGAGGCTCCGCGCCGGGTCACGGCGGCACGCGTTAAGAATCCCCTTCCGAGCGCGTGGCCCTTCGTGGGTTGCAGCCCGGCGCGGGGCCCTTTCTTGAGGTCTCGTATATGGCGCCCACGGTCGAGGAGCGCTTCAAGGCATATTGGGCCGCGGTCGGCGGCCGCCCCGAACTCTATGACGTTGCACGCCACGCTTGGATCGCCGCGTTCAGCGAAGCGATCCTCGTGGTGAAGACGACGCGCATCGTCTCGCGCGTCGCGCAGATGAACGGCCAGCACGTGCTGCTGGACGATGGACAGAAGACGAAGGAGCGGCTGCTCGAAGAGCTCGGCGTCTTGCCGAAACCCTGACCCGTCTGTTGACCGCTCCGGTCGGAGCCCAAGCAGGAGTCTTCCGTGGCCTGTGGAATCGTGCCTGAGACCGCGGTGGAAGTCGGCGAGTATTCCGGGCGAAGCACGAGCGTGCCGACGCCCGTGAGCTTCGGCGCCGTGTTCAAGGACGGCGACATCGCCGGCCCGAGCGTGGTCCCAAGCTGGGGCGGTGTCGCGCAGCCCGCCCAGGTGGAAGTGCTGTCGACGTGGCCTTCGGGCACGGCGAAGCACGCCCGCATCTCGTTCCTGGCGCCGCAGATCACCGCGAACTCGACGACGCCGGTGACGCTTTCGGCGGGCTCGCCGACGATCCCGCAGACCTTCACGGCCAATGTGGTGGCCGCGGACCTGTGGAACTACCTGGAGATCCTGCGCACGGACGGGACCGCCTTCAAGGCGACGCTCGACACGACGACGGCGGGCGCTCTGCTCGCGGACGCCGTGAACCAGAACAGCGGCGCCAGCTTGCCGCCCGGCTTCAAGCGCAATGCCTTCGGCAAGCTCATGTGCGAGTACGAGGCGTACGTCCCGCTGCTCGATCCGAGCAACGTCCAGCATCCGTGGATCAAGACGCTCCTGCGCGTGCGCATCTGGTCCGGCTGGCCGGGCGCATCGATCGAATGGTCGATCGAGAACAGCCCGACGCCGAGCTCGGTCGGTCAGGCGTGGGTCTTCGGGACGCACTACGGCTCGCTGGCCTTCACGCACATCAAGCTCTTCGTCGGGCTCTCGAACACGATCACGCGCTACGCCTACACGGGCTTCCCGACGGTGGGCAACAACTGCAAGATCATGACGGACACGCGCTGCCGCGTGACCGGCTGGACGAAGGACAACACGGGCAACGGCAACGGCGGCCCGCCTCCGCTCCTCTACACGATTCAGGACCACCAGTACCTCGCGACGAATCTGATCGTGCCGCGCTACGACTACACGCACCCGATCTCGTCGTCGGTCCTTGCGGGCTTCAGCACCGCGACGACGGGCGAGCAAGCCTTCAGCGTCCCGCAGGACCTGACGGCGAACCCGAACGGCACGCCGTACCTCGTCGACCCGTTCCGCGCGGACATGGCCCATTCTGGCGGCTCCGACGACCGCGGCCCGCTCACGACCTGGGACATCTACACGCTCAACTCGGCCGGCTCGGCGAACCGTGCCAATGCTTGGAAGATCTCGTATGCCGCCTCGTGCAACGGAGCCGGCACCTACGGCGGCAAGAACCAGTTCACGATCCACGCTCGCGATCCTGTGACTGGAGCTCCCGGCGTTCCGGGCGCCATCGTGGGCCCGGGCGGCTGTCGCGATCAGGTCTGGGCGAACAACGGCTGGACGAACAGCAACGCGCAGGTCGACAACTACACGACGACGGGGATCGACTTCGGGCACTCGCCGCAGGTCGGTTACGTGATGTGGCTGCTGACGGCGGAGTCCTGGTTCGCGGAGGAGCTCTGCTTCTGGGGCATCCGCGCGTCCTACCGCAGCTTGTCCGGTGCGTACAACGACGGGCAGTTCAGCCACGGACTGATCAACGGCCTGCATAACGTCGTCGCGCCGTGCGTCCTCTTCGGCGACCGCTACGGCGGCTGGCCGATGCGCGACGCCTCGAACGCGGCGTTCCTCTTGCCGGACAACTACTTCTACTCGGCCGGCGCCTACTGCAACGCGACGCCGGGCGACACGATCCGTGACTACGCCTACCAGTCCGTCAAGAACACGATGGACCTCATCCGGCAGTTTCGCGATGAGGGCGTCGAGCCGCTGCACTTGACGGCGACCGTCACCGGCAGCGCGATCGTGTACTACGGCGATCAGACCGCGGCCGCGCGCGACGACTTCCAGTGCGGCACGCAGAGCTCGGGCTGGGCGAACGCCTACTTCGTCTGGAGCATGTTCCAGATCTGGGGGTACTTCCGCTCGAAGGGTGACTCGGTCGCGCTGAACGCGGAGCGGAACTTCGACTGGTATAGCCAGCAGTACGCCTACGCCTATCTCGACCCGCGCGTCTACCCGCAGTACCACCAGCGCTCGGGCTACGCGTGCTTCTGGGACGGCACGCAGCTCGTCGACTACTCGATGACGTACCGCCTCATCGATTGGAGCTTCAACGCCCCGGATCGCGTGAACACGATCGACTGGGCGAGCCAGACCGTCGGCTTCTCGCCGAACTTCGATCGCCGCCTGCTCTGGCTCTCGACGTACAGCTTGCCGATCGCCGTCTTCGACACGACACCGAACGCTGGCTACCACGGCGGCTGCGGCAAGCGCAGCTCGAACTTCCGCACGGTGACGAACCTGGGCGAGCTCGCGTGGTACCTCGCGGTGAACGTCGACATGAAGTTCAACAGCGGCCCGCCGATCAACGGGACCTGCCCGATCAGCTCGCACTTCTGCGCGTTGCCGCAGGTCGACTGGAACAACAACGGCAAGACGCCGCCCTGGCCGCCGGAAGCATGGCGAGTCTGCGGATGGTCGTATGACGGCGGGGACGGCCTAGGCGCGAACTTCCACGACCGCAACAAGCAGGGCGAGCAGAGCGCCGGCTCGTACAACTTCCACTTCCCGGTGCCGTGTATGGCGACGTTCCACCAGCTCCGTGGGGACGCCGTCGGGGCGGCTGCAGGGACGCTCTGTTGGAGCTACCTGTATCCGTTCGCGGCCTCGGAGGCGCGGTCGATCAACCCGCCCGCGGAGCTCGGTACGATCATCGTCTCGTGAGCATCTAACGGTGTAGGTCTTGACAAACGGTGTGAGGATATGCAGCATCCGGCGATGGTCGTTGGGTGCTGTTCTGATTCAGGAGGGTAAGCCAAGTGGACAGTTCGGTTCTGGAGAGCATGCCGATCGCGCAGATCGAGCGTCACCTCGTTGCGCGCAAGCGCAAGATCGAGGTCCTCGTGAAGCGGCGCGACGCGCTGCAGACTTCGCTGGAAAAGCTCAATCAGGAGCTCGGTGCGGATGGTGGCCAGCGGATCATCCGTCGTGCGACGGGTCGCAAGACCAAGACCACGAGCACCACGACCACGGCGAAGAGTGCAGGGACGGGTGCGCTGCACAACAAGATCCGCGACGTGCTGAAGGACGCGAAGGAGCCGATGAAGCTCGCGGACCTCGCGGCCGCGGTGCTGACCGCAGGCTACGAGACGAAGTCGAAGAGCTTCGCGGTGATCGTCGGTCAGCGGCTGACCGAGATGAAGGACGTCGAGAAGGTCTCGCGCGGGCTCTACGCGCTGAAGAAGTGACCTTCAGCGGGGGCTTCCGGTTCACGCCGGAGGCCCCCGCCAGTTTCATGGCACGGAGGATCTCATGGTGATCGACTTTGCGGTGCATCCTGCACTGAGCGATGAGCAGGCCGCGCACGATCTGCTTCTGCTGGTGCGTCTCGGGAATCCCAAGCGCTGCTTCGAGTGCAAGTCCGTCGCGTCAAGCAACACGACGGGGCCCTACCAGATGACGATGCGCGAGACCACGACGGGTGGTCTCGACGAGGTCAACCGATGGCGCTGCCGGAGTTGCGGCAAGCAGCTCTCGATGGCGTACGACACGCCGCTCGCGCACCGGCGCATGCCGATCTCGGCGCAACTCTCTTGTCTGCTCTTGCTGTGCGAGCCGGACGAGACAGAGCGCACCGCAGCCGCGCTGGACATCATCACGAAGTTCGAGACAACGCCGACGGCGATCGACTTCCTGCTGACGCGCGTCGCGAACGCGTTGTACTCGACCGAGGAGCCGGGCACGTCCTTCGTCCGTGGGCTCTACGCGGAGCTCAAGGCGACGCCGAGCGATGAGGCGGTGCTGCACTACATCGACCCGAAGCGCAAGCGGCCGTCTCGGGTGGCGGTGCTGCGCCTGCCGGCTCGTCCAGCTCCACCCAGCATCGCCGCTGTCTCCGTGCCCACGGAGCCGCCTCGCGCCACGGTCGGCTTCACGGTCCGGGCGGCGGTGGCCACGAAGCCGGCCCTCATCCAGAACGGAGTGGCCGACCCGGAGGGAGACTGGGAGATCGCAGTCCCGGGTGGGAAGTTCTTCGGAGAGATCGTTTGCCGGAGCCTGACCCAGCTCCCGAAGCTGATCCAGGAGGCGGTGACGAACGGCTGGGTCAAGCGGCGCAAGATCACGATCGAGTAGCTTGACGCCTATGTGGATTACGGTACGCTCGGGGAACGAGAGGGATCGCTATGGCCGCTCCGAGCGGAGACGTCGAGCCGCGAGTCGACAGAGACGGTAGGCGCGTGTACGGGAACCGGCATCTCGTGGTGCGTATCCCTCCGGACCTTCGGGAAGCGATCGAGAAAGCAGCGGAGCACGCGAAGCTGGAGAAGAACCGAACCTTGACGGCCTTCGTGATCCGTGCGTTGCGTCGCGCGGTCAACTGGCCGGTGGATCGAACCTTCTAACGCAAAGGAAGAGGAGGAGCCCATGAGCGAGAAGCCGACGTATCAGCTCACGGAAGAGCACAAGGCGCAGATCCCGGTTCACGCCGGGAAGTGGCGACGGAACGCGGAGTCGTGCGAGCCGATGAGTGACGAGGATCGGGCGCAGGCGAAGCCGCTGCTCGCCGCCATGTACGTCAACGCGCAGGCGGCGCCGCCCAAGGCCATGGTGTTCGTTCGTTCGCACCTCGTACTCGCCGTCGCCGGATCCATCGCCGCCAAGGCGTGGGAGCACGCCCCGGCGCCGGACCTCAAGATGGGCGAGAGGCGAGAGATCGACGCGGATCTTCGGGCCACCATCGAGTCGGTGATTTCGCTCTTCGGCAAGGGCGTGGAGGCGCGTGCTCGCCCCGAGACGTACAGCGTGCAGCGGGAGACCTTCGAGCAGGAGACGCGCGCCGCGGTCTTCGGCGCGCTCGCCACGAGCCTGGAAGGCAAAGTCGGCGAGGTGGACAAGGCCATCCAGGTGGAACTGCGCGCTGCCCCCAAGGGCTACTACGACATCTGGAACGGCGGGAACCTCTGGTCGGGTTACCCTGCGACCCTCTCGTTCTTCCGAGACGTCTGCAAGTTCGATGACGAACACATGCGGAAGCTCTACGCGGAGTGGGAGCCTTACGAGAAGCTCGCGCTCATCTCGGGACCGCGCATGATGGGCGAGGACTTCGCCATCGTCTGCGACCGTCCGCTCCTGTTCTCACCCGCGGCGGGCTACGTCGAGTTCCGGGACGGCCTCAGCTTGAAGTTCAAGCCGGTCGTTGACCCGTCCGGCAAGGACGCTACGACGGCGTTCCAGAACCTTGACGTCATGCCTGACTTGAGCGTGGCCGGTTCGGAGAAGGAAGACCACGACGCCGCGGCGTCTTGAGTACGGAGTTCAGTGCTAACCCGCTAACCATCGGAGGACACGAGAGACCATGGCAACGAAGGACCAGAAGAAGTACGAGCTCACCGAGGAGCACAAGGCCCAGATCCGGCCTCATGCTCTCAAGTGGCAGAAGATCACGATGTCGTGCGAGACGATGAGCGCCGAGGACCGGGAGAAGACAGCCGACGCGATCAACGTGATGTACGCGAACGTGCCGGCGGCTCCGCCGAAGGCCATCGTGTTCGTCCGCTCGCACCTCGTGCTGGCCGTGGCCGGCGCGATCGCCGCCAAGGCGTGGGAGCAGATGAAGAAGCGCAAGATCAAGCCGGGCACGACGCAGGAGATCGATCCGGACCTGCGGGCGAGCATCCTCGGCGCCGTGGAGGCGGTCGAGAAGCTGCTCTCCCAGAAGGACGACGACACCTACCCCTACCGCGTCAACTTCAAGACGTTCCGTACGGAGACGCTCGAAGCGATCTTCGCTGCGCTCGCGACGACCGTGAAGGGTCCGGAGGGCAAGGAGGACAAGGCGCTCGTCAAGGAGCTCTCCCAGGCGATCAAGGGCTACTACGACATCTGGAACGGCGGGAACCTCTGGTCGGGCTACCCGGCCTGCCTCTCGTTCTTCCGGGACGTCTGCGCCTTCGACCTGGGCAAGCTGTACGACGAGTGGGCCCCCTACGAGAAGGCGGCCATCCACAGCGGCCCGCGCATGATGGGCGAGGACTTCGTGATCGTCTGCGACCGGCCCCTCCGGTTCGAGATGGACGAGCAGAAGCGCCTGAACGACCACGACCACCCGGCCGTGGAGTTCCGGGACGGCTTCAAGCTCTACCAGTGGAACGGTGTCGCGATCCCGCGCCTGATCATCGACAACCCCGAGAAGATCACGGTCGAGTACATCAAGGGCCAGACCAACGCGGAGGTCCGCCGCATCGCCCGCGAGAAGTTCGGCGAGGGCCGCTACCTCCTGGAGATCAAGGCGAAGCTCATCGACTGGGACGAGTCGGCCGCTCACGTGGACGACCCGCTCCTCGGCGGCTGCAGCCGGGTCCTCCTGGAGGACGACGAGAACCAGCGCTGGTTGGTCGGCTCCGACAGCTCGACGTCGCGCGTGTACTACATGCTCGCGCCGAACGACGTGAAGACGTGCGCGCAGGCGCACGAGGCGATCTCCCGCCTGAAGGAGAAGGACATGGTCGCGCAGTCCTGACGCAAGTCGGGACTTGCACTGAACGAACACGACTGGTAGGCTGTATCGAGTCCGGAGGCCGAGGTGTCTCGGCCTCCTTCAGAAAGTGGACATTCCGTGGGAGGACACATGGCGACGAAGACCAAGGCGCAGCCCGCCGATGCGGCGGCTGCGGTCGCGGGGATCGAGAAGATCGCCGCGAAGGCGAAGCAGACCACGCGTGTGGTCCGCAAGATCGAGGCGGGGCAGTTCGTGCGCCAGGGCGACGTCTACGCCGTCCGGATCAAGGCGATCCCGAGCGGCCTCAAGGAGACGCAGGAGCGCCAGCTCGCGCCCGGCAACACCCAGGGCTCCCGCCACGTGCTGGCGGGTCAGGTCAAGGTGTGGGCGCGGGACAACGGCGACTCGCTGACGGGCCCGGTGTTCGAGGTGCTCGGGAAGTCGGCGACGCTGACGCACCCGGAGCACGCGCACATCGACCTGCCGACGGGCTGCTACGAGGTGCGCTTCCAGGAGGACCTCTCCACGAAGCGCGCGGTCGCCGACTGATCGAAGGCGACACCACGGAGCCTACGTGACTCCAGGGGGCCGGTATCCAGCACATGGGTATCGGCCCCTGTTTCATTCCAAGCCGATGCCACCTGAGCTACGCCTCCTGAAGCTGCAGCGGGACGGGCCGACTGCGTAACGGGCACCGCCCGGAACTGACCGTGTACCTAGGACATGGGTGCGAGCGTCGCCGGGGCCCGGCGTGGATGCAGCAGGCCCCAACTGAAAGGGATTCCGTTGGCCGAGTCCGGTGGACGCGTCTTCGTGATCGCAGACCTGCACTTCGGACACGTCAAGGTGGCCGGGGTGCGCGGCTTCGCGTCGACGCAGGAGCACGACGACGCCCTGGTCGCAGCCTGGAACGCGACCGTGACGAAGCGTGACGTGGTCTACGTGCTGGGCGACGTGTTCCAGGTGGACCGCGTCGCGGAGCTGAAGGGCACGAAGAAGCTCGCGCTCGGCAACCACGACCAGCGGCCCGTCGCGACCTACGACAAGCTGTTCTCGAAGGTCCGCGCCTGCTTCGAGTTCGACGGTTGCCTGCTGACGCACATCCCGGTCAACCCGAATCAGTTTCACCGCTTCGAGCTGAACGTGCACGGGCACATGCACACGCATGCGCTGGAGGATCGGCGGTTCATCTGCGTATCAGCCGAGCAGTGCCAGGAGTGGCGACCCCAGCTCCTACGGGACCTGCTCAAGGAGCGCCGCGCGGCGCTGAAGGCGGAACCATGCTGAGGAAACTCCTACGCGCGATCCACTTCCGGCCTCGGTGGGAAGAGGTCGGCTGCAAGTCGATCTTCGTCCAGAGCATCTCGCGCAGCACCGGCAAGCGGAGCGAGCGCCAGTCGTGGCTCGTCCTGGAGCGGGACCAATACGGCCGCGAGCGCGGCTGGCTCGAAGAGTTCGACGGCGAACGGGAGAAGATCAGCTCCCTTCGTGTTCGCGAGAGCCTCGGACTCGGGCCTGCCCGCTCGCTGCGTTCGATCGAGATCGAGGATTCCATTTAGGTCAGGAGGAGAAGGAGCATGAGCACGTTTCGCGAGATCATGTCGACCCCGCCGCACGAGCTGCTGCTGTTCGCGGCGCTCGCGTGTATCTTCATCGGAATCCCGCTGAGTCTGCGTGCCATCTACAAGGCGCGGCAGAGCGACGGGAGCGCGCAGGCGGCCGGCGTTACTGGCGTGGTCGCCTCTCTGTTCACGATGGTCGTCTTGCTGATGACGCGTTCTTGTGACGAGACGCGCTTCACCGGTGACGGGGCCTTCTACGGAGAACCGAAGCGGAGCGGATCGTCGCCCGCGCATCACTTCACGACCGACGACGATCCGCTGCAGAAGGATCTCTCGAACGCCCACCCGGACGACGTGGTCCTCAAGGGACGATGAGCGGTACTATCCGAGGTGCGTCTACGTGTTCCGGGACGAGTCGTTCGTCCCCAAGCCCCAGGCGGAGTTCGCGGATGAAGAGTCCTAAAGAGATCCTGCGTGACCTGATCGCCAAGGAAGAGCAGCGCCTCGTCTCGATCGAGATGTCGGCGCTGTGGGCGACCAAGCGACTCGCCGCGAAGGAAGAGCGCGAGGAGCTCGACACCGCGGCCGCGTGGTTGAACACTCTGCCTGAAGAGGTGCCGAGTGCTGCTCCCGGACTCCACTAATAAGCGCGGCCTGCGCAGCCGGCGTCTGCCGATCACGTGGTTCAGCAGTTGGCCAGCGCCGTTCCTGGACGAGATGTGGGACCCGTACTTTAGGTACGCCATGAAGCAGCCGCGTCAGGGCAGTTGGATGCACCGTCTCGACTTCCCCTGGAGCCTCGTTGAGACGATCCTCCGGAGCCTGTGACATGAGCCTCCGCTCGAACGAGGAGCCGCTGGCCACGGCGCAGCGGAAGTGGCACGACGGCTGGCCCCGTCCCTTCGATGAGGGGTTGTGGTGGGAGTTCTACACCGCCTGCCGCGACGTCCTTTCGGAGGAGCACCGCAGGGAGCTACGGAACGGGGTTCCGGCGGGCTACTGGCTGCTGAATCTCAACCTCTTCGCGGGGATCTAGCATGCTGCGCGTCGTTAGAGCTGATTGGCACACCGGCTGGCCGCGCCTGTTCTCGGCTCGCTTGTGGGGCGTCTACCTCGACGCGGGCGCGTCCGCGGGCGGCCTCTTCCCGTCGGAGTGCGAGGTGCCATGGTTCAGCAACAGGAACGCTTACGGCGACCTACTCGCATGAACCCGGTCCACAGCATGCGCGGCTACATGGACCCGCGAGCTCCGGTCGCGGTGAACCGGCTGGTCGCGGCGCTCTGGTGGGCGTTTCGTCCGGGCGAGCTGTCGCTCTCGTTCCGGTACGCGTTTCAGGAGCTCTTCGAAGCATGAACTCCGTGTACATCGCGGCGCGTCCGAACCACGCGTACGTCAGCCCCGAGTTCAGCGTGCTGATGCTGTTCGTCTGGTCGCGTATCATCACCGACGTCCAGCACGATCACCTCTTCGTGTTCGCGTTGACGGAGGTCTTGAAGTGAATCGCGTTGCCCGCATCCGGCTGCTCTACGGACCGGAGCGCCTCCCCAAGGGGCTAGAATCGCCTCCGTGCGACGTCGTTTGGGACGAGCTCCTCGACTGTGAGATGTCCCTGCGCGACGCCTTCGACGTGGCGTTGAAGAGGATGGTCTGGTGGTTGCCCCTCTAGTCTTCCGGCTCGTGCATGGACCGGATGCCGTGGGTCCGGACACGGCCGAGCAGTCGCGCCGCTTCATCGTGTGGCTGGAGGAGTCGCGCATCCTGGAGTTGCTGGCCCCGACCGCGGCGGTCAGCAACGCCCTGCGGGAGCTGTTGCGATGAGTGTTCAAGAACTGGTGAGGGGCCCGCACGTGGACCACACGATCATCCAGAGCGTGCCGGCGCTGGAAGTCCTTGAGCTCATGGAGGAGCTTTGGGAATGAACCTCGCCAACGAACCGCAAGTACCGACCGAGGTGGTGAACTTGGTGGTCCGGCTCCTGCCGGGCTTCGTGGATCTGGTGACGTACGAGATGGTGAGCTGGAACTTCCCGTTCGCCTTGTCGCGCCTCCTGGAAGTGCGCTTCACGTGATCGCCCGGCCCCCCGCTGCGCTTCCCCTGTCGATGGCCCGGCTCCTGACCGGCGCGCTGTGGCCCTGCTACGAGCTCAGCGGCATCGGGGCTCGGCTACGCCACGCTACGCTGCAAGCGCTCCACGCGGCCTGCAAGAGGGTCTGACATGTTCGTGCCGCCCTTGACGACCGAGGTCTTAGACCGGATCTTGTCGGACCTCTGGTTCTACTTCTGGCCGGGTCGCGCCGGGCCGGCTTGCGTGGCGGCTCTCACCGACGTCTTGGAGACGCGCTCGATCCCGGCTGCCGGGGAGCTCTACAGTTGGCTGTTCCCGGAAGGGTCCATGCAGAAACCTCGTTTCCGAGAGGTTCGAGATCCATGAGGACCATCGTTCCGATTCCGCGTGTACCGGATGAGGTCTTCTGGCTGGTCTGCAGCCTCTGGCGCGATTTCGGTGGATGGCCGCGGGCCGGCGAGATCCCCACCCTCTTCCTGCTGCGGGGGCTGCCGTGAATCCCCGGCCCGCCCCGCCCGTCTGGGTGCTGGAGCTCCTCTACGGCGAGCTGTGGCCGGGCGAGCTGTGGCCGTTCTACGAGCTGAGTGGAATCGGGACCAAGCTCTGGAACGCGGCCCTGCAGCCGCTGCGAGGTGAGACGTGACCGACACGCGCAAGCATCACGCGGTGATGCGGCTACCGTCCACCCCGTTGCCGCCCGAGCTCCGGGCCATCCCCGTGACGTGGGCGTGGTACGGCTTGGACCTCGGGGAAATCAACATGCGGGGGAATCTCTCGAACCTCATCGATTCGTGTTTCCAGAAGGTTCGAGCCGGGAGATCGAGGCGTGCCGCACAAACGCTCGACGCGTAAGCCCATCGCGGAGCTGCCGCTGAAGAAGGGCTCGGTCCTTGTCCACCGGCTGGTGGGGACGTACTGGGACTTCTTCACGCACGGCAATCAGCAGACCCAGGCCGTACGCGCAGTTCTACGCGCCCTGCTGGACGCACGGTGATGAAGCCCAACCCGAAGTTCGCCCTGCTGAAGCGACCGGCGCAGGAGCTCCCTGACCGCCTGCAGTGGATGGTCTATCAGTACCGCGGCCTCCGTGCCCTCAGCCTGCTCACGAACAGCGGCATGCGGCTACTCACCGCGTCCCTCGTGAACATCGTCAGTACGTGTTTCCAGGAGGTTCGAGACCGATGAAGGTGGACGGCAACTACTGGTTCGTGTCCGTCGACCTAGATCGACTGACCGAGCATCTCTGGAACGTCTTCTTCGCGCCGGGTCAAGCGGCGACGTTCTCGGGGGTGATCCTTGCTGTCATGCTGGACATCCGCCGATGAAGTCCAAGCTGGACGTGCGCCTGCTCTACCTTCTGTCGGACGATGCGCGGTGGCTGATCGCCGACATCTGGAACGCCTTCCGGCCGGGCCTCGCGTCCGTGTCCATCCACGTGGTCTTCGACGAGCTGCTGGGAGCGCGAAGATGATGACTCCCTTGCCGCCGCGGCTCTTCAACAACGCCGTCAACCGGCTGATCTCCAGCGTCTGGGGCCGCTTCTCTCCCGGCGTAGCGGCGCAGCCGTGCGACCTCGTCCTGTTCCGCCTGCTGGGTGCGGGAAGATGATGACCTGCCGCTACGCGCTGCGCCTGCAGCTCCCTGCCGAGCTGAGCCTGTTGCTCAACGACCGCTTCGACGTCTTCATGGAGCTCAGCCGCTTAGGCACTCGGTTACGACGGGTGTCCACTTCGACCGTGCTGGATGGCGTCCTATGAGCCTTCGCTCCCCGCTGCCCTGGCCGACGACTGCGGTCCTGCCCGTCAAGCTGCAGAACCAGATCGTCATCGAGCTCGATGTCCTGATGGAGCTCAGCCGACTCGGCATGCGGCTGCGAGGGGCATCCACCTCGAACCTCGTCAGTACGTGTTTCCCGGAGGTTCGAGGCTACACGAAAATGACGATCGTAAGTTCAGGAACGCCAGTCACTTAGAGATCGGTCTCCGGGGAGCCAGATCCTGTAATACAGATCGTTTTTCACCCCAGCTACCGCTGTCGACTGAAATAGAGGTTCGCTACCTTGAACCTCCTCGAAACGCGTATCTAACCCGTTAGGAGGAGGATCGACATGTTCGCAGCACTCGTGTGTGCCTTGCTGTTGCAGGTGCCGACAGTCACGGTGACTCCGAATCGCGTCTCGATCCAGCCCGGCCAAGAGCCGCTCGGCCTGTGGCCGGACTACGAGGCGGATCCGGCCGTCGGCCACCAGACGTTCGTCGTCAAGTACACGGTCGGTGCGACGCCGATCAAGGCGAACGGCGGGATCATGATCGGGCTCGGCTACCCGACGCCGGACACGAGCAACCCGGCCTACGCGGTGAACTCGGGCTGGCTGCTCGGGCCTGCACAAGCGATGGCGAGATTCCCGCTCGGCCGCTTCCAGATCACGAATCCCAACGGCGCGAACTACTGCACGGCGTCGACGTCGAACGGCCAGCCGCTGACGCTCACGAAGATCTACCGCGCGAACTACGGCCACGAGGTGCTGCTCAAGATCACGACCGGCGCGAAGCTCGTGACCGGCACGGTGATCACGATCACGCTCGGCTCGGGAGCCGGCATGACGCTCTCGTGGAACCCGGGCTCTCCGCAGGTCTACGTCGCCGAGGACTTCGCCGGCAACGGGCAGTACGCGCTCTCGTCGGCGGACCTGCCTGCGATCCTCTTTACCGGCGCCGTGGCCGAGCGCTTCATCGTGAACGGTCCGGTCACGGCACGAGCTGGCGTCGCGTTCCGCGTCACGGTTCGAGCGGTGCAGGGCGCGGACAATCCAGGTGGCACGTCGATCCTGCCGGTCGAGGACTACTCCTCGCCGGTCAGCATCCTCTGCTCGGACCTGCTGGTCACGTACCCGCAGGTGCCGCCGGCCTTCGACCACGGCGTGCAAGAGTTCTGGGCGACGCTCTCGACGCCCGGCCTGCAGACGTTCCACGTGTACGCCGGCCCGCCGGGCACGGCGACGCTCTACGGCGTGCAGGGCCTCAGCAACCCGATCTCCGTGCTGCCGTCGACCGACGACTTGGAGATCTTGTGCGGCGACTTCCAGCGGCACGCGGCCGAAGGCGGCCACGCTGCGGTCACCGACGACTACTGCTGGCGGGATCTCTACGACGACTGCCAGGACTTCGGCACCGTCGTGCAGCACAGCCAGAACTACATGTCGGGCTTCGCGCATGCGAACCTACAGGCGGCGCTCTTCCAGTCGAAGGTCGGCTGGGACACGTTCGTCTGCTTTCCGGGATACGAGTGGACGCTGCCCGGCTCGCACCGCCACGTCGTGTACCGCAACCTGACGATGGACGCCGCGATCACGGAGGACACCTACCTCGGCTACGAGACGCCGGGTCCGGTCCTGCAGAACACGACCGACAACTTCCTGAGCTACCTGAAGACGGGCCCGACGGACAGCCAGCACTTCGGGATCCCGCATCACACGCTCTGGAACTTCAACCTGCACGGCCAGCCGCCCATCAACGCCCCGTACGAGTGGGGCAGCGAGCTCGACGCGAACTACCAGCCCGTCGTCGAGATCTACTCGGCGCACGGCTCGTCCGAAGTCTGGCTCGCGCAAGCGACCAGCCCAGACGACTACCCGCTCCATCACGACGTCGCGAACCAGCGCGACCTGAGCAACCTCGCGTCCGTGCGTGCCGCTCTCAAGCTCGGGTATCGCTTCGGCATCATCGCCGGCAGCGACCAGCACGGGTACAGCGGCAACATCGTGGAAGCGGGCGTCGAGTACGAGCGGACCGGCCTCGCCTTCGTGCGAGCCTCGCGTGCCGTCGGCAACAAGAGAGCCCGCATCTGGGACGCGATCCGGAAGCGCCACACGTACGGGACGACCGGTGCTCGCATCTTCCTCGACTGGACCACGGCGAACGGTGCCGAGATGGGCGACGAGGAGATCTGCTCGGCACCGGCCTTCTCGGTCGAAGGCCACGCAGCCGGCATCGGGATCAACGACCGGCCGACCTTCACCAAGGCCGACATCGTCCGCGACGATCAGGTCGTCGCGACCACGACCTTCGCCAGCTCCGACATCTCCTGGGGCTGGTCCGACCCGCTGCCCCTGCACGACGGGGTCTACCACGCCTACTACGTCCGCCTCGTGCAGGCGGACTTTCACGTCGCCTGGAGCTCGCCGATCTGGGTGCTCACGCCGTGAAGTGCGAACCGGTGCAATCCCATGCAACCGGGTGCAATCAGGCGCAACTGGGTGCAAGCAGGTTCGCCAAGTTCGTCAGGTTCGTCACGCCGAGAAATCCTGTGAACCGAGCGGATTGAGCTAGGTAGGATCGCACGACGTTCCGTGCGAGTGCACGGACTGAACCTTACGGTGGATGAAACGGAGGAGGAGCAGATGTCGAGGGCATCGGACCTTGTATTCAAGATGACGCGTACGCGGGTGGAGCCTGCCGTCATCACGGAGGAGCTGATCAAGAGCTGGAAGCTGCCGGGGATCCAGCGCAACGTGATCGTGAATGCGAAGTTCCTGCAGATGGTGGAGAAGATCAAGAAGGACAGCGGCGTCATCCCGGGGATGATCGTGCTCGGTGAGTTCAACGGGGAGATCTACCTCGTCGACGCGCAGCACCGGCTCGAAGCCTTCTTGGCCACGGGGCTGAAGGAAGGCTACGCGCACCTGCGCATCAAGCAGTTCGACACGCTCGAAGAGTTGTCGGCCGAGTACGTCGGCACCAACTCGACCATCAGGGCCTTCCGGCCCGACGACATCATGCGCGGGCTGGAGCCGCAGTCTCCGCCGCTGCAGGCGATCCGCAGGCGCTGCCCGTTCGTGGGTTACGGGACCCTGCGGCACACCAACTCGTCGAACGCGTTCCTGTCCATGTCGCTGCTGCTGCGCTGCTGGGACATGAGCAAGAGCGAGTCCGCCGGCACCCGCAGCAGCTCCGCTGCGCAGGCCACCGCGGAAGCCCTGACGTTGCCGGACGCGATCCAGTGCGCGGACGCGGCGAACGTGCTGGCGGCGGCGTGGGGGCACGATCCGGAGGTGAGCCGCCTGTGGAACGGGCTCAACCTGACGCTCTGCTTCTGGATCTACCGGAGGTCCGTGCTGGCGACGGACGAGGAGCGCGGCACTGGGAGGCACGCCAAGCGGGCGACGCGGCTGAGTCCCGAGCTCTTCGAGAAGGCGATGATGTCGGTCTCCGCGAACGACCACTACGTCGACTGGCTGGTCGGCCGCAACAACACCGACAAGCACCGGCCGGCAGCGATCCGCAAGCTGAAGCTCATGATCGCCGCTCGTGTGGAGCTGGAGACGGGCACGCGGCCGCTGCTGCCGAACGCGGAGTGGGCGCAGGGCGGGTTGCCGCGACGCGACGGCGCAGCCTTCAGCGTCGTCCCCGAGCCGCGCATGGCGGAGGCGAAGTAGTCGACGGACCCGGCACGCCGCGCGAGGCCGGTGCCATCGACCTTGCGAGACGCCTATCGGTGTGCTCCCGAGCCGTGCCGATTCGGGGGATGAGGAG